CGTAAATATAGCCAGCAAATTTGGTTATGAACCCCAGTGTTCAAAATTATGGTCATACGCAAGAACATGTAGACAACTTGGACAATTGCAGTCCGTACATGAGGAGTTTAGCGATAGAGGTTTTTCCGTATTAGCATTCCCTTGCAATCAGTTTGGATCAATGGATCCTGGTACTAATGAAGAAATAGCAGATTTTATTAAACAAAATTATTCTTTTGTTACTTTTCCTATTTTTGAAAAAGTTGAAGTAAATGGAAAAAATGAACACGAAGCCTTTGCCTTTCTTAAGGGTTATGAAAAAAGAGCTTATTCAGACTTTGCAGCAGACGGTAGTGAAGAGGCTCAAAAGGGTCAAAACTTAGCAGGTCAAGCAATGGCAAGAATCTCTCATAACTATGAAAAGTTTTTAGTTAGCAGAGATGGAATTATGATATCTAGGTTTAACTGGCAAGACATGCCACTAGATGAAACTCCTAGAATTCAAGGTGCAGGGTGGACCATTAGGGAAGCTATAGATGAGGTATTGGGATAATGGAAGATAGTAGTTCTTTTTTTCAAAAAGATGAATCAAGGATGAGCAGCACTGCATATCCGGTATCGCCTCATTTTGATGAAGCAACCATAAAAGAAATAGCTGATTTTGAAACCGAAGAATTAGCACCTGGTATAGTCGTGATTAGAAATGCGTTTACGATAGACCAAGATTTAGTTCTTGGCCACATAGATTCAAGAGCTGAAGAAGCACATAAGAATAGATGGTCATACAAAGAAGTAGATGGCGTTACATATGGAATAAATGAAGACGGATTTAAATATAGAATGGAAGATGTTCCGGCAGCTCCAGTAAGAATATTAGATCCAGTAAACCCTAAGACTGAAGAAGAAGTAAAAAATTTCTTTATTTATTTAGAAGATCAAATATACAAAGGTTTAATTAAATACATAGATCATTACCCATTAATGATTGGGTCTATTTGGTGGAAGACTAGAGGTCATATACTTAGGTATGGTGATGGTGGGATACTAGGGTGTCACGCTGATAACGACACAAATTATAAAGTGACTAATGGCGTTAGGTACATGCCTAAGGGCATGGTTGCCTCTAGGCAGACCTGTGGAGCATTGTTGTATCTAAATGATTGCGTCGATGATGAAAGCGAACTAGATGGCAGAAACTTTACTGGTGGACATCTAAGATTTGTTCATTTAGGGGTTTCTTATAAGCCTCAAAAAGGAGATATTATATTCTTTCCGACAAACTACGTCGCAGCACACGATGTAGGAAGAATGGGTAACGGAGTTAGATACTCTTATCTAACATTCTTTGGACAAGGATCGTCTGACATACCGGCCAATGTGGTGATATCTGAACCATCAGAAAGTTTTGAGTGGTGTCCCCCTGTGTGGTTCAATAATATTTATGACGATTATGAAATGTATTGCAGAACTCCTTATTCTAGATGGGAAAACAGAGCAGCAGAGTTTGGAGTAGAGGCTGGGTGGAATCCAGTTTACCAAGGTAGAGAAGTTACTCAATACTCACAGAGTCATGATGTTGTTGAAGTTGATAAACAACAGGAATTAAAACAATCAGATAACACCTTGTCAGAAGGGCCATGCGGAACAGAACCTAGGCTGATATAGTGTTTCAGATAAAAGAAGAAAATATAGAAATGCATGATATGGGAATTGTTCTTTTTAAGAATGTACTCCCAATGCAAGATCATGGTTATATATTAGATTTTGCTAAAAGCGTACGTCTACAGGCTTTAAAGGATGATTTTACTTTCATTAACGACGATCTAGGTAATCCGTTGTATGCAATCAACAGAAGTGGACATAGGTATACTTTAGAAGATGTAGAAATTGCATCTAATCATATTATGAACTTTATGCACGAGGGGTTGGGTCAAGAATATTTTGATTTCTTTAAAGCATGTGAAGATACCCTCTACGCCTGTATGCTTAGATACGTAGAGATGTTCCCCATGATGCTTACCTGTTTATGGTGGAGAACTCAAGGTCATATAGTGGGGTATGGAAAAGGTGGAAGATTTGGCAAGCACTGTGATAATGATGTTAACTACCAACCAGGAGCAGAACCCGATCAACAGTTAGCTATAAGAAATGTTTTAGGTGGTCTTATTTATTTTAATGATTCCGTTAACGAGATTCAAGATAAGAATGATTACGTAGGCGGTGAAATAGTTTTTCCTTACGCTAAATTTACTTATTTCCCAAAAGCTGGAGACGTTTTAATGTTTCCTTCTAATTATTTAGGAACACACAAGGTTATGGAATGTAAAGAGGGAGAAAGATACGCTTACGTTGGCTATTTTGCACATGGATCAAGTGATCCAAATAGAGGCGTAAATATCAGACAGCCCTCTGAAGTAATGGATAGCGGGCAAGTATGGATGCCGAATATAGTTGATGACTATTTGAAGGCAATAGAAAAAAGACACGCAAATACAGATCCAGAGTTAATGTCACTTTTAACTGAAGCTGCCAATAGACCAATGACAAGTAATAATACCAATGAAGAAATTGGAAGATTGTGATATTTAATAAAGTAGAACCAAAACATTTAGGTGGTGGAGTTGTAATATTTGAAGGTTGTATAGATTTAGATTGGGAGAATTTACTCAAGAGATCAAATGACCTAATAGAAGAAGAGTGGAACGAAATGTACTCTCCGGGGATAGACCCTGAAACTGGCGAAGAGATATATGTGAATAAAAGTGGGTACTTCTTTAATAAGGACAGCATTGACCTGATGCCAAAGAGAGCTAGTGCTATACACTACAAAGACAACGAAGATTTACGTGATTTTTTTTCTTTTATAGAGTCTTCAAAAGACAAATGTTTATTACAATATTTTGAATTATTTCCATTAGCTTACAAATGTGTATGGTGGAAAGTTAAAGGTCATATATTACAATATCCAAAAAACGTTTATCTTGGTTCACATTCCGATATTAGTGGTGATTACATATATGGTGTATTAGAACCTCAAGATCAATTAGCTTTGAGAAATGTTGTAACAAGTTTAGTATACTTTAATGATTCTGTTGATATCGAAGAAGAATTAGACGGTAAAAATTATATTGGTGGACATCATTATTTTAATTATTTAGATATAGATTACTCTCCTAAAAAGGGTGATATATTATTTTTTCCATCCAATTACATGGCTGCCCATGAGGTTAAGCCAGTTAAGGAAGGTTTTAGATATAGTTATCTTGGATGGTATAGTCAGGGAACTCCAAATCCAGCAGTTCACGAATATGTAGCAGATCCATTAAAAGATCCAGAATTGTCTAAAAAAGCTACAAATATTTACATGCCTACACTTAGGGAAGATTTAAAGAAGCATTTATTAGAATCTGGATACAAAGAAGATTCACCACAATTTTATATTACGAAATCAAATTATTAAGGATAGTTATGAAATCAAAACACATTGGAATGGGCGTAGTAATATGCGAAGACGTAATTGATATAGACCAGGACTTTCTTTTTGAATATATTAATTGGCTTCGCATTAACGAAGAGGAAACTTTTACTTATCATGAAGAAGATGGCGAAAAGTACGCAGTAAATAAAACTGGCTTTAAATTTAAACTACAAGATGTTCAGCAAGCCCCACAAAGATTTTTAGATACAAAAGGAAAAAATTTACAAGTAGAAGTTCCTAAAAAATATATTGATTTCATTGATAGCTTAGAAGAAGCTGTTTACCAAGCATTAGTTGAATACTGTTGCTACTTTCCTGATGCAGCAACAACATCATGGTGGAGACCCACTGGCCATATAGCTGGTTATGAAGATGGTCAAAGAATAGGCTTGCATTGCGATGATCAAGTACCATATGAATGGGGTAAGGAAACCGGTAATCAAATATCAATACATAACAGTTCAAGCATTAATCTTTACCTTAATGATTGTGTTGCTAACGAGGAAGAAATGAATAACTATACTTATTTAGGTGGAGAAATTCATTTTCCTAATGCGCCATATGTTTACAGACCAAAAAGTGGCAGTGTTGCAATATATCCATCTTCCTATATCGGTAGACATGAGGTATATCCAGTAATCAGTGGTCAAAGATATGCATTTTTAAGCATAGCTTGTTATGGCACTTCTTTTGAACAGAAAGAGAAAGTGGGGCAAGAAAATCCACACAAGTTTTGGATGCCAGAGATAATTAACGATGTCAATAAAAAAAGAACAGATAAACAATATACATTGTAGGATCGAGAAATTTGTATGTATAGAGGAAATTCTTCTCAAGAAAATTATCAACTAGAAAACTAACTATGAATCCTTTTGAAATTTCTTATACTGAAATATACCCATATATATGTGTGTATAGCAACTTGCTACCTGACGCAAAAGAACTTTCGGATACAATGTTCAGATCGGAAAATGAAAATAAAAGTTCTATCTTTACTGAATGGGTTGACTGGTTTGTTTTTGGAAAATATGCTCACTTAAAAAATCAAGAAGAAATAAAAGAATTTTACAATAAAAATATAGTAAATGTTAAGGACTATAACATTGAGCTTCATATGGCAGAAAGAAATCTTTTACAAAGGATAACGGAATCAAATACTGCTGCTATAACCGAATATATAACTAGAAACAAAGTGCTGGTACCTAAGGGTTCATTTATCACTAATCCAAATATTGCAAGATATGATCCATACGTTGACACAGGTGAAAAAAAAACAATGCAGTTTCATACAGATTACGGAATTGGAGAATGGTATTGGCCAGGAGAAAAATTCTTATTGACATGTACTACGTATTTAAATGACGACTACGATAATGGGGAAATTGTTTTTTTAATAAAAAACGATATTATTTCATATAAACCAAAAGCTGGAGATATTATTGTTTTTCCTTCAGGTTCTCCTATTTTTCCAGGAAAAGAACCATACTTTCATGCTGTGAATATGGTTAAAGAAAACAGTAAACTCCTAATAAGAAATTACCTAAAACATTATGTAGGGCCAACTCAAAAATGGATTGATGGAGAAAAAGAGTACGGAAAAGATGCTTGGTACGAAATTGCTAAAAAAAGATCAGAAAGTCACAGTATGGCGAGCATTCACTATGCAGGTAGTGGTAATCACGTCTATTTAAATGATATTGATAAAAATACAAAAATTGATAAACATTGCTCTGGATTAGTTACTAGTCTTTATGGGTTAGATGAAAAAGAATACGTAAAAATAGAAAAATTAAATTATGAATAAAAATACCCATTGAATAAGTTTCTTAGTAAATTTGCGTTAAATAGATTTTTGTTTTTGTCCCCGAAGGGTAGACTGCAACTAGTATATCAATACTATTACTATAAAATTAAAAGTTAGGAATAATATATGCTCTATAATGATCTAATATCTTACAATCAACCGGGTGTAATTTATTCTGGAACTTTAGTTTTAAATATTACACGGAATTAATGCTCCAGTTATTGTATCTAATGTTGATATTTATTTTGGTGGAGATATTGACTACAGTAACTTCACAACAGTTGGAGTTTTGACAATTGAGTCAGTATCTACTGGGGTCATAACCATGGAGACTGGTCAAGAAACTGGCTATGGCAATTCAACAACATTTGGAACGTTGACATTCCAGTCAGCATCTACTGGAACAGTAACCATGGAGACTAGCCAGCAACAGGCTGATATATTGATTGAGGCTAGTACTATATATATATCTGGAGCTTCTGCTGAGGTCACAACTGTATACGTGGTTTAATTTAAAAAACCTTAATTTAAATATTCAACTGGAGATAAAATGTTAAATTCCGTTTTGGTAAACGATACGGTAAGAATTAAAGTTAAATTTGTTGACATTAATTCTTCAACTGGACAGCAAGTAGAGGTATCTCCTAGCGCAGTTCTTGTTGTAATAAAGAATATTAATGATTCTATCATAGTAAATACTACCGCTACTTCCATAACTTCATCTGAGTACTATTATGACTTCACCCCTGCAGACCCTGGTCAGTATGAGGTAACATTTACTGGCGTTTTAGCAGACTCAACCCAGATAGTAGTTAAGCAAAATCTTTATGTCAGTGACGCAGACAGTGACTACAGGCCCTCGGTAACTCTAAGATCAGAAGAAGTAATTACTTTTGCCCCAGATGTTGACCCACTTTATATAGATCCAGAGGAAGTTCTGTCATTTTTTCCCGATGCGTCTTTATTGGAAATTGGGGAGCTAGTTCATCATTATTCGTTAGAAGTTAAAAGTGTATTTAATTTACAGGATATTGACAATGGATCTGAATTAAACTTTACAATTCAAGAATACATTAAAGCAGCAGCTTGCTGTGAATTGAGCAGAACATACGGTTTTGGTGGAGATGATGAGTTATCCTTGAAGTTGGCAGACCTTTCAATCACAAACAGGTCAAATCCAAGACAATCTATAAACAGGGGCAATGCGACAACATGGTGTCAAATCGCAGCTGCTTTAAGAAAAGAAATAATGGCAAAAAGAGTCGGTATGAGAGCTGTTATTCCAAAAGGTCTGCCCAATAAAAAAATTCATTCAACATACAAAACTCTTGACCCCGATACTGGCAAGTTGATATACCTATCGGATAAAGAGCTTTATGGGCCAGGAAGAACAACCCCTACGGACCCGGACGACCCCATGCCAACTAGGGGTTTAAGAAAGTATGATTGATCCAAAGAGAGCTTTTAATAAAATCCTCAGAGAATGGGGTCATGATATTCTTATTCAGAGAAGATTGGATGACAACTTCATTTACTCTGATACATTTGAAAGAGTAACAACAAGACACTTTTTTCCTTCTTCCGAAACTTTGAGTCAAGTTCAAAGAGAGGACAAAGAAGGAGTCAATACCAATGTAGACTTAATATTTTACTTTGAAGCTTCTGTTTATCCAAAGCAAGGTGATAGAATATATGAAGAGTCAGAAATAAATATTAATGATCCAAATATTTATCTAATAGACTTTGCTGCTCCGGTTAAAGGTAGAATGGGAATTACTGTTTACTGGATAGTCGGAGCCACCAGAGAAAGACCAATGTAATGCTAGTCTTAAGTCCAAATGAAACTCGGAATATTTGAGTTTATCTTTAATGAAGATGGTGTATTTTACGACCCAACTAGTAACTCGACACCTTCTGATGTATTGATATCAATATATAGAGGAGATCTTGGTTCTGGAGCAACTATTGATGGTCCATATTCTTTTTTGTTTCAAGCTGCGACTCCGGGTGATACTAAAATAGTTAAGACATCTAATAATGTAGTTTACTTTGGAGACTACGGAGATATTCCTGGATCCAATAACTCCACGGAGCAAGCTGTTAAATTTTCTTTTCAATATAAAATTCCAGAGAATTTGTTTCCGGGAAACTATTCTGTAGTTGCTACTACTGGTTATGATTCAGAAGTTATTCAATATGTAGCTCAATTTCAAGTTCCGCAGTCAAGTGCCGCAATAAATACTTTATATGCAGCAGGCGAAAAAGAAATTACTAAATCTTTTGTTCCAGCATTTCAAACGATGGAGCAGTATAGAACAAACTCTGTTTTACTTATTGGCCATGCAGATGGCGTAGAATTAAATAATATTAACAGAATTTCAAACATACAAGAAGCAATAGATTTACTTAAGGCTGATTTTAATTCACCATTGTTAAGAGGCGTATTTGACGCATATGCATCAGGGTGTAGAGATATCTACATATGTGCTTCAGCACCAATGTCAGAATACGTAGAAGACTTAAACGATAGACTTGTTTCTAAAGGCATCTATGGACTTAATGATGCAACTCCATTGACTATGACATTCTATCAAAGGTATTACGATAGATTATCTGAAACTTATTCAATCATTAAAGACTATGATTATTTAGATATAATAGTTCCATTAGAAATAAGTTTTATTAATACAGGTGGAATTGATTTCCTGACACAACTTGCTTCATATTGTCAAGAGTTTCACAACAATAGTGGAATGATTCAGATTGGAATAATTGGTTCTAGAAATGGTGGAATCACATCTTCAGATATAGATACACTAGAGGCTGATAGTAGATTTATAAATAAATATACAATGTTTGATTCTGAAAACCAAATAATAGGCGATATGGGAAGATTTGTTATTCCAATCTATGGAGAACTAATAATGAACCATAGCTTCTTGACTATATCATATGTCTCAAGCGGTTCTGCAATATACGCAGGAATGCTTTCGTCCAATCCAGTTAATCAAAGTCTTATTAGAAAAATTGTACCATCTGCATTTGGTTTAAACGGAATATCATTAAGTCAAGCTCAAGTAAACCGTTTAGATAGTTTGGGCATTAATACATTTACAAAAAATACAAGAACTAGAAGAGGAAACTCTTATCAGACATACGTAACAAACGACAATACAGTTGCTCATTCAACATCTAATTATAGAAAAGCTCCTCAAATAAGACTTGTATCAATGTTAATAAATGAGATTAGAGCATTAACAAATAATACAATTGGAAAATTTGCTCCACAAAAAGCTTCTTCAGATGTTCAGGAAATGTTACAGTACTTAAAGTCAAATGGAATCATAGCAGATTTTGAATTAGAATCTTATATGGATTCACAGATAAGAGGAAAAATGTATTTTGATGTTTCGGTTACTTCTAGCTTAGGTCTAAAAAAAATATCATTTAGCATATCGTCAGGTCAAGGTACTTAGAATGGCACAAAACGCATTTGGTTTTCCACTTCCTTCAATTAACGAAGTGTCAATAGACAGGGCTTTTGGTGCCCCTTTACAAGCTGCTGGAAATCTAAGTTATTTAGAATTCATATCTATAGTTAAATTGTTGTGGGAAAATTTACATCCAGATATTCCAATAGTTCCAACTCAACCAGCACAATACTCCACTTATCCATGTGTTGTTTATGGCCTTGAGTTAAGGAAGGCACATACTACGGAGCCAAAACCAAGAAGTAGAAATGTAGTCGAAAAAGATATAATGGTCTTTGGTCAAAGATTTCAAAATGTTGTTTCTTTTACTGTTACCACTAAAATGATGGGTGGGGCATCAAGGTCATCGGACTCTAATACTTTGGCTTCCAGATATGATGGAGCTGATGTTGCAGATTCGATAGCTGAAATATTTGAAGACTTTATGCTTGAGTATACTCCTGTTTTTAAAAGATTAGGAGCTTCAGAATTTGTATATGCTAGAAGATTAGCTGATTCAGAAGAAAATAAAGGAAATACTGATATAGTTAAAAGAACAATTACGTATATGTTAACTACGGAAAAGTTATTAGTTACATCAGTTGCTCAGATAGAACAAATAGCTATAGACATTAGAACATATATGGCTTATGAAAAAGAACTAGTTATAGAAAATACTGAAAAATCTACTCCAGACTTTACTGGAACAGAAGTGAATATTAGAGACTTGTATCAAACAGCTACTCCAGATTTTAATTGAGGTTGTTTTCATATGTTCTTTGTTACTATACATTAGGACTAGACCTAAACTCGCTAATCGGAGGTTTAAAATTCAATGGCTCTACCAGGTGTAAAAACAATAGTAAAAGATCGCTTTTATAGCATCTCAAGACAGGATACTCCTGTCGGCCCAAGAATATGCGTTATTGGCACACGCACTACAGCTGATGGCACAGGAAATGTTGCCGACCTTGACGTAGTTCAGGTTACCAAGGAATCAGATGTTATTACTGCTTTTGGTGAAGGTTCACAACTTCACAAAAGTTACAAAGAACTAGTTTCTGCTGGTGCAGATAGAATCTTTATGGTTCCACTACCAAGCAATACGGTTTATAATCATACTACTGGCGCTTTAACTTCTGGTGGAATTGATATTTTCGATGACGCTTTTGCAGCAGCAGAGGTATCAATGCCAGACCTAGTTATTCCTTACGGAAGAGGTGGAACACCTTCAGACTGGCAGTCTCCAGCAACCCCAAGTGATGACGTTGAGTATGGCTTCCATGCTGACAATACGACTGTGGTTGCAAACAACTGGGCTTATAAAGTTGCTACTAAAATAAAAGCCATTAGCGAGAATACAAATCCATGTATAGCAGTAATGGGCATTAGACCATACATCGGCACTGGCGCAACTCCTGCTACGGCAGAAGTAATGACTCCTGCCAATGTGTCTAGTCACATGAGTCTCACTAACCTTCCATCAAGAGATGCAGTTAGTGGTTCTGAATATGTTTGGGGCAATATTGGTAGATATGTAATTTTAGTCGCTGCAGAAGTTAAGCCAGTTAACTATTCTTCAGCAAATATTGCAGATTTTGGTTATGCAAATGGAGCAACTACACTTGCTGCTTCGTTGAGCAGAATGGCTTCTTATATTAGCCCTGTAAATAAAACAGTCTTCAACGTAACTAGACTTCGCTACAACCCAACTAGAACACAGTTGTCAAATGAAAATTCAACTGGAGCAGTAGACAAGGGCCTTAATGCAATTGTTCTTAACTTTAATAAAGTTCCAGTTTTTGCAGAAGGTGTAACTTTTGCACCATCGGTATCTGACTACACAAGAATCTCTACTTCAAGAATTATTAATGAAGCATCTCTTGTCGTTCGTCAGGTATGCCAGAAGTTTGTTGGTGAAGCTTCAACAATGCAGGTTCGCAATTCAATGGAGACGGCAATTACTTCAGGTCTTCGTGGAATGCAGCAACTTGGCGCTCTCTTGGATAGCGACTTTACAGTTAGCTATATCCCAGCAGAAAACAAGGCACTAGTTGACCTTGTTGTAACACCGGCTTTCGAACTCAAGTCAATTGAGATTTCGATAGCAGTTAACCTTTAATAATTAGATAGGAGGGTACACAGATGCCTGGAGGCGAGTACTACGATTCACCGGTTAATAAATACCTTAACACTTACACCACCTTCTCTGGTGCAGATATAGTTGCTACTTTCGGCGGCAAAGAGATTGGTGCACTTTCGGGTATTACATTCTCAGTCACAAGAGAAAAAGCACCTATTTACACAATGGGTTCACCAAACCCAAGATCATTCTCAAGAGGAAAAAGAGGCATTGCTGGCTCTTTAATCTTCACTGTTTTTGATCGCCCAGCTCTATACCAAATGCTTGAAACACATCACGGTACTTCTCAGGAAATGAGATACTGGACAAGATCAAGCAACACACTTCCTGGTGATCCAAATCACAGAAGAGGAATTGCAGAGCATGACGATCAGGCCAGAGATGTTGTCAGCAAAGTTCCATATTACGCAGACCAAATCCCACCATTTGATATCACAGTCACCTTTGTCAACGAATATGGCCAAGGCGCAGTAAGATCAATCTACGGTGTAGAGCTTTTGAATGAAGGCTCAGGGGCTTCAATGGATGACATCGTCATTGAAGAAACCATGACCTACGTTGCCCGTGAAATCGGACCAATGTATACCATTTCAAACAGTCAGCTTACAAGATTTGGCGGAAGCCTTTCTGATATAATTTCAAAAGATGCTGTAACTTCCAGCGGTCTTAATTCTGAAATTATCAGACCTTAATATTTAAAAACGTTAATTAAAAGCGTGGAGGATGACTTTGTTGTCCTCCACGTTTTTATTTTAGGAGTAACATGTATAAAGACATTGAACAGTTAAAGATACAAAAAAGACAACTTTTAGATTACACTAATCAAGTAGAATCTACCAGGAGAGAAAAAGGTTTACCTGATCCATTCTCCAATATGTCTTTTGCTGGAGTCGACATCCAGGCAACAATGGTATTACCAAAAATTGGAGCCAATACATCAAGTGATGATGGAGATTTTATTGAACTTGCAGAGTTGCAAACAATATCATATTCTATACACAGAGAAAACAGTCCAGTAAGAACCTTGGGTCATGTGAATCCAAGAGGATTTGTAAAAGGATCAAGAACAATAGCTGGATCTTTGATCTTTACAGTATTCAACGAATATGCTTTCTATAGAATTAAACAGTTCCAAAGAGCTATTGCAGAAAATAATTACTCGCCATTGGCAGACATGCTTCCGCCTTTTGATGTTGTGTTAACTTTTTTTAATGAATATGGCTTAGCTGCTAAAATGAAACTATTCGGAATTACTATAGTAGACGAAGGTCAAACAATGTCTATAGATGACTTAATTACGGAACAGACATATACTTACATGGCAAGAGGAATACAGCCACTAATGCACCTTGATGCAACTGAGTCTAGGAATTTGTATTCTGATAATAAAGACGGTAGGGAAAGACAGGCTTATGATCTTCAGGGGTCTACTAATTTTTTTGGTGATAGAATAGAACTATACAAAAATTTTATTAACACAAGGATTCAATAATGGCAGAAAGATCTACCCAAAGAAACCCATATAGGCCCTTCACTGCCTATATGCCTAATAACTTAAAAACTGGAGATAAAGACGGAAGAGATTTCTTTGACCCGTTAAATAAAGCCATAGATCTAGAGTGGGGCGGAACAAGAGAAGATCAAAAATTTAATAATTATTATGATTATTTTTTCTCTGGTGAAGATGTAAAAGTTTATATTGATGGACTGTTTGATGATTCAGATGAAATGGATATTGCAGCTCTAGGATATGTCGTAAAACAAGAGAAGCAACCGTTATATGGCTTTTGGTCATATAACTATGATGCAATGATGCTTGGAACTAGACTGATCACTGGTGAGCTATCTATATACTCTAGATATCCTAGAAGAATGACTGAGATGCTAGAAAAAGCTGCTAAGGTAAGAACCGAAAGCTCTAGTGCAAATCCTTCTAGATCTGTAATTTCTACTCTTGGGGTCGATGCTGCAAGAAAAGATGATGAACTAAATATTGAAAAATATTGGCTTAACTCTGAATTAGATAGAATAACTGCAGATCCAATGATGAATACATTGGTCGACATGGCTGATCCAAATCACAATATCTTTAGTGCTCATCCACCATTTAACTTAGTAATATTTTATGGAATAGAAGAAAGTGGAATAACAAATTCTTCTATTGTTACTTATGATTCTAGCAATGAAATTAATAGACAATTAAATTCAGATAGAATTATGGCAACAGATACCAATGAAAGAAAAACTTTCACCAGTATAAATAGTCCTATGAGAATTGTTTTACAAAATGTAAACTTAGTTGCCATGTCCACATCATACACAAGTGGAGGTCAGCCATTGGTTGAAAATTACCAATTTATTGCAAGAGACTTCTATTTTACAAGTGCAAAAATTGGAGACAAGCCCCTCGCCCAGCAGAGAGCAACAGTGCCTAGCAACTCTGAATCAGAGCAAGCTAAATCTAGTGGTAAAGCTACCACTAAGACTGAAACAATTACGACTGGAACCAAAAGCGCTTCTCGCATTGCTTCTGAGTTATAATAAAATATTATTTATTTTGTTTATGTTTTAAATTATGATATATTGTATATTGACAAGTCCATGCGCAAAAGGAGTAACTAATGTCAAATGAAAAAAAGGTAGTTATCACTACAGATGAGGCTACGAGAGATGAATACGGTTTTGATGATTACAAGATCATGTCTACTGAAGATGCAGATCAAGAGTATGTAGGCGAAAATGTAACAGAAGAATCTAATGACGATAATGCTTCGATGAAAGTCGAAGACTTAGATGATAATGAAGAGATATGGGAAGGCGGACCCAATGCTGGTCAGATCAAGAATTGGAAAAGCCTTCATGGAGATGTATACGTAACTTCAATCACATATGATAAACATATTGTATGGAGAACTCTTACAAGAAATGAATACAAGCAGCTAGTAAAAAAGATGGAGCAGCTTGTTCAAGCTGGTCAGCTTTCTTCAGCAGAAGCCAACCTTTGGAACGAAGAAGCCATTACCGAAATATGCTTGTTATTCCCAGCCTATGACAGAATGGCTCTCTCAAATGAAATGGCAGGTTTGCCATCTCTTCTTTCTCAAGAAATCTTAGAAGCATCAGGCTTCGTTGCTCTTGAGGTTCGTCAGTTATAAATGATAGATCCTGAAGTTCTCATAGAACTTAAGCAGAAGTATGGTCCCCTTTTTGCAATTAGCATTAAGGGGATCGACCTGCTTTTCAGGGAGCTAACATTTAAAGAGTTCGATGACATAATAAAAATTCAAGATGGTGGATATTTTTCTTCAGCGGATTCAGAAGATAAAATTTTAGAGGCAACTCTTGTTTACCCAGATCTAAAAGCTCTTGATAGAATTCCAGCTGGCGCAGTATCAAGTCTTTCTCAAGAAATATTAGATGCATCTGGCTTTGCCTCAGCTAAAACAGCTAAAAGAATCTTAGACGAAAAAAGATCTAATGCTGGCGAAGTAAGAACTTTAATGAAAGCTTTTGTTCTAGCTACTATACATTCATACTCTCCAGAAGATCTGGATAATATGACTTTTTCTCAGTTAGCAGATAAAGTCGCTTTAGCAGAAAAAATTATAGAAGTAACTCAGACAATGAATGGAATCCAGCCATCAGATATGAGGCTTGATCTGATAGATCCAGAAGAAGAAGCTGAAAGAGAAAAACAAAAAGCAGCAAATTACAATTCTTTAAAGAAACAAGGCGAAGCTGTTTACGAAGATCCTGTGGCGAAAAAATTATGGGGATCAATTTAATCAGGAGGATTAAATGTTTAGGGACAAAGGACCTATTCAAAATATAGGATACGGCGTCTCATCAAGAGACATGCCTTCCAAAGAAGGGGAAACAGAAACTCCTAGTCCTAATTCTGGTTATATAGCAAAAGCTTTAGATCAACACCCAATAATGAGATTCTTGGGAGCAGCAGCAACTACGATGGTTGCTACTACAATAGCCTCAAGAGTATCAAGAGGGGCTGGACTTAGACTTGGTCAATCTCTGCAGTCAGCTTCAGATAAAGCTGTAGGGGCAGGAAGAACTAATGCCACTTCAACAAGGCTTGTTAAATCTGTTAGGGATCTACGTGAAGCTTTTGATGAGCTAGGTGGGGTATCTAGAACTATAGATGGCGTTGATGACCCGTATTCAAAAGTAGTTCATGAAGTAGATGGAAAACTTACTACTGGTTATGACCCTAAGCTTTCTGGAAGATACTTTAGAAGACCAATAAGCGCAGATGGCAGAAGAACAACTGCCAGGGGAAGAACTTCTGAGTCAGCTGAAGTATGGACGCTCAGAGATGACATACAGACCAGAATGGTTAGTCTAGCAAGAAGACTACCATACGAACTTCCAGCAATGTATGCTACTCAGAGGGCTGTAATAGATCCTTTATTTGGCGAAGATCAAGACAAACCAAGACTTAAGTGGTACAACCCAGCAGACGTAATAACAGATTTTGTTAAGCAGTCAACAATAAACCTAACAACAATGATGCTGCCCTTTGAGGCAATAGGTGCTGCTGGTGCTGCTGGTAGAAGTTCTTTAACGACTTTTGCTGCTTCAATGGAAGACCTCAGGGCTCTATCCCCACTGCAAAGAAAAGCTGCAAATACAGCAATTGATCTAAAGTCCCTACTTGCAGAAGTTGGACAAGATATATCCAACATAACAGGTAAGGCACTAAAGCTATCCTCACAAACATCTGGAGCTTTTGCTGCTGGTATTGGAGAAGTAAAAAATTCACAACCAGAATTTGTTCAAGCTCTAAAGGCAGCTAGACATGGTGCTTCAGTAGCAGCTCAAGAAGCATATAATAAAAATCCAAAAAATAGACTAAAAATTCATACAGCAAGAGCTAAAGGTTTTTTTACTGGAGAATCAGATGATGGACTTGGCATTCTCGATACAATGCCAGGTTTTAAGGGTTTTAGATCTGGATCAGTAGTAGCAAAAAATCAATTTAAAGCTCTAGGAGTTGCTCATGATGTTGTATCTGGCAGGCTTTCGGAACAGGCTGCACTTGGTCAAATAGTTCAAAAGTTTGGATATTCTTCTAGAGGGGCCCTTGATGACGCTTTATCTAATAACGCTCTAAATTTAAAACTTAGAGGGTTAGATGCTACTAGCGCAGAAAGCCTTTTGCAAAAGTCTATTAATGCTGTTCAATCACAACATTCAAGTAAGTTAAGCAAGCTTGCACAAAGTTACCACACTCTAGGTAGGGGTGGCCCAGGGGACTTAACAACTGGAGGCTATTCAAATGAAGCCTTTAGGGGAAGCGATTTTTACAAAGGCCAATTAGAGGATGAATATAAAAATCAATTAGCTAGACATTTAATTAAAGAAAAAGGAGTAAACGAAACTCTTGCGGATAGATTTGTTGCCAACATAAGCATCAATACACTGCCTTCAAGAAGAAATGTTTCTAATATCACGAATAGAATAACACTAGGTAGAAAATCTACATTCACCGATGATGCAGTAGATGGCGGAGATTCAGCTTCTAGTTTCTTTGATGATATTTTAGAAAAGTTTAGAACTGTTAAGGGTGGAAGAGATTTTCAAGAAGCATTAGGAAGCCGGAAATGCTTTAGCTGACTCTATAAGAGAAATAGATTCTATGTTTCTTAGTGAGGAGTTTAGAAAGAGCCTAACGCAGAAAATAGCATCTAATTGGAATCAAGTTAGATCTAGCTATTTACCCCAAGCTGCATCTCAAACCTTAAAACCATCTAAGCAAAATTATCTTGATTTTATTGGAAATATTTCTGAAGGAAAACAATCTTTTCTTACTAGAAAAACTGCACAAACTCTTGGGATCAAATTAACTGACTCAACCGGTAAGTCAATATCAACAAGCGTACTAAGATCCGACATCGCCAAAAAAGGAATAGACCCAACTGACTTTGGGTACATGAGAGATTTTCTTCTCAATCAAAGAAAATTGTCAACAGGATTCTTTGGTGGTCAATCTAATATTCTTGGACTAAGGCCAGTATTAGTTGATGATGCTCTTGAAAGAGGAGTTTTTAAATATCTTCCAGAAGAGCAACAAGCTTCAATTAGACAAATAGCTTCTGCTCAAGCAGCATTTGATCCAGTAACTGGGGGTCTTGGTTCGGCCACTCAAACAATGGGTCAAAGTGCAATTAGAGGAATGTATAAAACTAGGTCTGGAGAAATACTAGATTTTACGCAAGTTGCCAATGTTTTAACTAGGGCAAAAGATTTTATAGCTTCTGATTTTAAAATACCTATTGTTGGATTTAACCCAGCTGACATGCTAGGTGCGAGATCTCTTGCTGATGCAAGAAATTCTCCAATGCTGCAGTATGTAAGCTCAAGATCAGTTCAGCCATTTGTCCCTCAGGGCCAATCTAGGCCAGACTTTTTTCTCTTAAATAAGAACAAAGGAACAAGAGGAACTCTTACAGAATTTGGTGGAGCTTTTGGTGATAGAAGAATAAAAGACTTAGCTGGTCTTTATAGGCCAATTCCTTCTTCTAGTACGGAAATATTTAGCCGTGAAGCTAGAAATGCAACAGGGATGACTGGTGAAAGAGTTGATGAAGTCGGTGGTCAAGTAAGCAAATTTTCTAGGTTTAAAAAAGCATTTGATATAGATGCGGAACAACCTAACTCTTTATTTAGGCTTGGTAGAAGATTTAGAGATAGAGCTTCTGACATTAACAATAATAGAGTAATTTCACAAATTATTTCTTCTCAAGATCAAAGTCTTTCTTATGGTAGAGGAGCTAAACAGTCAAAACTTACTCTTGATAAAAATTCTTTAAATATTACTGACGAACTTGGAAATGTAAAATATAACCAATCTGAGGTATTAAAAGCTGTTGAATCATTTAGAAAAAATACATTCAAGTTTAATATAAATCAAAAGATAATGAAAAAACTTGAAGATGATGTACCTGGTTTATTTACATCAGCTGGAGTAAAAGCAAGTTCTATAGCTAGTCGTGGAGACATTAGACAGTCAGTAAAGTCTTTGAAGCTTGATGAATCAACAACTATATCAACCTTAAATCGTCAAGGTGTTGACACAAAAGGGCTTCAAGGATCTTTTTCTAGAATTGAAAAATATCTTGACTCAGATGTAACTAATATTGATCAAGCAAAAAATGAGATATTTAGATACATAGCTCAAAAAAATGAAATGCTAAGACAGGTAGCGCCTGCAGCATCTAAAACAACTCATGGCACTGAAGACATATTCACTCAAATATCTAAAATTACTAGGCAGTTGCAATCAGAGGGTAAAATAGGTATAGACGCTGCAGTTGAAGCAAGAGCTTATGGTATATCTACCTTGTTCAACTTTTCTGCATTTACAAGCTTTGCTGGAGAGAAAACAGCAACACAGAATGCAGCTAGCGCATTAAGAAAGGTGCTAAACCTTTCTGAGAATAATGAAGAAATAAGATCATTATTTAATGTATTCAATAAGGGTCAAGTGTCTATGGTTGATACTTCGATTAGAAGACCTCTTTCAAGAGCTCTTCCATCTTTAAGTAGTAAGTTTGGAACTGCACCTTATGAACTAAATGACATGTCAGTTAACCTTTTGGGTTCTGGGCAAAAGTACACAATGCTTCCAACTTTTGGAACAGTCTTTTCAAGAGATCCACTTGGAGCAACAAAAAGTGCATTAGGATTTGGAACCTACAAGAATCCAGAAACCTTCTCAAGTGGTTCTATTCCAATGTCTCATATGTTTGGAAGGCTTAATAAGTATTTCGGAACATTCGGCATGCAACTCGACCAAAGCAAATATGGTGGTCCAGTAGATCTTTACATGCGTGGAATGATTGGAAAAAGAGCTCTTCCAATTACTGCTGTTGGAGCAACGGCATTAGCTGTAGATAGAACTATAGGTGGAGCAGTAAACGAAAGAGATGAAAAAGGCAACAGGGTTTACTCTCCGTTCTTCACCACAAAGGCTGCTAGAATCGCCGTAGAGGGCCAATCAATCGGTGCAGGCCTAATACCAGGGGGAATGTCGTACGAAGAGAAAAAAGAGCAATTACTTGAAGGCGAAGTTCCAATTAGACAAGGAAGATATTGGCCACTTGGAACTACTCCATTTCAGGGTGGAAAAGTACTCTACTATAGACCTTCTTATTATAGAAAATTAGCCGAAGGAAGTGCATATACTCCGGAATCTGCATTTGAAAGTCCGATAGAAAAACTGGCTTTTGGTTATGACTTTTCTCCACTTAGACCTCTTGATCCATATAGATTTGAAAGAGAAAATTATTCTGATAGACCTTATCCTGTAACTGGAGAATACTTTACTGGGCCATTTGGTCCAGCTACATCTGTTGCAAATCTTACAATAGGAAGATTATTAAAACCACAAGTTCAGATGCATGAAAGAGAAACTAATGCTGCTTTAGCTAACTATGTTCCAGCAGGAGAAAGAGGTGCATATAATGCTGCTGGGTTATTAACTTCAGGAAAAGTAACAGCGTTAAACGCTCCAGCATCACAGGGTTCCTACACATTATCAATGCAGGCGTCTGGGGGTTTTGCATATGGTGGAAATGATGACATAGGGCAAATTAACGCAAGAATGGTTGACGCAGCAGGGCCAACTGCAACTGCATCAAGAGCTGTTCTTGGTCAAATAGGCGCTTATAACCAGCAATTAAGAAGTGGAATTTCTTATGGTCCTCCAAAGGTATCAGGAATTATTCCTCCAAATATTATTCCTGTTGGTGAACCCATATCCTATGGGTCAACTCAGTTTCAAGCAAGCGAGCTAGGTTATAGACTTCAAGAAACAGCTGGTATCTATGGATTTGCATTTGGATCTCTTAGAGAGGGCCTTGGTTTTGGAAATCAAGATATGTCTCCTCAAGTATCTGTACTTCAATCAGCCTCTAAAGGGTACGGTACTACTAGAGCTTTTTGGGATTTGAACCTTGGTGGTTTAGGCGACCTTCCAACTGCTGGCGAAGGGCCAATGGGTAATATTGAAATTTCTGAAATAGTTAGAAGATTCATACCAAAAGAAAGAAATGACGTTACCTACTTAAACCCAATTAAAAATACAATGGGTCAACAATATCCTTTCCTTCCAGGCGCAGATTATTTTACTGACTTTACTAGAGGTGACCCATACACTAAGGTTCAAGAGGGTGAAATAAGACTTCCTGGAACAGGCTATGAAAGATTTAATACTTTATATGGAGATGAAACAGGAAGGTATGGTAAGGTAAATCAGTTAGACATATTAGCCGATGTTGCGCCTTATTCAACTCAATTTAGATCTTTAAATAGAACTATAAAAATGGGTGATTTATCTCCGGCAGAAAGAATAAAAGTTGACGAGATAAGAGGACAGGTAGAAGACACAACTACCAAGTATCAATTCAGTCCTTATAAGTATAAGGGTACAACTCCAGAAGAAATGGGGATGAATCCCGCTCTACACACTCTAAGTAGAGCTGGCGAATATCTAGCTCATAGAGATACTTTTTTTAATACTAAATTTTTACAAAAAAGAACTGCAGTAGAAGATTGGGAGAGAAAAAATGTTTATGGAGCAACTTTCCCAGAATGGCAAAGGCCATATGAAAGTTTTATAGAACCACTATTGAATAGAGCTTCTCAAAGAGATCCAATTACCGCTACGTTGGCCACTGCTGCTGCAGGATCTTTTTTTGGTAGAACTGCACCAGGAAAAACTGTTGGATCAATCGTTGGTGGAATGGCTGGTTTTGCAGCATCAGCAAAAGGTAATATAACTGAAGCGTTGACTGGTCAAAGAGTAATGCCAGAAGCAAGAGTGAAAGAAATAGCCCTAGAAGAATATATTGACATATTAGGGTATGTTAAAAATACAAGTTTGGCCTCAAAGTACCAAGCATCGGGAGACTCAGCTTCTGCTGCTACGTTTCAGTCTGCAGCAAAAAGAACAATGTATGGTGCTAGTTTAGAAAATTTTTCTGTTGAAAATATATCATTAGCTGTTCCAAAAAGAAAAAGAGAACACTTTAAAGCAATGGTTCAAGAAACTGATCCAGAGCAAAGAGACAGAATACTTTCTACAGCAGGAAGATTAGAGAGAAGAATCTATCAAACTGCATGGGGTATGAAGGTAGAAGAAAAACCAGATTTAGCTGAATATTTTAGTAGGCATGAACTTCCAGATCAACATTGGGAAGGCTGGCATCCAAATACTAATTTAGAACATGTTAAAATTAAAATGGGTCAGCAGATGGGTCTTGAAATGTCACAAATGGGTTACTATCCACAACAGATAAAAGAAGCTGATCTTACTAATCCTTCATATCCATCATTTCTTCAAAACACAAAAGAAGAAGATGTTGGAGCAGAATTAAGAGCAATGATGTCAAGAATGGGTGTTTCAGGAAGCGTGAACGCAAATAGAAATCCATACGGATCAAGCGAAGTAAATATCTTTTCAAACCTTAGGTTAGTATAATATGTTTGATTTTCTTAAAGGGCAAAGAGCAAATACTAATGTGTCTCTTAACTCATTGCCAGACACCACTTACAATCCAGTTAACCTAGCTATGCATCAGCGAGCTCTAAATGGAACGATGTATGGTCTAGGTGGAATTGTAAAAGCAGATGTTATTGATGGTGTTGTTAAGTTTGTTTACGCTAGAACAGGTGAAGCTTTTTCTACAGTAAGAGAAGCTTTTAATAAAGCCAGTACAGATGGGGTTACGACTTTTACAAGGTTAACCGGAAGGCTTGAAGACTCATCATTAAATATGAGGGGTCTTGGTGGAATGGAACAAAGGCTTATTGATATAAAGAAAAAGCTCAAAACTCTACCAGAAAATGTATTAACAGGTCTTGGAATATCTGATCCATCTAAATTATATTTTGAGATTGGAACATTCAGATCCGTACAGGGTGATACACAAATGGCTAATAAAATTAGAGAAGGTGTCGTAGTTCCAGATGGTAGTGAATTTAACTTATTAAAAGTTCTTGTTGGAGATCCAGGCAGAGGTGCTGCATTGTCCTTTCAGCAAATATCTGAATTGTTTAGTTTAACATCTGATGATGTTGGCGGAATATTTGGTAGAGAAGAGTTAATTAATTCTCTTTTAACTGGAAACACTGGTACATTATTTTCTAAAGTTGGAAAAAGAATTAGAGGAGCAATAGGTCTTAGAGATGTTTCTTTAGCTGGAGACAACTTAAAAGAAATGTTGCAGTTAGCTGGAATAGGAGGCGATACTTTAAATGAAACAAATGTAAAAGTGTTTAATATTTCCGAAGATCTTTCTCAAATTACTAAAAATTACGAAACTTTAGTAAGCGATCCTAATTTTGTTAAGATGAATAAATTAGCATTTATTAGTGACCCTACTGGGATATCTGCTAGAAAAAGAGTAAATATATCAGAGTTTTTAATGCAGGGATTAGACGAAGAACAAAAAGCTTTTTATGGTGGGGTTGTTAATTTTGAAGATTTAACCGAAACACTAAAAGCAACAAGTTTTTTAGATGAAGAAGGAAAAGTTACCGCTAGAGGTTCCTCCGCTCTTCAGTCAATATTAGATGGTGTGGATTCTAGTAGCAAAGAAGTTAGAGATGTAAAAAGCCTTTTAAAATCCGCTTTTGAATCTCAGTATGATGGAACTTCAGTTATAAATTCAAAAGTTTTTAATGCAATGAGAAGCCAGATGCAATCAGAGCTAACTGCACTTGAAGCAGGAGCTAGATCTGGCAAAAGTAGTCCTCAAATAGAATCTAGAATCATAGAATTAAGATCACAACTTCAAAATATGACTCCAGATAATTTTCAAGCAATAACTAGCAGAATATTTTTTCAACAAGGCAATCTTCCAAAAATGGTTAAAGCAGTTGTTGATCAAGCTACACTCAGGGGGCCACTGAGTAAATATGCATTAATTACTACTGATGTAGCAATGAAGCGTGAAACCGCAATTATGCGGACAAACAAGTTCTATAAATTTAGTTCTTCAGGGAACTCCAGGCTCAAATGTTTATTATGATCCACTTGCTCCAGCGTTTCATGGAAACGTTTTTAATAACGAAGCTACTCGTGAGGCCCAAGATAGAAGAACCGCAAGAGTAATAAGCTCTCTTCAATCTGCATTAGAAACTGGAGAAGTTAATCCCACTCTAAGAAGACAGATATTTGAAGGGGCTGAAAAAAATATAGCAGACCTTCCAGCGGCAAAAAGATCAAGTGCTGAAAGAAATAGGCTATACATGAGGCAATTAAGAGATGCTATTGAAAGTGGCGTAGACATAAGAAACATGCCTAATTTGTTTAACTATCTTCTTAAAGAAGTTCAATCAAATCTATATAGAGAAGTAGATGGATTTTTTCAGCCAGCACTAGAAGATGCATATAGAGTAGCTATTGACACTGAAACGTCTTTCTATTCAGGAAGAAAAAGTGCAGATACAGTTGGTCCAATATTAGGTTCCGGAAGAAGGGCTATTAAACTTCGGTGAACAAAAAGGGCAAGAAATAGATGCTGTTGAATTTCAAATGCAAGGTCATAAAATGTTGTTTGCTGGAAACGCAGCATTTGCATTTAAACAATCCCTTGGTGGATTTGACTTAGACGACGAAGGCATAGTTATGCCTAGAGTATTTAAGGATGCTAGCGGAACTGAAAGGCTAAGTACATTTATATTCCGTCAACCAACTGGACCAGCAGAATTTATTTTTGCAATGCCAAGGTTTGGTTCTTCTGATACGATTAAAATGTTTTTAGAAAAAAACGATGCTCTTATGGAGCAGTTAGATTCAGTAAAAAATCAAGATCAATTTTTTGAATTAATTCACCGATCATTGACAGCTAAAGGTGCCGATAAAAGAAATATAGATAGAGCACTAGCTGAATTAGCTGAGTCTGACTTAGTTGATCGACCAGACAAAGCTGGCTCAATAGAGGGTGCAATTTTAGATTTAATGTCTAAAGCTGAAGAAAAAGGTTCATATAAAAAACAATTTATTAATTATGATGACCAAATTATGGAAATGCTAAGAAGGGAAGGAAAAGGAGTAGCTTCTCCCCTTCAGCTAACAAGAGAAAAGGTAGAAGAATTAATATCAAAAGGAACTAGTTTAGTTGATGAACAATTTTTAGTCAATCAATATAACTATGGATCTATATTGAGAGTTTTTAAAGAATCAGGAAAATTTGATTTTCTTCCCGAAACGCAATCAGAACTAAGAAACTTTTTTAAAAATCAAACAGGAGAAGAATACACCCAACAACAAATAGGAGAGTTCTTAAGTAGATCAAAAGGTCGAAAAGCAAGAAAGCTTCAAGCTATTATTGAATCAGATTATCAAAGAAGAGCGATAGAAGCTCTTTCTAAAAAAGAATATATTGGTCAGTACATTAATAAAATGTTAATAGCAACAGCTTCATCTGATCAAGAACAGAACATTGTTGATGCGCTAAGAGCTAAAGGCCTAGGACCTAAAGTTGATGACATATTATCTAAAACAACGGCAGCAATAATTTCTCCATCTGATGCAGTTGACATTATAAATAATCTTTCTGGAGATCAATTTCTTCTTGGAGAAGCAGAAGCAACACATAATCAATACAAAGTTCTCAAAGAGCTTATGGACAACAATGGACCAGAAGCAACTCTTGCAGTAGAAAGAATCCTTAAGCAACAAGGTTATGACGATGGAAAGATGCTTTCGCAAAATGTTGCTGACGCAGCAATACAAGCTAGGTTTGATAAGATAGGAAGGCTTAGAGCAGTGGCGCTTGAAGCTGGAATGTCTGGAGATTTACTTGCTGGAATAGATCCAGAATTTATTAAGGCAAGACTTAAAGGTAGAGACACTTTAAATATGGCGGTTGAGTACTTAGAAAAAGGGTTTAGGGAACAGGCAGGAGATCTTCTTAATACAAACGCAGAAATGCAGAGTTATTTATCTGAAATTAATTTAGCAAAAAAAGCAAATACTAATTCTGAGCTAAATGAACAAGTTATAAGAATAGCTGGAATGGCAGCTGATAGTCAGTTTGCTCACGCTAGTGCCATGGCTAGAATTGGAAAAAATAACAAAGAGGCTATCGATGCAGTATCTGATAGCATATATGCAAGAAGAACAACTCAATATCTTGGGGAAATTAATACCTCTCGAGAAGCTAGTACGTTAGCAGAAAATATACTTAATGAATATTCAAGATTAACTGCTGAAAGTGAAGATGTTTTATCAAACATATCAGCTAAAACTGGGGCTGAATCAGAAACTTTTATTTATGAGGCTCTATTAAAGAAGCAACAAATAGGAGAGCAGCTAAGGTCTATGATTTATGCTGGCGCACAAGGAGCTCAAAATACTACAGTTCAAGACATATTGGATAATATGGAGAGACTTTCTAATACATCTAGACATAGAGGTGTAAGTGGTTATGGGGACTTACTAACTGCAACTGGAGATGAAAACGACCTTAAGAAGTTAGTATCCGCAGCTAAGAATGCAAGAGAATTAAAGTTTTTAAAAAGACAAGAAAACATAGAATCTTTAGCAAATCAACTTGACGACCTGATGTCTCAAGCTGCTATGGGCTCAGATGATAGAGCATACCTCTTAAAGCTGTCAAGAGATGTTCTAGAGTCACACGTAGGGATGGGTGCATCAAGAGTTTCTGACGATCTTAGACTTGCAGCAGCGTTTATTGCTAAATCTGAACCAGAAACTGGACTAGCTAAGATGGGTCTAGACGAAGATACTTTACTTATTTCTAGAAGAATATTACAATTTTCTAATGCAAGAAGAAGTCTTAAAGATACCGGGATGGAAGATATCTTATCTTACTCTGGAACTGGAACAGCAGCCGACTTGGCTCCAACACCCATAGATGAAGATGTTAGGTCTAGAATTTTGTCTGGAGTAACTGAATCTGATCAAGAGGATGATCTAACTAATTTAGCTCAAGCAAATCGTGGAAAATATAAAAGGTTGACAGACTCATGGAGAGATGGAAAACTTGGTGAGGCATTTGATAATCCAATAATTAAAAAATCAGCTTATGCTGCAGTTGGATTAATCGCAGCTAGTTTCATCTACGCTGGTTCAAAAGATAGAGGCGAACAAGAAATTTCAGGTCCACCACTTTTACCTGGTGGATCAGCATATGAAACTCTTCCTCAAAGAACCCCTCAGATACCAGATACTTCTATGTTCTCGGGTTATAAACCAGGAGTTGGATATTCAGTTCACATTGAAGGTTCAAGAAATCAAATAGAAGCTTTTGGTAGTAGTGCAAGATCTGTTGCTAAAGGGCCAATTAACAGTACTATGTCTAGAGGACTCCCTCAACTAGGTAGAGATCCCTACTCAGAAGTAGCTAGCTCTTTTTAGGTGTTGATATGATTCTTGGTGCAGACAATCAAAATAAAAATTTAAGAATAGCATCAAATATTAAGTCGAATCCAAACACAAAAACAAGAACAGCAAATCATTACTCCGCTTCTATCTCAACTTCTAAGACATCAGAATTTTCTAGTTCCGCAAGAACACAAAGAACTACAGCTCATCAATCTAGAAGTAAATTAAATGATGGCAACCCAGATCCAATTAGAGGGTCTATGGAGGGTCTTGACACTGGCAAGTCAGCTTATATTCAGGCAGACAATAGAGGGTATGATGCAACTCAGCTCCAAACGGCTAGATATAAATCTAAAGATCAAAATTTTAGCACTCAAAAAGGTGCTAGTTTTCTTTTTACAAATAAACAAAATCAAGGTATAATTAGTAATTATACAAATGAAACTATGGCTGGCAGCTCCAGTGATAGACTAAATCAATCTCTTCGTATTAATGGAATGTTTTAATTATGGCCGATCAGGTATTAAATACAGAAGTAACCGAGTACATGAAGGGCCTTACACAAGCTAAGGTTCAAGAAATAATAGCTGATATTCAAGATCTTTTTGAAAACTATTATCAGCCTGGTTTTCAAGCTTTAAAAACAGCAGTAAATGCTGATGATAACACAGAGTGGAAAAACGCCTTTAAACAAACTCTTAACAGATCAAATAGCCAATTCTTTGAACTCTCTTCTGAAATAAATACTACCACTAGTCTTGAGGAAGGAGTACCATATCTTCCTCTTAAAACATCAGCAAGGGCATCAACTCAAACAAGAGATAAAATTAAAAATATATATAAAACATATTTTAAACCAATAAAAGACGCTGGAAAAGGCAACGAAAGAACTAATCCAAGAAATAGTAAAAAAATTACTGGACCAGAATATCCAGTAATGAGCGCTGGAATTCTATCTTTTGGCAAAGAGGTGTACCCACAATCTATGGCACCTCCGCCCAATAGAAGAAATTATTACCAAAATCTTTCAACTTTAGACGCCTACTCAGCTAAAGCTCAAACTGATTATTTATTCAGATACCTTTTTGATAAAGAATCATTTAACGAGCCAGATGTAGAAACGTACATTGCTAATTATAGAAGTAGATTTTCAGATATTGATGGAATAATTGATCCAGGAAGTGTGCTTACAGAAATTAACGATATCGGCATTATTGTTAATAGACTATACTATTCAACTATTGCTGGCTTTGCTGCAGCACTGAGGGCAATAAAAGAAAAGCTAGAAAATTTTTCTGCAATAGAAAAAAACTTTAAATCTACTCCAGAAAATTCTATAACAGAAGGCGCTAATACAACTTTTCTTGAGGAGCAACTAAATACAGTCTTATTAAAGTGGAGTATTACTTTTGACCTTGATAGTTATATTAGAACTAAACTTCCAGAAAGTGTATTTGCGGTTGATGACCAAGGTAATTATAAAAATTCCTCAAAAATAGAATCAATTAAAAAAGGTTTTTATAACTTATTTATTCCATCTGGTGCAGCGAGTATCCCAACTAATGAAAAATATGGAAAAAACATATGGGACAAAATACGTACTAGTGGACTGTTAGATCTTGCAGTCAGTGCTGGCTCAATAGCAGAGTTCGCCCAAAAAAGATTTTCAGTAGGAGAAGGTTTACTTGACCCAGTAACAGGAAGTGCTAAGAATGCCCTTGATCCAGCAAGGGATACAATGTGGCTCAATGACCTTTCTAGAGTTATGACGACTCTAACCAGAGACCCTATTACTCTTTCTATAATACAAAACTATTTTCCAAATTTAGTTACATTATTTTTTAATGCTACTGCAGCTGCAGCAGATTATTCCGGTGGAAGTTCAGATGATCCATTAAATAACGTAGAAGCATTAGCTAAGTCGCTAATTGATTCTTTTGGTTTAGATAAAGATGGCAATCCAGTTTTTGAAGCTGCATGGGATTTTATTAACACTGGACAAAGGATTCAAGAAGCTCTTAAGCAGTTTCCGTTCAGGGAAAATATTACACCTAAAACACCAGATCTATTCCATTTAAGACTTGGAGCGTCAAACTTTTATGTTCCTCCAGTTGCTATATCTATTAATTCTCAGTTTAAAACCGGAAGCCTTACTGGTGGGGCTATTAGACAAAAAAGTTCCCCAAAGTTCAATGCTGGATATAAAGAAACTTCAATAAATCTTAAATTATTTTTTCCTAATTACGAAGAAATATGGGGCATATCAATAGATGGAATTAGAGATGTAACTATTGATAAAGATTTTAAAATTGACTTTAAGCAAGCAGGAAATGAAGAACAGATAGATAAATTCCTTTCTTCATTAAGAGGTCTTGTAGCAGCATTTAAGTATGCTCCAATACTTCCAATTAAAAATGTATACTTAAATTCTGTTCATGGAATAACTGGAGTAGCCCTTTCTTCAATGAGCATCTCAACTATTCCTAACTATCCATTTGCTTTGGTGGTAGATCTAGAGCTTCTTAGTTTTAACCATAAACCATTCCTTCCAATGATTAAAGATTTTAATCAAGCTATCCACTGGGGTAAGTTTAGGCACTACATGGGCAAAGCCGCTGGAAGTCTACATAGTTATATAAATGAGTCATTCTTTCTTGGTAAGGAAGAAATTGAATCTATAACAAACCTTCCTGGCGATAGGGCTGACGAACTGATACAGCTTAGAGAAAAAGCTGGAGAAGATTACGGAAATATTGTTGAGCCAGATCTTCTAAGGGACCCCTTTAAGAATGATATATTTAATACAAATATCATAAAAGAATGGCGCAATGGAAATAATATAAGTTTATATATTCCAGAAAGAACGCAAACAAAAATATTTACTCCAGATACATCTTCATTTAGAGGTGAAGAGGAAAAACTTTTAGAAGATACAGGTGCTTCATTTTGGGAAAGCACTCTTAAGTCTATAGGTATTGATATAAATGAGTCAGGATCATATGGAAGAAGTCTTGATTCGGTAGTTCAAACTTCAATAGAGGGATCAATAAGCCCTTCTGCTAGAAGAATAGTTCTAGAGAGCATTGACATAATTCTTGCTGGAAAAAATAGAAAAGAATTTAATGAGAAAGCTTATGATTTTTACGCAAAATCTTTTGTATTTCAAAATAAAAATTTACTTAATCAAGCTGAGATAAATTACATTCTAGCTAAACCTGGTAGCCTTCCATCTGGTGACTACACGTCAAATAGTGTAAATTACTATTACAATGGTAAACCGCTTGAAAAAAAGAATTCAAGTGGTTTTTCCGATAACTATTCTTTAAAAAAGATCAGAGATTTATTTGAAGAATCATCTACTGGAGTAGCAGCATTCTTAAAAAATCTTTCCCTGCGAGATGCTCAAGAAAAAGCATCGACAACTGGTAAGAAAATGGAAGACTTTGAGGAACAATCCAAAGAAGATATTGCTAGAGCATTTAACGTTTTATTCTATAATAGGTATTTTAAGAGTGGTCCTATTCAAAAATTAATGGATGCTAAAAGATTAGCATCTGCTAACTATCAATTTAATGAATGGGAAGTTCCCATGATGAGAGTAGATCTAGATCCAAAAGCAGTAATAGTCAATGGGGTCTCTTTAACTCTAGGGAACAATCTAGCAAAAATGCAACTTCAAATGCAAGATGAGCCAACATATCAGCATATAGGTGGTAAAGATACTTATATGAATATCTCTATGACTGTATTTGGAGAAAAAGAATTAATAAAATTAAGAAAAGTTTTTGAACACATTAACGGCCTTGCAAGATTAGAACATTCAACTGGCGTAATAGGATTCATGGGCATTAAGAATATAATTGCTGGTTTAGCTGGCATGAAGTATGTAATGCCGCTAACGTATCAAGTTGACACTATTCCTAACTATCCTCACGTTTATGACGTAAGAGTTTCTTTTGTAGACTTTGATATATTTCAACAGCAAAAAGAAAAGCTTTCGTCTAAGCAACAAGCTGATATGGTTAAAACATTTGGCACAAAGAAAAATCCATTCCTTCGCATAAAACAGTTATGGGGATCATTTAATGCCTATCCAGATTTTCCATTAATGGTTAAGAATTCAGATGGAGAAACTGTTGGAACTTTAGATCCTGATTATTATTTTAGATCTTTTGAGATGTTTGATGATGATGTTATTTACCATCTTCAAAGTGAAGAAAAAAAATTAGAGAACTTTACTGTTTCTCCAAAAGGATTAGATTCTCAATCAACAAAAAGTAATCAAGCTAGAAATAATAAAATAATTAATGATATTAAAGATTTAATTATCAACAATGATACTGCAGCTTTAAAAAATTATTTTAATGAACGACAAATTACCCTAATGGAAGCATCTGCCTATGTAGAAGCAGCTGTGAGAGAATTTCTTAAGGGTCAGAAATCAAATCTTCTTTCTGACTTTATTGAGGAATATCCAGAGGTAGACGGTGAAGCTGTTAAGCTTTCTGTAGAAAGAACTGTTGGCTCAGAAGGAATAAAGTATCAGACCAAAGTTGGAGATATTAAATACTCAGCAGATAATGCAATTGGAGAAATACAAAAACTTCTTGGTTCAACGCAAAGCTCTAGTTCTAACGAAGAGTTTCTGAGCATTAACACTGAAGAGTTGGATATTCATCACACTATAACACTAATACCTGCATCAGAAAGTGTTTCGGACGATAAGCTGCCAGCAATACTTTATCATGCAAACGGTTACCATCTTGGTTATGTCGGAAAATATGACAATAGGTTCTACTTCACTTCTGATGGAGTTCAATTAACTAAGGGAAATTCTAGCGATTCAAATGATGGCAAAATAGAGTATACGCCAGTATCTATACCTTTTGGTGATACAGATAGTCCATCAAAGTCATATGCTGCAAGAGACTCAAATGGAAAAGAAATGGGCGCAGCTCACATAACTTCATTAGGTGGAACTGGTTCCAACTTAGCTAGAACTCATGACCCATACACTAAGAGTGATCCAAACACATCAGAGGTAACATCCGCCAGTAGCACTGAAGGATCAGTAGCAAAACACTGGGAAAGAATGTTGATTGACACTAAGTATCGTGATATATCTGGTCGAATGATTAGAGCGTTTCCAACATACATGTTATGGCTTATTGATGAGGGCGGTTTTGTATCTGGCGTAAAAGTATTTGATAATTTTTATGGCCTACAATCAGTAATAGACTTTTCAATTGTTCAATCTGAAGATATTCTTGGAGATACTCTAATGCTCAGAGTATCAAATATGTACTCTAAATTAACCACAGCTGAATCAAGTGCTATTTTTAGAGTAGACGAAGAATATAATGACCAGCCAACTAATGCAGTAGAGGGCATAGAGTCAGTACTTGATAGGGTTCTTAATAGAGCAAGATTTGCAGCTGCACATATGCAGAATGATTATATAGTAGATATTAATAACATAAGACTTAAACCTGGCGTTAGAGTCCACTTAAGAGGTGGATACGGGTCAAACCCTAATGCTTTGCAGACACTTTTTAATGGAGTTATTACTCAAGTTGAAAACGGTGAGATCGTAACAATTACTGCTCAATCTGACGCAATAGAGCTTAGCCCTATAGTTAATTCTACTAATAAAAAAGGTGATAGCGGAAAAATAGATGGTGGCATAAATACTGGATTTTGGCTTTCTGAACCAAGAGATTTAATGGTAAGACTTTTGTCAATGGGCACCTCTAGATTTAGAGAGGGTTTTGCTCACGCTACAAGAGGAAGAGTATTTTCTGAAAATAAATTTGGAATAAGACATTTTGGAACAATATTATATGAGCCACTAAACGATATAGAAAAAGCAAAAAATGAAGCTGTACTCTCCTCGGTCAACGACGCTTATATCTCTCTTGGAGAAGGATCTGGCAATATGTGGGGCGCTGGTTCTGCCCTTGGTATTTTGTCTTCTGGAACAAATGAAGGGAGCGGAACTTTTGGTCTTGGTCCAGAGATAAGACCTGTTGGAGCTTCTTTGATGACAACTTTATGGTCAAACTTTTCTGCTCAAAGAGATTTTGAAATATTTAAAAGAAATATTTATCCAGGAAATGGAACTGGAATAGCACAATTTTTAGGAGGAGACTTAGGCGATGGATGGGCTTCAGTAGCAAGTTTAACTCCAGATGAAAAAACAAATGAAAGAATAAATTATATAGGAAGAGTTAGCGACTATTCTTGGAACAAACTCACTGCTCAGTATAGTCAAAGTTACAGTCCTTCTGGAGCAGATGCCAAGTCGTTAATTGATACCAATTCATCGGCTAATCAGATTAATAATAGCAATGGTTCTGCAGACGTTGGTAGAGCTATGATAGGTGGAGCAATAGCTGCAGCTGGAATAGCAATAACAGGTGGTTTGGGTGCTCCAATCATTGGTGGAGCATTAGCATTAACTGGTTTAGGTGGAGTTCTCAGCGGAAGAGCCGGAACTCACATAATGAATACGTTAGGAATTACATCAGGAATGGACGATGACCTTCCTGGACTTGACGAAGTTTCATTTAGAGCTCAGACATATATGAGAAGCGTTTGGGATTTATTTCAAATGTGTGCAAGATTACTTCCAAACTACATTGTAGCAATAAGGCCATTTGAAGATAGATCAACTGTTTTTTATGGCAAACCGCATTGGCTTTATACTTCCGGAGTTGTTCCATTGACTACTGGGTTTCCAGTAAGATCAAAGGCCAAAGAGCTTGGAATCATTGGTCCAGCTGAGATAGATGTCGATGATTTCTTGGCAAAAACAATGGAGGCTTTAAATAGAGAATCAAGTCCATTGGCTGACGCAGCAGCATTTAGTGCTGGAAATTCATCACTTGTTTCTATACAAGATTTAATCGGTCAACAACTAAATCCAAATGCTGAAGGAAGTGTATACTTACCTTCTTCTGGAGATTCCAGTGGTAATTTTAGGGGAAAAATAATACCATTTGGATATAAGTCTACTATGGAATTTAGAGGTTCAAATGGAAACACTGTTGCTAGACTTCCTGAATCAATGGGGTATGCAACAATAGGTTATCACCTTCCGATTGGGGGAAGTTCAAGTGAAGTTGAACTAAATGAGGATCAACTTTCTAACCATAAACAGATACCTCAGCTCCCGTATAGATATAGGTTTCCTTTCTTTACAGAAAGAAAAGATAATATAAGACTGGAGGACTTTGCCTACTATGCTTTAGCCGATGAGCTTGGTACTTGGGGTAGCTATAAGTCTGACTATCAAACACTAGCTTTGGACAAGTGGTCATATAATGGCGGTGGCGGAAAAAAAATACAAACAAACTGGGTAACCTTACTTAAAAAAGAATCACAATTAATAGGCGCCAACAAAACAACAGATAGTTCTAATCTTGAAAACAGAAACAATTTAAAAATTGGCATTGCTATGGAAATGGGAAATCTTCCAATTTTCTCTGCTGATTCATCAATTTCCGGCGACGCTTATATATTCTCAGAAAGATTAAATGGACAAAGCTCTTCTAGGATGATTAGAATGCCACTTCCAGAACAGGGCGTAACTTTTGAAGCAGGGAAAGCTGCAGTAGACTATGAAATATTTAAAAATTATCAATCTGCTTCTAATGCGGCATCCCTTCAAGAGTGGACTCCTCCAGCTGAGCCTATTGAGGAGCAGTTTTACATTGCCATGCGATGGCCATATAACCCTTTATCTGGAAACGACAGTGAGCCAACAACAACAACTGTAGAACAATTTAAAACACTCTATAACATTACTGACCCTGTTGGTAATGTAAAAGACTATCAAAATAGAAAAGTAATGGTTTATAGTCCAAGTACAGGAAAAGCAGTTGTTTGTAAACCAGCTTATTTTATGTGGGGAAAAAACACCGTAAGAGCACCTGGACAAAAAGATGGTAGTCGTGATGAATTCGGAAACTCAACACGTATAGATGTAGATAACGGACGGAAAAGGAAATGAACTAATGCTTGAGAAAGAGTTTCCTCTTTCTGCAATAGTATCGCCTGATGCCGCTTATTTTCTTGGCATATTGAACTTAACTCCGATAGAATCAACCTTTTGGGCAAAAGGCACATCTTCAAAAAGCGAAGGTGAATGGGGTGACCCTGAGGATCCAGTTAAAACGGAAGATGCAATTACTGCTTTAGCTAGGGCAGGAGTAGCTCCATTTCCGGTTCCTAGAAAATGTTATTACGCATTCGTTCCAGACGACGTACCTTTAGGAGTTGTTCCAGACTTTGTTTTACCTGCCGATGAATTCATAGCAGCTGATGGAGTAACAATTGAAGAGATGGGTAATGGTCAAAAAATAGTAGGATTTGGTTTATTTACCTCAAAAAATAAAGGTAGAAAAGAAGTAGTAAAAGCAAACGGATCCAATAAATATGACCCGTCAAAAGGTTCAGATAAAGCTTTTTTTGAATTGCAATTTTCAAACAACATAGAATTATCTGATGTTCTAGATTCTGTTGGAAAACTAGAAATAGGCGGAAACATATATGGAAAAGCTGGTTCAAGCGGAACAGATGCAAAGACTTATTTTGAGTTAGTAAAAGAAGGACAGTATTCTGTTCTTGGACAAGACTCATTAAGAGAAATTCTTAAAAAAGAAAAAGAGAAAAATCTTACTATAGCAGATAGAAGATTTGCTGAAGTATATGATCCAGCAGATCAAATATCTGTTACTGCTAGACAGTATTATGATGAAGACTACGATCAAAATGTAAAGGTTATTGCAGGAAATGGCAGAACTCTTCAGCAAGCAACAGGGATATGGGATCAATTTAGATTTGGATATCACACATATACAAATGTCAAAGAATCTTTTCAAAGAGCATATGGACTAGATCCAGATTCAGAAGAGCAAATACCAAACTCTTTTTTATCTCAAGAAGATACTTCAGCTGCAGATTTTCGTAGATTTGACTCTGCAAATCCAAAAAACAAAGATGAAATGGAAACAGCAGCTGCATCCTTAAGAAGTGCCCCATTTGCAAAATATGGCTCGAGTGGAGGAACGGCTGAAGATGAGTTCTCAACCATATTTGGAGATAGCTTCTTTAAGTCACCTTACCAATTCAAAGATGAGAATGCATTAGTCAGGTCAACGGTAGATCCAGGATTTCAATCTAACTTAAGAATTGGGCTAGAACAAGCTAGAACAAACTTTATTGACGCAGGAAAAGAAAATGATGGACTAATAGATTATTTTAACGATCTAATGCTAGCTAAAGTACAAAAGTTAAGAAGTGTTATAGTTGAAGGTCTAAAGCAATCAGGAATAAAAGAAGAAGATACCGCTACATACATTCAGTCAATTACTACTCCAAAACAACTGTTCCTTTTTGTTGTAGGTGCATTTAGAAATGCAATGTGGAAAGATCCATACGCTAGAGCATGGCTTGTTCTTAAGCCTAATATGAAATTTACTTTTGACAAAGATCAGTGGGACTTTAGCCCAGTGCTAAAAATTTTTCAAGCATTTATAGATCCAAATGAAGACTATGCAAAAAAACCTGACAAGTTTAAAAAATTACTAGCAGCAAACAGGTCAGAAGGAAGTAGCAGTAGTAACTGGTTTGGTAAGGCTGCAGAAGATGTAAATGGATTTTGGGATAAAAATGTTGGCCCACTTTTTACGGCTATAGGAGATTCATTATCTGGAATCGTTAACTTATTTAGAATGTCAATGATGCAGCTTGGATATGGTCTATCTCAAGTAGGCCAAATGTCAAAACAAGCAAATATTTTAAATAAAGTTCTTAATGATTCAATTTACTACTCACTTGGAAGACCTGGCTCCTTGCTAAGAGCAGTAGACAATCCCTTTACAAGAGAATACGGCGAGCCAGTAATTGAAATTAGACAGCCATTCCAGAGAATACATTATCTAAGTTCATTTTCTCATATTCTTTCAAATGGAATAACAGAAAATATAAATGGAGTTGCCACTATGGTGACTGCTGTTTCTGATGGAAAATATCCCGTAACAGTTGCTTTAGACAAATCTGCACCACCAGAAAGACAGGTTGAAAAAACAGTTGAGACTGGACTTTATTTTGACAATGTAGTTGGGTCTGGATTATTTGGAGCACTGCATCCTATTATGCACCCGTTTGAGTTTGCTAGAGGAATATCTAAAAATGCACAAGGCACTCCAGATGAGCTTCTGGCTAAAAGAGTTGCACTATCACACCTAAGAGAATCCTTAAAGGACATCTACACTGGAGAAATTGTAATAATAGGTAATGCAGATATTAGACCTCATGACTTAGTCTACCTTGCTGATGTGTATGAAAGAATGTACGGCATGTTTGAGGTTGAACAAGTTGTTCATCACTTTACCTCAGAACTTGGATATATAACTTCAATTACACCAAATGCTTTAGTTACCGTGAATGATCCATCAAGATGGTTTATGTCATCTTGGATTGGAACATGGCTACATATGCAGTCATTAAGAAACGATACTAGAATGTACATGAGTTCTTTAGGTTCTGGAATAAATAATATGGGCCAGGTTAGCGTTGATGGACTGTCGGATTCATTGCAAACTCAAATGATTGGAGGAATGCAATATACACACGGAGCCTCAGCAATCACTAAAGATATAATGGCCCACTTTGCTTCTGAGGGCATAACTGATATTAACTCTCAGGTTAAAGGATTGGTCAGCAATCAATCTGCTTTTACTAATGGAAGCGCTAAGATAGGTGGAGTGGGTGCTATGTTTATGGGAGCTACAGCCTTAGGTGGTGCAGCACTGAAAATAGCTTCACTAGCTGTTCCTGGGGCCGGAGCACTAGTTGTAGGCGCTGCTACTGGAATAGGTGCTGGAATTGGAGGAAAGGCAGCATGGAAGGGCTGGAGCTGGATTAGAGACAATGTGCTAGATCAACACGGTTGTTATATCCAATACCTAAACAGGAACGGAAGAGCTATGGATGCCGGCCTTAATCAAAGTGGTCAAGGAATGGTAGTTGGCAGATATCATACAAAGAAGCTTCTTCCTGGAATCTTAGGAGTTTCAAGTAAGGTTAGAACAGAGCAGGGATATAGTTACATTAGAACAAACGATCTGCTAAAAAATCTTGGATGGAAAGAAAAAGAAATAAACGATTTAGTTAGGTATATAGACTTAGAGAATGCACTAGTTAACTCTCAAGTACTTAGATACTCAGGAATAGGCCCTGAAAAAGCCGGACTTAATAGATTCTTTAAAGTGATATGCAGGGTTACAGAAGTTACAGACGGTGACACTATAGACGTAGTTGATATTTTTGATTCAACTAAAACTCCATTCACAGTGCGTTTTCTTGGAATAGACACTCCTGAATTAAATGTAATTAAATCTGCTGTTTCAACAAATAATGGAATTAATTTTAAACTTCAATCATATAAAGTGGAAGACATTCCAGGCGAAGTAGTAAACAAAGCTACCTTTACAACTGTTGCTCCTCATTCCTTTGAGGTTGATGATACTGTAGTTTTTAATCAAAGTTCAGAAACCTTTCCATCTGTTAGCTCAGCTGCCAAGGTTGAATCGGTAACATCAAATACTTTTAGTATTTCAACTACCTCACCAGTTATTGGATTAACTTCAACGGATGCAGTTGCACTAAGATTACCAATCTCAGACAGCGTCAAGGAATGGTCAAAAGTTAACTATCTTTCACCTGGAGGAAAATCATTAGCCTATGTAGAGTCTGCGCTTAAAGATAAGCTAATTATTGTCAGACTATCTCCTGATAGAAAAAAAGTAACTGCATCTCTTGCAGAGGAAAATTTTGATGCAGGAAATGTTCATAACAAATCAGACTATTATGAAAAAGATATTTTTGGCAGCAGATCTCTGGGTGTTATATTTTATAAGTCTGATAAAGAAGCTGTAGAAAATATAGCTAAAGAAGTCAACTCTATATTTACTACATCTTTAAAACTATCACTATCCGATTTATTAGATAAAAAGTTAAAATTAAATTTAGCTGAACCAGTGTTTATTGAAAGATTTAAAGAAATATTTAATACCTGCGAAGAAGTCTACAATAACTTAACCGTAGGTGGCAGTGGAAATAAAGATTACTATTCCCTATATGCAAGTTCGCCGTTGCAGTCAATGACTCCAAAGTTTAGAAGATATTATAATGCTTTTTTTGCAGTTAAAGTTCTTGAATATATATATGGAAAAGTTTCAGAATGGCCAAATATAGAATGGGATGAGTTCTATAGCGATGGAACTCCAGCATCATTAAACTATGAACTTATTGTAAATAATTTAGCTAAAGTTTATACAAGAGATCTACTAGTTGAACAAAGGTCGGTAATAGATACAACTGAGATGGCAGCTCTTCCAAGTCAAATAAAAGTAGATAGGGACATGTAATATGAGCGATTTTAATTATTCAATCGAAGACTTAACAGATACATCTTCTATAGCTAGAAAAACTTCTAATAATTTTTACGGAAATCTACCTACAGGAGAACCAGTTGTTACATCGTTTTCTCAATCAGGAGATGCCTCTAGAAGCTTAACTCAAAGAGATCTTCAAAGTGTGTTAGCCGGAGATGCGTTGTATAGAAATCCAGCTTTTGCTTTGCAGTTATCAAATCAGTCCGCTCAATCTAGTATTAATGGAATATTGGGAAGCATAAGCGGGGCAGATGACAAGAACATCGTCATACAGGATCCAAATAGCAGCAACCCCAATGCAAAGTTAGTTCGGAGCTGCAGCTTTTCATCAGATAGTTGCCAAGAGCTCTTTGGGTTCAAACTCTTTACCTTATGGTTCAAGAAACTTTTTTGCTAACTTAGAAAATAATCTACAAGGTGGATCTGGTTCTCCGGCAAGTAATGATTCTAGTAATCATGAGGATTCATCCGATTATAATTTTGACCCAACAAATGGTGGACAGTCAGAGATAAGAGTATACACACTAAAAGAAGACTTATCCCAGGAAGAAGTATCTGTTTTTGAGGATAAAATTAAAGAACTAAAATCAAAAGGTATCGCTGTCAATGAATCAATTCCTTTTAAAGCAGATGCTTTTAAGAAATTAGATAAAGGAATAACTATTGGAGCAACAAATTCCGCAGGATCTGCAGGTATAGAAATAGATTCTAGTTTTAATATAGAAAGAGCAAACGGTAAACATGTGTACCCATGTGCTAATCTTATAGAATTTCTTTTATCAATAAATACAAAAATTAAATTAACTGGTGGATTTGATTTAGGTAGAGATGCAATGATAGAAGGTAGTGGCGCAATCGCAGATGGCAAGAGACTTAATGACCATTCTTCTGGAAGAGGGATAGACTGTTTTCATATTGGAAGTATTGATTCAAGCTTAATTAATTTAGAGCCAAGGAATTTAGAAAATAATAAAAAAGCTTTTACCATTTTATTAGATGCTATGTTACACTTGGACGAAAGCCTTCTTCCAGATCTCGTGGTCTTCGATGATAGGCTAGCAGATGAGTTTGGAATAGTGCAGGGTGGAAATGAGTTTACATCATCGAAAGCTGCTGGTGTAAATGGCATTATTCAAAAAAAATATAAAAATTTAAAAAAAGTAAACTTCAGTGCTAATACCGGTCACCAGAATCATATCCATATAGCTTTTTCACCAGAAAGAGCAGGAACTTATTTAGATTATACAATAGCTGATCCAGGATCTCCTTGGGACCCCACAACTCCAGTAGGCACACCCGGCTCTTCTGAACAATTAATATTTGAGCCCGAGTTGTATCAAAGTGCAATTAATCAACCAGACAAGGTAATAAAAAATAAAAATGCTCTGTATACGGCTCTTGTAGAATTTGGTAAATTTAAACCACAACAAGCAGCTCTTTTTATGGCCATAACAGAGAGAGAGTCGCATTTTCAGTCAGGTGGATTTAATGGCAAGATTACTACTGGTGATTATTCTTTTGGTTTTTGGCAAGTAAATTTTTACGGAGAAGGGGTCAGTGAGCGTCTTGATATGTTTGTTAATGTTCCAAGTATAAATAATGGAAAAATAACTTCAAAAAAAGTAAAGCTCTTACATTTAGTCTTTAAAGATCATGCATCTTTAGGAATTACTACAAAAGAACAAGCAACTGCATTAATGGAAACTATATTTAAAACTGAAGGTATAGGTGGAGGAAGAAAGTATGCTGATCCAATCCTTTTTTGGCCAGCTGTACAAGTTCAACTTTTAAAATTAATAACTGATTCATCCGGAAATCCTAATTGGAAATTCTCCCCTTGGGGAGAATATGGTGGTGGTCCAGCTTATGGGTGGATAACAAAATTAAAGTTTAAAACTGCAGTAGACTTTTATGTTAGAAATAATCCTGGAAAAACTGCAGAAGATTTAAAGTCATTTTGCAGACCATTTGTTGACAATATGAAGAAATACAGTCCTGAAGGAATAGCAGTTTATAACCAATGGTTGGATGGAGTAGTTTTCGGTGAATAATATATATCCTAAGTTTGATCAAAAGATTAGTGATCACATTACATCTTCTAGAATGCAAGAGCAAAAAACAAGAGCTGGAACGGTCACAAGTTATGATAGAATAAGTCATACTGTAACTGTAGTTTTAGAATCACACAGTTCTAACATGATAGGAAATATAGTGGACAATATACCTTGTCCATCTTTTTATCGGAATTCAAATGGTTGCTCCGGAACCAGGGGACAGATGCATAATAGGCTTTAGTGACGAAAATGAAAGATCTCCATTTATAGTTAATTTTATAAATGACTTTAGCAATGAAAGAAACGTAAACTCTTCTATTGCAAATACTGGAATACCAAGGTATATGATTTAATATGAACAATAAAAAATTATTAAATAATGCATTAACAAACAATGTAGACAATTTCAATGAAGCCCATGAGTTGTCAAAGAGATCCTCTTTTTCAAGAAGAGAGGTTGGCTTAACCCATCCTGATACAAGCGCTTTTGTTAGATTGAATGACAAGGGAGACGTAGAAATATTTGCTGGAGAAGAGCTAGGGATAGTAATTAGCCCTAGCAGTAGGTCAATCTCTATATTTGCTGATGTTGTAAAGATAGTCACTAAAGAAGACTATGGTCTAAGGTGGAATAACATGAGCTTTAATTATGCCGGAGATATATACAATGAGCCTTCTTTAGTCCAAACTAGTGAAAAAGAACATAATTCTGGCTTTAATTACGCAGATTATTATCTTGAGGCACTAGGCACTTATGATGATATCGAAAAATCAGATAATATCACTACTATAACTGGTGATTTTGCTTTCGTTAAAACTCCCTCCGAAAGAAGGGAAGAATCTCCCACTGTAAATAATCCTTCTGTTATTTCAAAAAATGACATGGTTTTATTAAAAGAGTTTGCCTTAACAAATAGCAATGAAAAAGTTAAATATATGACTCAACTACTTGAGTCTGGCTTTACTTTTAGTCAAGCAAGAGAAAAAACAATGAGGGATAAGGGTGTCTGATCTATTTCTTACTTTAGACGGAGATATTTTAATTAACGGAAATAACGACGTTGCCAGGGTAAATACATCACTTCAAAATGACGTTCAGCAAGTTTATGTTAGATTAATGACTGAGCCCGGAGACTTCAGCGCTTATCCAAGTTTAGGTCTTGATCTCTCGGTTCTATATGGCATGCCACAGAATCAACAGACTGGTCAAATGGGTAGAGACTTAATACTATCTGCTTTAAATAGAGAAGGTTCATTTAAGGGAAGAAATATTAATGTTACTGCAGTTCCGACAAGTGCAGATACAATAAGATTTGACATACATGTTCAATCGGGAAGTAACCAGCCAGTAACTTTAAGCATAAAACAAAACTTAGGAGCATAATATAAATGGCTACAGTTAATAGTAAAACAAAAGATGAAATTATAGTTAGAATCATAAACTCACTAGAACAAAATGCTAATATAACTGCCACATCTCCAGGTTCTGTAGCCAGGGCTTTCGCTGATGCTTTTGGAACTGAAATGTTTTATCTCTATGAGTCTTTTAGAGAATCAGTAAGTCAAGGTAATTTGTCTACAGCTTCTGGAAGATCTCTTGATTTAATAGGTGAATTATATAATGTAAGAAGAAAAGTTCTTTCTGATCAGTTGACTTATGAAAGATCAACAGCAAATATAGAGTTTTTTATTAGCAATTCATTTCAGTCATCAATTGTTATTCCTAAAGGAACACTGGTTTACAATGACGTTGGCTCATTTAACTCTTCCCAATATAGCTATAGGGTAGTCCAAGACATAGTTATATTGAGTGGAGTAAGTAAAGCATACGGAATAGTTGAGCCAAATTTTCAGTCAAATGAATATGTTGCATCTGTAGGGACTCTGACTAAGCATAACTATATAGCTCCTCCAGGAATCTTGGTGTTTTGCAATAACCCAAAAGAAATATATCCAATTTTAAACTCAGAGTCAGACGATAACTACAGAAGAAGAATACTCTCAGCAGTTAAGGTTAATACGACTGGAACTCTTGAGTCTATAAGATTTGCAGCTCTTTCAGTAAGCGGAGTAAGAGACATAAGAGTTAGAGAAGCTACCTATGGTCTTGGTTCCTGTGAGGTTATTATTGTTCCAGAAGTTCCAGGAAGAATTGGAAACATTCCAACACTTGTAAACCAGGCAATTAATAACATTAGACCACTCGGGATTAGAATGAATGTAACAATAGCAGATCCTATTTCTGTTGCTGTAAATGCAACCATATCCCTTCCATTTGGTACTGCAAATAATCTTCAAAAAGGCATTGAAAATCAAGCTGCAATATTTGTTAAGAGATATTTAAACTCTCTTACAATAGGAGATTTTGTTGCTATTCAAGAAATTGAAAGACAAATAAAAATATCTTCTGATTTTATAAAGTCCATTAACATTACTTCAATGACAGCTGGTGGAGTAACAGTTAATAGAAAAGAATTTAAACCACAAAATGAAAGACAATACATTGTTTCTGGCACAATCAACATAAACTCTGTTATAATTGGTGCATCAAACTACTAAAGGTTGGTTTAAATTAATGAGTGAAAAATACTTTCTCTTGACAACTACGCATATTGTCAAGGCGCCAAATATGACTCAGGCAAAAATGACTATAGAAAAAGAAGAAGACTCTTTTGGAGAAACTCTAAAAGAAACTCTGGATATAAATGAAGTAAGCGTTGCTGAAGCTAGTAAATACATAGGATTCTCTGAAACATCTAGACAAGATGAAGACTATGGTTCAACACAGGATACAGACTCAGAGTCAGATGGAACTTCTTATAATAATAAGTTTGACTTCATCAGAGCTGAGAATAAAAGACTTGCTCGTCTAGCTGAAAAGAATAAAAACGTAAAAGACGAAACTATACTAGCAGTATATGAAGCTGCTTATTCAGCATTCTCTGAATTTGAACTTCCTGCAATTAAACAAAAGAATGCTCCATCCTCCAAAAAAGGGGTATCGGAAACAGCAGTGGCAGTTTTTGCAGACTGGCAACTTGGCAAGGTTACGCCTTCTTATAACTCAGAAGTTCTTGCACAAAGAATAGAAGCTTATGCAGAAAAGCTTATTGAGATTACAGACATTCAAAGAACGCACCACCCAGTAGATGATTTACACGTTTGGCTTTTAGGTGATATCGTAGAGGGTGAAGAGATTTTTCCTGGCCAAAGCCATTTAATTGACTCTGGTCTTTATAGGCAGGTCGGAATTAATGGTCCTGAAATCTTGGGTAACTTTCTTAGAACAGCACTTGAGAACTTTAAGCACGTTCACGTTACAGGGATTATAGGCAATCACGGGGCAGTCGGCGGAAGAGCAAGAAAGCAACATGACCCTGAGACAAACATGGATAGATTACTCTATAAGATTGTCCAATTAATCTTCAAGGATGAACCAAGAATTACCTTTAATATACCAGATGGTAAAGGTGAGAGAAACTTTTATGCAGTTGATACAATAGGCTCATACAGTTCACTTCTCATTCATGGCGATCAAATGCCTGCACCAAGTGCCTCATACGGTTACTATAAAAAGGTAATGGGCTGGAAAGATGGCGCTATCCCGGAGCATTTTGAAGACGTATTTATGGGTCATTACCATCAACAGGTAAAGATGACCATAGGTAGTAGTCTTTTAAGAATTTCTGGATCACCAGAAAGTCACAATACATATGCTCAGGAATACTTCTCTTCAATGAGCAGACCATGCCAACACCTAATGTTTGTACATCCAGACAATGGAGTTACCTCAGAGTACTCAATCTGGTTAGATTGATTCAAAAATTGAAAGGCATCTGTAGATGAAGCAATTTATCATAGCACTTAGGAGTGCAGATTTTGTTAAATCTGGTAAAAGCTGGTCTACAGGTGCTATCGATTTATATCACAATAAATGGTATACCAACTACTCTATCTCAAGGTCTAGAAATGGCCTGAATACTATTGGTGATAGAACATTTGTTGGCACCGAAATAATACAGGATGCTACTCCTACCATTGTAGTAGATGGTTCGACCCCAGTAAGCGTTACAAACTATGGCGAAATTGTCCAACAAGCTGGAGTTGTATCGTACAATATCTTTGATTACGATCAAGAGTCTGGTCAATATTATATATATGATTTGATACAAGACTCTTCTCCATTTTATATTCTCAATCCAGATTCTGTAGACTTAGATCTTTTTAGATTTATTGACACAAAATCAAGAGTAGATATATTAAGCTCTAAGCGGAGCGTTTACTGAATCAGTTAATCAAGATAATCCTACCTACACTTTAATAACCTATGAGTCTGATTCTACAGAAGGGCCATGGTTAAAGTCTGCCATATCTCAAGACGTAGGAACTCTTTTTATAAAAAACGCTAAAAGATATGTAAGATTTGAATTAGAGATAGTATCATTTCTTAACCCTGAAGACGTAGAAGACTATGGTTTTGTTCTACTTGTAGAAGTAGCAGTAGATAATCCAGTATCTCCAGTATTGTCTAGAGCAACAAAGAAGATTCTTTCAAGATTTCCATCTTGGATGAAAATGTTTACAGACTCAGAAGATGATGCTACTCCCAGCTTACAACTGCCTCAGACTATAGCTGGAAAATTTGTTAACTCTTTAGTATCTGATTTTCCAGAAAATTTTGAAAAACAAGTAAACCTATTTCAACTAGATAGATTTATTACAACTTCTGACTTAGAGCAGTCAGCGTGGATGTATGTTTGTTCAGATGTTCCGGCATCGATATCCAGAGTAACTGGCGATGGGATACCCTTAGCAAGAATAGATTCAATAGTAGATTTATATGAATCTTTAGAAAATGACTATTGCTATTATTATAATGCTGTTGATAGACAGATTCTTACTAAAAAATTATTTAAAGTTTTGTCTGCTGACAGTATCGTATATGAACAGGCTCCAACTCTTAAGTGGAACTGGTTTGATGAATTTGCATCTCGTGTTGGAATACAAAGATTATATCTTGAATCAAATGATAGTCTTAAAAAAAGAACATTAGATGTTTATAAAAATCTTCCTGGACCAACAGTAGAAGCAATTAAGAGAACCTTAAGAAGAGAACTTAATATATGGAGTGCTTATGGGGCAACTCCTGATTCAGATTATTTAGGAGCAACTCCTGAAATAATTGAAATCCAAAACATGGAAAGTTCCAGTCCATACTTTGATGGATACGGCAAGCCAACATCAAAATTTATTGATTTTGTAAAAGATATAAATGAAAAGTATCCAACAAATTGGGGATATGTTAAATGGGGCGAAGGATACTGGGACTATGCTGGAAAAGATCAGTTTAGCATAGGTAGAATTGCTTCATCTTATGATGATGCAACTCCATTAGGTTCTTACTACCAGCCTGGAGTTGGAGATATCAACGATGCAAATATTATCGTAAAAGAGCCTTTTGAAAATGAGATAGAAGTAGAAGCTAGATTTTCTGCCACTGGACTTAGATATCTTGGAACAGAAGATAACTATGCTCCAGTTAAGGTTGACTATAAGTATTATGGATCTTACGATCAAGATTATTATGAAAACGATAGTGCAACAGTAAACTTCAGGTATGCATTACATACCACTCCTCATGGGTCTTACTCTACATCAAAAACTTTTTATTCAGATCTAACATATAATCCAAAAAATGTATTCTACCCTGGACATCCAGCAAGTCCTGAATTTAATGTTATGAACATATTTGATCAGGACGGTTATGCTTATACTGGATATGTATTTAAAGATATATCTAATGATCAACCATACTTAAATGTATCTGCTACATCTGCTAGTCCAAATTCAAATAGAATAAATTATTACTATGCAACAAAAGCTTCTGCTACGCCATCGTCTGGTTCTTCTAATTTTGAGATTGGATTCGTTGGTTCAACACCTTCAACGAGTGTTATCGGAAGTCCAATCAATTTATCTACACCAAATTTTAGTAATAATGGTGCTAATATTAGGTTAATTTCAAATGTTTATAATAAAAAAAGAGGTTCTTTTACTACATCTCCAAAAATTGATGGCAGTTTTGTTCTCAATGGAATTAATTCTTTTTCTGAATTAAAAGATTTTACACTAGATAAAGATTCAATGATGAACACTTTAGTATTCCCACCTGGAGCAACTCCAGCCTATGTTCATATTGAAAATGTTAAGCCAGTTGGATACGAAGACAATATTCTTCTTAATGTTGCATCTCCCTATATTGGTTATGGTGGAGTTTCTACTTACGATTTTCTAGATTACTTAGTCCCAGCCTCGCCTAATATAGTTGCTAAGTATATAAATCCAAATTTTGCAACACCTCAAAATCACCTTGGTTACATTGGTACATCTGGATCTACAGTAAGTTATTATTTTGCAGATTTAAAGTATCCATATGGATCAACTCCTGATTCTATTATATTTAGCACGGGGCTATCCTCTACTCCAGTTTATCCATTTAAAGTTGAATCATGGGAAACCTTTGAAGAATATAGCACTCCAATAATTCAGGCTTTAGTTAATAAAAACGGAGTAGTAAGATACGATCAAGATAATTGGGATGAAACATTTAGTAAGAATTCAAATATAGTTGGCAGATATGAATTAAATTACGAAACATTTGGCCTTGATCCTGATAATGATTATATTTACAAACTTGAAGCCGTTAACGAAACAGAAGGAGTAGAGCTTTATCTTTCAGAGCAATATGTTTCCGTTGACAACGAAGATGACATATGGATCTCTAACTCACTAACTGAATATGAAGGTGGAATTATTGCCGATGTTCAAGTTAGTGCAAATTATACAGGAGTTTATAAGAGTTATATAAATTCAGGTTGGTACAGTCAAAACAGTGAAGATCATTATATATTTTCTAATCCAGTTACAGAAGAATTTTCTACTCCTGGTTTTAATTTAAATCTATCTAATGTAGCTAGACAAGGTGCTCCAATTATAGTCGAGAGACTCTTTGCCACTCCAACAATGCTATCAGAAGTGGCATTTTACAATGAGGCTACTCCAACTAGTGTTTCACTAATTAATAATGAAATAGTAAAAGCTAATTTTACGGATGATTTATACCTAGGTTATGAAAACGTTTATGACGTAAGGGTAGTGGATAGTATCACTGGCTACGAAATACTGCAAGCTGGATCTAGTTCTACAAGTAATGTAACAGTATTTAGTGGTGCTACTCCAGGAGTTATTGATAGGGATTACTCAGTAACTTATAGAGTAAAAGATACATACATTGTAGATAATGATCATTTTGACGCATTAAATCAAAAATATGTAACTCATTTAGATTTTGATGCTACTCCAAATTCATATTATGAATATAAAGTTACTTATGAAAATTCTATAGCTAGTCATGCAACTCCGATAACCCTTGAAATAGACCCAATGAAACTTTGGGACACAGAAGGATTCATATACTTAAGCCACAACGACTATCAATTTGCAGACTTTGATTTAACTTTGAGTCCATCATACATTCTTGATAACTCAGATGAATACATGGTTTTAGTAGCTATATCTATAGATGAAAATGGAAATCCAAAACCATATCAAACTTTTACTGTATCTTCTGCAAATCTGCAGTCTGAATACGTCTACTATACAACTGATATAAACGGTTTTGCATCGGTTACGCTTTCTTATTCTGGGGCTATACCAGCTAATTTAACATCAGATACTATAACAGTTTTAGGTGTTGTCAATGGTTCTGTGCAAGCTCATCCAAACTCTCAAACTGAAGGCTTCTCTGAAACATTAAATTATTCAATATCATCAATATATGAAAAGGAAATTGAGCTAAAAGCTTTTCCTTCAAACAACGTATTTTATGCTGATGGCCTTACGAATAATTACATTACCGGAGTTGTTAGATCGCCTTTTGGTGATCCTCAGGTCAATAAAGTAGTTTACTGGAGAAAAGGTAGAACATTAAAAGATGTATTTGATGCAACCCCATATTCAAATTACGTAACAACTGATGAATATGGAATGTTTGAAGTAGGTCCAATTGTATCTATGGATAAATATAATCCCGGAATATGGATAACAGCTTTAGAGACTGAAAACGCAGCAACAGTAAACTATAGTCCGAATACAGTGGCTGGAGATATAGTATATTGGTATGAGAAATATGATAACTTAAATTATAATTTTAGGGATGCTATATTATATAATCCAAATGTACTATATGAAGAGGTAGAGGATATGTATTCTACTCCGTCTTTTACTACTAATTACCACGATGGAAGCTATGCTCCTACGTATGTAGCAACCCCAAATTGGATGCCACCAAAATGGTACCCAATGTCAAGAAAAACTCAGCATGACATAGGTCTTCTTGGCTCAACTCCTTATTACGTTGCAGATTATTATGAATTAATGAATGAATATGAGGAAGATTAAAAATGAAAAAGTTTACCGATGCAACAGACTCAGGAAAAGAACCAGCAGTAAAAGTTGGAAATTATGTTCCAAGAGATGCTATTAACTTAGGCTGGTATACCTCAAAAGAAGTTTCTCCTGAAAATAATATTTCAATAGTAGATCTTTCTTCTTTAACTGCAGAAAATTTAAATGAATCAGATTCATTTTCTAAAATAATGTTTGCTAATGAGCTTGGAATATTAGAGGATTCTGATGGAAACCCATTTATTTCATCAGACGAAATAAGCGTTAGTGACATACTTCTTAATGAGCAGTTTTTTTCTGATAGATATGAAGAGTCAGATGTAAAAGAAAAAATTTATGCACACAGTTATTATGTAAGCAGATTCTTTACACTGGTTAAAGCAAAATCTTACTATGATGTTTCTATATCTTCTTTCTCAAATCCTAGCTACATGCCAAAGTCTGTCAAAGTGTTAGACGAAAATGGAAACATTTATTCAGATCCTGTAACAGGTAGATTAAAGTACAGAGTTTTAATAGAGTCATTTTTAACACAGGAAAATATTACAAACAATGAAATTCCCCATAGAATTGTTGTTCTTTTTGAAGATCAAAATCCAAAAAATTTAAAACTTTCATACGACAAAGTTGAAGTAAACGAAGAAGGATTCTGGTCAAATCAGATACTTGGATACACTGAATCAATAAATGTTCTTCCAGTTTTTAAAGAGATTCAAGAAGAAACAGAAGTCATTGACAGATCAAAAGTTGGAGAAAGAGTATTTTCTGTAAAAAGAAATACAAAAAAAAATTATATAGACAAAAACTACAGTGGTACAGATGATAATTATGTATTTGTTAATAGAAAAGCCCTAGATGACAATAGAACATTTGAAATATTTAACTGGAGAGTAGTTGCAAAAGTAAAAAACTCTATTAGTTTTAACACTGCATTCAATGGAAACTCCTCAAATCTATCTAGCGTACTTACTAAAACCGTAAAAGCAGGAGTTTTATACTCTAAAAGCCAAGGAAAAGACCTCTCTAAAATATCTCCATACGTATTAGCTAACCTAGAAAATTCTCCATTTAATTTATCTTCTTTTGAAATAATCAATCCAACAAGTGAAATTGCTGATAAGAGTCAGGCAGATTATTGGTTGGTTGATATCGATCAGATTGATGATTTATCCGAGTATGATTTTTTAGTATGCTCTTTACATTGGACGCTTACTGATAGTCATGGAGATAAACTAAAAGGTTTTATAGATAATGCTGGAACTCTTTTATTAGACTTAATCAACGCTCCCACAAATGCGTTGTCAACATTGGATTCAAATCTAAAAGTAAAACCAGAGGAATTAACTATACAATCCTTAAGTTCAGATACCTACAATACTGATAATCTATTTTTAGATTCTTCAAAAAATAACGCTTGGAGCATTAATGCTTTGGAATTTGCATCTAATTCTGGAATATATGGATCTGGGCAGACCGTTATTGGAACTGCAAAAAGGTACAATTACTTTCTTAATGAAACTAACGGAATTGAAAATATCTTATCAAGAGATGGTAAAATAATATTTGCAAATATAAGATCTACAAAAAAAACAGATAGATTATTATCTGGAAATATTGTTGCATCTACAACTGGATTTTTAAAATATTGCAATGACATATACTCTGGGTCAACATTAGTTGCAACCGCAAATAATGGATCAGTAAACATTGGCAGTGGTTCAACCACAGTATTTTCTAATTTCGTTGAAGGACCGTACAAGTTTTTATACAACTGTATTGCAGTTGCATTGAACGACAAATTAGAGTCTACTAGAAGAAAAAAAGATATAAGGTCAAGCGTACATGTATTTTCAGGTTCATGGAATAATGATTGGGTAATCAATCCAGATGCAGCCTATGACGACGAGAAACAAAAATATTTTAAACAAGTTGTTGTTGATAATCAGCAAAAGTATGTAAGAGATATTCTACCTAGCCCAATACTAAAATATATTAAAGAATTTTCAGGCGCTAATCCTTCTGTTAATAACGTATTCTTAGATCAAGATGATTCAAATATAGAATTATATATTGAATATACAAATCCAAGCATCTTATGGACAAATACATTATCAGTAACAGCAACAGAAAAATCCGAACTTTCATCAACATATGAATTAGTTAAGGTGAATAATAAAAAAATATCGTGCGATGTATATACTAATAATGTATCGGAGCAGTTCTTTATTCCTTCTTCTTTTGGTCCATACGTTGTTAGGGATAAAGTAATACCTTCAAAAAAATCAGATTTAAAAACACTTCCAGTTGTTTCCCCAAAAACATATCCAGTTGAATTTGAAGTAGTACATTCTTCTATCTCTTCAGAAGAAAAATCAAAAGATTTAGATGCTAATATACAAATACAGGCAAATGTAAACTTTATACAAAAACACACATTTGCAGTTGCAACAAAAACAAAATTAGTAAGAGCTGCTGGCAGCAGACCAGAAGAATCTGTTGCAGGAGTAGAAAGACCGTATTTTCCATCTTCTGCTGAGTCATCTCAGGGTAAAAGTAAATATTCTAAAATAGAACCACTTCTTGCTAATAGTGTAAGTGATTTATTTAACGCCTTTCAATATACTTATGATATAGATAATGGAAATACTTGGGATGAATATTTTCAACATAAACCTAATATGTCTGATACATACATTAGATACATACAATTGACATTAACAGCTGCTGGATATAATACAACACCCGATGGAAAGTTTGGATCATCAACCACTTCTAAACTTAAAGCATTTCAAAAAAATAGAGGATTAAAACAAGATGGAATTGTAGACTCTCAGACAAAAAGCCATCTAGCAAATGTTTGGATTGATATGAGTGAAGGAGTGCGATCTCAATACGTAGATCAAATTAATAATGGCAAATATGGAAGTGTAAATATTGACAGATACGTCAGAGGTGCAATTAGATCTAGAAATGCAGTAGAAGGCCTGGTTAGCAAAGAAGGATTTAGGTTAATTAACTTTACTGGAATATCAGACGCTAACAGGGATCCAGACACCTTAAGAGTATGGATTGGCTTTCAGCTTCCAAATGACTCAGATATAGATTATTTAAAATCTGTTGTTGTAGCAGGAGATGATTTTGGTACAACGGCAACTGCAAAATCCCCTAATTATAAAGGTTTTAAAATTATAGATGTAAATATAACAGATGAGTATAGGTTTAGAATTATTGGCAATCAGTACGCTACAAAGAATTTTTCTAAAAATCATACAATTAGTTTTGCAGAAGTAGACGGAAGAAACATGAAAGGTAAATACATTTCCATACTTCTTGAAGGTTCAAAACTCGGTGGAGACTTTGGATCAACTGCAGAGGGAATACATGTAGCTCATGCATTTTGTACTTTTCAAACAAAAAAGGTAGTAACAAAACAAGCTTCTTCATGGGGGGATGAATATGACTGGGAAACAAATTATTATCCAAAAGAAAAATTAGTTTCTGGCATAGTGTCTATGACAATTCCAAAAACAAAAATTTCTTTTACACAACAAAGTTTTTCAGTCGACGCAGGTCTAATTGCAGCAAATGCAAGATTAAATTCAATAACACTTCATCAATTAGATAATGATAAATTTTCTAATAGCACAATTACATATTCGGGATTAAACATTCCCCTTGATAATAATAAGTATAAACCAAATATTAATAGGGCTGAAGAAGTTGATATTAAAAACTTAAAACAAGATTCTATAAGTGTTACTTCGGCAATAGTTTCCCCAAATTCAGTAAAAAAACATGGAACTTCTACACCAGTGCCAGATGCTTTTCTAAGTTTATCAAGGACTAATAACGACATTAGACTTACGTGTAACGTCTCAGAGTATACCAAAGAAGTCTATAAGAAAACTGAAAATATTGTTGATTATTCTATAACAGATCCAAATTTAAGCTCAATAAAACCAGGAAAAAATTCATTTAATTACTATGACGGCGTTAGTCTCCTATGTAAAGTTGTCCTGGGTAAGCCAGTTCCAATTCCAATCAACCTTGCAGAAATATCTAACAATACCCCTCCTGACAGAGATGTGTATTATTCAGATATAGAGGTATCCAATAAGCTACCTCAACAAGACGGTCTTCTGTATGGATTCTATAATATTGCAACAAAAGAGTTCATTGGTAAAAAAATATCGTATTTAAAGTTTATCAAAAGTGGACCGGATAATATATACATCGGTGTATATGCGTATGACTATGATGGCAATCTTGAATCTCAAACAGAATTTACCGGCTCTGCAAACGGAGACTCGTTTAATCCAGTAAACATACCAACCAAGATGGCTTATCCTATTTATAGTGTTAAAACAAAAAAGAAAAATAAAATACAAATTGTCAACATGCCTCCAAATCTGCGAAAAACAGAAGTCTGGCCCTTGTATATAACTTCAGGATCTTTTTCTAAAGATGTTGATATTTCATTTAAAAAAGCTTCAGGATTTTTATCTCAGTATAATAATCAAAAACTAACTGCTATTTACGATACATCAAGCATTAAAAACGTTGCTTGGTCAAGGGTTTTTGGTAGAGGTTATTATGATGTCATAGGAGAGACTCCAATAATAAATGACTCTAGGTCAATTAAATTAAGAAGAACTCCTATAGTTACTGTTCAGGAAGCTTCTTCTGATCTTTTTAGATTTGCTAGTCAGTTTAAAAATATAGTTAAAATTTATACAAAAGAATCTATATCAAGTCCATGGCAAGAAATTCCAGAAAGTTCTATAAAAAACATAGATACACATAATGGAATAATTGAATTTATTAATCCAATCATTCCTACTAATGAATCTTTAATTAAAGTTGACTACACTGTTACGAACAAAGATATTTCAGTTATTCAATGCAATGGTGTTCCAATACCAACTAATCCCTTTTTAAATAAAAATACTGTAAAAATAAATAAACCATTATATATTTACATTAAACCAAAAGAAATATATAAGTATGAAACACCAATATATAAAGAGGGAGAAGTAGGAATACAAGCTCTCAGAAAAGTTTTAGTAGATGATTATAATGTTGACTCAGTTTTAAATTTTACATACAATAACAACATCTTTAATAAAAACGATGAGTCTACCTATGACCCATTTGCCGTGTTGCTAGGTATAGTCTATGTGCTGAATAATTTTAACGATGAAAATTTTGATTACAAAGATCTAAGAGTAAAAGGTGGTGGAATCTCAGCAAACTTTACTACCAATTCAGTTGTTGATGACATTAATCAAGCTATATCTTACTGGGATATATATCCAGCTTTAGGTGAGGCTTATCCAAAGGGTGGATATGTTATAATTAAACTACCTGCTTTGATCAAGAAAAACTTCTTGAACCATGAAGAGGTTTACGACATAGTGAGAAGGAATATAACTGCTGGAGTTGTATTCGAACTACAAGACATGGATGGAAAAGATTGGAGTAGCAGTGTTACAGCATCTTCCTGAAACGATACAAACTTTTTCTAGTCAAAGTAGAAAAACAGTAAGCTCTTTAATGCAAAATATTAAAGCTGATAAGGCTCAGGTATCTTCTTTAATTGAGAATATTAGAAACTTTGATGCAAGCATAAACTACAGCCCTTCTTTAGCTTTAAGGTATTCTAGACTTGACATAGAAGGTATTATAGAATTTTTTAGAGACTCTTCATTAAGAATGAATCAATTTTTTTCCGCTTCTTCAGCTTTGTCTGTTGCATTAAATTCAATAGCATCTATCTACTCATCTGAAATAGAAAAAATAGAAAAAGATATATTTCATTTAGAGAACTTTGTTAGTAACTATCAATTTATAGTTGGAGAAGATGATCTATTTAATTTTAACTATGTAGAAAATTTTGATAATAATCTATCTTCATATTTATATGATAGTCAAACTATCACTCTTTTTGACAGAGACAATATAAATTTTAATTCCAATGGAAATTATTACATTGATCCAGTCTTAAGTAAGATGACTATTGCAAATGGAATTAATTTTAAAAACCAACTTCTTAACATAGATAGAATTAGCTCAACAAGCAACTATACGTCTTACTTAACTACAGATTCTAATTTTCGTTCAGTATTAGATGAGGATCCGGCAAATAATTGGACAGTAACTGTTAAGTCACCATTTCTAATTAACTCAGAACTACCCGAATCAACGTCTTATGTTAAATATAATTCTTCTTATGACAAAGGTGCTCAGTCATTTTTTGAAATTTCATTTATTAATCCTGTAGAAATGGATACAATAAGAGTTAATCCTAATGATTGTATTGGTATGCAATTACTTCAAGTTATAATTACAAAAACTGATCCAGTTATTTCTCAACTTACAACCTCAACTCAAGGTGAATATGTTGAAGTTCCAGTTTTAAACTCACCACTTTTAATAGATAAATCAGTAGACGTTGTATTCAATAAGGCTAAAGTATCAAAAATTAAATTTATATTTAATCAGTCTAAATATTATAGAAGCGAAAATGTACCGATTACTCAAGAATTAAATTCTAAAATACTTCATGAGATTATAGATAGAAGAAGAAAAGAAAAATCAAATAGTCCAAGTAGACTTCAAGATCTTGTTTATTTCTATTTTAAAAATGCAAATAGTATTGAAAATAATAAGAATAATAAAAAAACTTACACAGAAGTATATTCATATAGGTACCCTCTTTTAGAAGAAGGTTATTCTGATGGAGTAAATGAAAAGTTATCAGAATTAACTGAGTCAGAAATCTTAACAAGATCAAGAGAAATTGTAGATTCAAAGAATATAAACGCAATTGAAAACATCGTTCAAACCATCGTTCAGTATGTAATAGGTTCAAGGAATAACTTATTTAACACCACTGTGTATAGAACGGGTAGGCCGGGAACTACCGGTAATAGAATGGCTTCATTAAGAAGTGATGGATTTATTCCTGTTAAAGATGAGCTTGATAACTTTGATAATTCATTTCAAAAAGAAGACCCTATAGCATCAGGGGTTTCTGTTGATAGTGTGACTAGATATTTGTCTAGCAGAGAAGATTCAAATTCATATGAATATACTTTCTCTATTAAAAATATATTATTTGGCCTGACTCAAACATCAACACAAAATAAAGCTTGTTTTGTTTCAAGCAAAATAGAGACTAATGGATTCCCATTAGGCGTAAAAGGCATAGTCAATAAAGTAAATGCTAGAAGAGATTTAACTTTCAATAATTATGACATTAAAGAGTCCGGGTCATATGAACTTAGTGTTACATATCAAGATTCAATAAAATCTGAAAGTGATTGGATACCATTATTTGCTGGAAATTCAAACTATATTGAATCTGAAGTTATATTTTTTGATACATTTAACCTAGCAAAATTAAGATTTGTTCCTCAAGAACCAACAATAAAAGTTTATAAAAACGGAATTTTAGAAAACCCTAATAATTGGCAATATGAAGAACTTGGAAATTCAATATTTTACAAGTCTACTTTAGACAGAACCGCAATTTATGTAGTGGACTACTTTCTTAATAATACTGAATATAGTCAGTCTATTATTGATATAGATTCTTTGTCTAATTCTAATTTTGCAGTTAGAGCTTTTTCTAGTGGGGGTAACTCTGGTGAGAAATTTATTTCTACTGGACCAGGAAATAAAATACCACTTTCTTTTATTCCATACATTGAAGATAGGTTTAACGGTGCTTATTATAGTGAAACTCATGGTACTATAAATACGGAAAGTAACATAGGGTATTCTCCAGTTACCGTTACGCTAGCAGATGGTCAAGTAGCGATTAACTTGACAAATTATACAAATAATAGTTTTTTAAAATCATCTTTTTATAATACTAGTCAATATTTGTTTTTTCAAAACGGAAAAGAAATAGTATTTAATAGACCAATTAACCAAGTCTTTACAGTTAATTACAGTTATATACCATCTTCGCTTAGGTTTAGATTGATACTAAGAAATAATATACCTGGTCAATACAATGGAATATCTATTGATAATGTTATAATTAAATCTAAAGTAAACAACCTAGATCCATTTTCAAAAAAATTATTAAGGTTATAATATGACTCAGCTCTCACCAAATACAATAGTTCAAGATCAGATAGTTGCCAAAGTCAGTAAGTTTTTGGCAAATTATAGGGAGAATCAATTTTTTGATAATCAAGAATTAATGAAAGAATATCAATCATTAATAAACTTTTTAAGAAATAAGATATCACGGACCACTTACTGAGTTTGATCCTTACATCAAAGGTGAGCCACCTATCTCTGATAAATTTAATTTGTTTACAGGTAATTATTCAGATGATATAAATATAATAGCAAAACAAATAGATTATTTAACCGCTGTATTTATTAACTCACACAATATATTTACTGATGAAATAGCTCAGGAAAATAAATTTATTAATAGAATAAAAAGCAAAGTAAAGATTTTGCAGATGTATTCAAGTAGTCCTTCAAGTGACTTGTATTATTTTGGAAATTCTTTTGATAGTTCAGATTATGTTGATTTTTCTAAAATGGATAATAAAGATCAATTGCCATTGATAGATAATGGGCAAATGACCTTATCTTCAGGCGTAGTAAAAAATTGGGTACCAAGATCTATTTTTATAGCTGAGGGCTCAAATGGCTACAGGGGTAGCAATCACGCAGTGTATCCGTCATCAACTTCAACTAATCTATACAGATATTTTTTTGAAGATACACCTACAATAATTAATCAAGAAAATATTAGAGATAATAATCCATTAACATTTTTTGAATATGAACAGATAAACATAGAAAATAAAAATTCTGATTCAAAAGAATTTGAGTATAAATACATAGTTAATCCTGGACCTGGTCAACCAATAGTTTATGAACCTTGGTCATCTTTTAAGGGTGAATCTTTGTTGTTGAATATTGTCATGGAAAAAGAAATAGCAGAATCTGCTAATTTTATTAAAATAATTCCATATTTTGGATCAGCTAATTATATAGTAAAAGATGTAACGGTCACCTCAATAGAGGTCGTTGATGAACTAAATGTTACAGAAAATATTTTAAGACAACCAATATATATAAGTTCTAGCTTTATTCCTTCTTCAATTGATAAAGTAAAAAACTTTTATTATAGAGAAGCAAAGATTTCTTTTTCCGAAAGAAAAATTAAATCTATCAAAATATACTTTAAACAATCAGACTCTATTGCTGTTGACATAAAACACATTTATTACAAACCTGATGCTACAGGTAATCAGACTAATGCAAATAAACAACCTAATCCTTATTCTAATCAAAAAAGATTTGATCCTGAGTCGCCTGTAACTACAGATGAAACGAAGTCTTCATCGATTCCTTGGTCAACAAAAACTTATGACCTCAATACATTAATACCATCATATAATCAACCAAACTTTTTTAAATCAGAAACACAAAATACAAAAACCATAGACATAAAATTATCAAGAGAAATACCTATACGAGACGGTTATGTTATAAGAGCATTAGGTGAAGACGGTAACTTTCATTATATAACACGTGCATTTTACTCAGACTTTGATCACATATTGTCTATATCTCCGGTGTATTTCAATATAAATGATAGCAATTTGAGTAATTATGTAAATAGCTCTCCAATAAAAGATGGACAAGACGGAAGTTTTCCGTATTTATCTCAAATTAGTTCATTGGATTTACAGGGCACACCTAGCGCTAATACAATATCGGATTATAGTGATATAACTAAAATTAAAGATTGGCTTAATACAACAACTACTCAAAAAAATTCCAAAGGTGAAACTATTACGATAACTAAAGCAGAAAAATTTGCTAAGTTTAAACTTAAATTTGATGTTAATCTAAATCTAAGTGCTGAGATAAAAGAAGCTTCAACTCAAGATACAAAAACTGATAATAAATTTTACAAAGTTCCTCTTACTAGACAGGAAGAAATACTTAAAGCAAAAAGAAGAAGCATTGGGATTAGAGACATATCTGTTGGCCATGAATCATATTCCGATAAAGCCGTTGTTATATCTAGGCAATATGATGCTCCGGCGGATATAGAATATCTGACTCTCTCAGCAGAGACTGATTTTTCTGGCACTTTAACTTCAGCGATTACTGAAAGTATTAAATATTACATTTCACTTGATGACGGATCTAAATGGATACAGATATCTTCTCTTGAGGATCCATTCTCAAATGTTCCAGAAGTAATAGGATTTAATCAAAATATAGATGAAAATTTTAGAATGCCAGGAGTTTCTTACCTTTCTCAGCCAGACATTCCAGCTTCTGTAAGAAGGTTTATTTTAAAAATAGAAATTACAAAACCTAACGGTGAAAATATAACACCAATAATTTATTCCTATAAAGTTGGAGTCAAGGTAAAACAGTCATGAGTATATCTGAGATACAAAAAAAGAAATTTTTAGAAAACATATATAGGTTGATGTATTCAACTGGTGTTTCGGCTAATGATAAAGTCATTAGTCAACCAGATGAGAACGAGGTTAAAAAAGAATTTGATGAATACTTTAGCGCAAATAGAATAGGAGCACCTTTATCTATAGACGTTAACGTATTAAGAAATACTGAAAAAACAGATCCAGATTTAATGAATGTATTCATGGCTAGATCTCTTCTTAACTTAGAATTTTTATATGATTCTTTAGACGATAATACAAAAAAATTAATGAATACAGTCACTCTTCTTAATAAGAAAATAAAAAACTTAAAAGATAAAAGAGCATCTTTAGAAAAGAGAATAGATAATTTACTTTTTTCTAATTCAAATACAGACGGATATTTTTATTCTTTTAGTGATTCATTTGCAACTTTAGATAATGTTGACCTTTCTTTTACTAATGCTTTTGTTGATACAGAAAATAGAAAAGTAACACTTCCTAAATTAAAATCATCTGCACTTGACTTTAATGCACCTGGTAAAATAAACACTACTAATATTACATATTCAATTTATTTTGACGGGGCAACTATAGAAGAGTCCAAGCAACTTCCGGACTATAATAATATTTTAGATGGACTTACAAACACTAAATGTGAAGTTACGCATTCATCTAACAGGATAGGCTCATGTGCGATGGTCATCAACATACCATTATCCACCCCTTTTATCGTTTCAAAAGTAGATGGAAAATTAGCTACTAGTTCTCCAATAACTATAATCGCTGAGATAATAGATGCCCTCACTATTGGAAATTCACAGTTTAGAAGAAAACAATCCAATAGCGACTACGATAGATTCTCCTTTGATTTTTCACCACAAAGTTCTGGAGCAATAAAAATAACTCTTATTAAAAATGAACCAGATCAAATAGGTGATTCAGCAGACCCAAGTAAAAAATACAAATATAACTTTATAATTAGAGACCTAATAGTTAGTGGTCAATATTATGATGCTAGTGCAGTAGTTGTTTCTTCCCCACTATCTATACCTTCTGGAGATGCTAATAAGGTTATAGACGCAGTTAGCATAGAGGCAGTTAATGGAAACCCTTCTGTTGGAGATGTTACATTTTTTGTGGCAGAAGACGTTCCTGGAGCTACTAGCCTTTCTGATTTTAGTTGGATACCAATATCTTCTTCCGCTACAAATGATCCATCTTACGATCAAGTAGTTTCATTTGATAAATCAGTTAAAAGTTTTTTTAACATAAAATCAAACCCATCAGACAATGACATAAGACTCTATCCATTGTCGACTGATTCAAATTTATCGCTACGTAACCCAAGCACTTCTATATATAATGGAATATCTTCTTATAGGATTGGTTCTATACCAAATAATATAGAAATATACAGTCCTTATATATTGGATGCAATTAATAATTTTTCTTTTAAATACGTTTCTTATGTGTCTGGACTTTACTTAGATAAAAATAGATGGTCAGAAATTTTAAATAAAAAAGATCCAAATGTTAATATATTTGAACCTGGTAATATTGAAATTACAAATTCGCCATCAATTCCAATAGCATTAAATCTAAATTCGATAAGTGGATACCTACAAACATCACTGCTGGTAGATCAAGAAACAATAGTTAATAATGTTATTTCTAAATCTGGAAACGCAGTTGATTGGAATGTAGCAATCTTTTTAAACGGAACACTAGTTGCTGATATCCAAAGTGGTTTACCGTCTAAAGAAATTTCATGGAATTTTATACCAGGAATAAATAATATTGTAGTAACATTTGATGCAGAAGGTAATTCATCTGGTTCTATCTCGTTAATGTCAGGTGTGTCCATATCTAACTATGGCACACCTTTTTTAAATTACTATAGCTATGTTGATCCTTTTGACTTTAGAGTCAATAGAAGTTCTGAAGACAATGTATTTACTTTGGATACTTACCTCGGAAATAGAGAGATTATTAGTAGAAAATATATTCAAAATAATTCTAGAATTGTATATAGATCAAATGATACTAGAAAAATAGAAGCCATAAGATTTAGGGCAAATATAACAAGATTCTCAAACCCATTTGGAACCCCAAGTCTTGAGTCTTACAGAGTAAAATTTAAAAACAGCATATAGGAAACATCATGGCAATAACTTATACGGAATTTAAAAGAATTATACAACCTCTATTTCAAAGGTACAGAAACACATTTAGGGGTCCACGTAGCTCGGCTAAAGAAAATCTAGAGATGAATAAAATGTTAATTGATCTCAAAAAATTAGACGAAAAAGCTGACTATTTAAAAAATAAAACTTATTCAGATATTCAAATTTTAGTTGGACAAGTTGACCCAGAGCAGGTTCAGATTCATGACGATTATGAGGATGGCAAGTACTATAGGTTTGACGATGTCATCTTTGAGTTTTTTGGCGATGGCGCCACCCCTGATTACCTAGAAATAGATACTACTTCTACCGTATCTTCAAAATTGTCTAGAATAGCAGAAAAAGTTAAAGAACTAGAAAATAAAAAGGTTTAAAAATGTCAGAATTTATATATACAAAAAGAAGAACAGCCAAATATAATGGTCCAGTTGATAGCTCTGATCACAACCTTAGGGTAGAAGAAAACTATAAAGATCTAGTTTATCTATATAATAAATTTAATGTTATAGACCAAAAACTAGGAGAAGCATTTGAGAGAGTCTTGAAGGATCATGTTTTCATAACTAGATCAGTCAAAGACTTGGATGATAGAATCCAAGCTTTAGAGGCAGCAGAAAATATGGTTTCCATATACTCCTTTAAGCAAATAGATAATAATGCTATTCCAAATGGAGAAGTTTCTATACAATTAGATGAGATACTTTCCTTTGACCCTATATATAATATAGTAACTCTTCCAAAGATTGATGGCTCATCGCATTCAAAATTAAAGTTTTTCACCTCAAATGAAGGTCAAATAATACCAGATTTCTTTGAAACAAGAATATCAAACAGCCTTTCAGGCGTAGATGTACCTGGTTCCATCATAGATGGAACAAATGTATACAATGCCATATTGGATAGATCTGATAAGTATTGGAAGAGAACAGTTATCTCAAACTCAACAGCTGTAGCTGGAGCTCAAACATATTTATATGTTAAAATTCCTTCAGAGTATACCGGATCAAAAAAGAGTAATTTCATAAAGCTCAATCCATACCCAGTTTATGGAGTTGACATTATGGCAATTGAATATACTACAACTCAAAATCCAACAATGACAGAGTCTGATGTTTGGCTACCTGTAAATAGAGATAGGCTATATGATGGAACTACAAGTGCAATAGGAAAGGTTCCACCAGGTGGTTGGACCTCTATAGGCTCTGATTTCATTTTAAATTCTGGTCCAATTGGTTTTTACTTCCGTGAACTTGACATAACCGCAATAAGAATTGCGATGAGACAAAGAAATTACTTTACAGAAAACGGAAAGTATATCTACACTTATGGACTTTCGGATTTAGATGTAAGATATGACAAATTCCTGCCATCAGGTAAAATCATATTCAAATTTGAGCCAGCAAATGGCGACACAATATCCTCGATTACAAGCGTAACTCCAAAGATATATAACGTTTCCCCAGCTCTTCTCTCTGAAGCCTTTAGCTATAGGGTTATATACAATGACGGATCAATCTATACAACCACAAATCCAGGGGCTTCAAATGCCGTATGGATAGAGATTACCCTTAATATCATGCCAGATGGAACTGCTCCAGTTTTATCAGATTTAATAATTAACTATAACTAAAAAGTTGCCATTTGGCAATTACTATAAACAATAAGAATTTATCCTAAGGAGAATATAAATGGCTACTTTTTATGTTGGCCCCAGACCAGTTTTGAAGGGCCAAAACACCAATCAGATGGTGAACCCTTATACTAGCATGTCCGGGAAAGCTAAGGGCACTGGAACTTATTCCTACTACCCACTGTATAGCACAAGCCATGTATTGGACGGTGCTCCTGATAATCATTTTGCCCCTGGAACTGGGCAATTTCCTGGCAATAGATTTCTATCCCAGGTATTTAACGGGACAACCCTCTACGTACATCCGCTTTCTGGAACATTCCCAGATGGAACTGCAACATACGATGGTGCTAGATTCCGTCCAATGGAGTACAAGGGTCTAGCTGGAGCTGCAGCTTTTCCATCAGGTTTTGGTCATGCTGATAGAGTAAGTGATTACAGCTACAACAACAATATTTTCGACGGAGTGCCGTCTGCTGATATATTTGCTAATACAGGCCATGCTGCAAGAACAGAAGCACAAGGTGCGCCATCTTCTTTTGGAGTTTTCAAACCAGAAGAATTCCAAGGTGTGACAAGTTCTAAGATATTTACAGTTGGATATGGTCAGGCTAATACGACGGGTGATTATGGAAGAGAAAAAGTTCAAGAGTATTTCGGCGTACCATCTGCAAAAGCTCTCTAATTATTATTCTTCCCCAATACATTTAGAAAAAGATAGTAAAGTATCTGGTTTATTTGGTTGGGCAGTTTTGGTAAGCTATATTTTAGCCTATGATATATTCGCAATTAAAACAAAAAAAACAGAAACACTGACAAGATCTTTTTGGAGATTGTCAGAAGGTAAAATATCTAAAGCTCCAGTAATGGGTCTTTGGCTAGCAGTAACTTTTCACCTTATGCTTGAGAAAGATGTAAGAAGAAAAATAAATAAATGAGTTCTAGCCTCATCAAAGTAGCATACTAAATGCTATAATGATAGAGGCGTTAAGACAAAGAAGTCCCGCTCTTATGAGCGGGGTTTTCTTTTTTAGAAGTGGTTTTATAGGTTTGGTCATCTTTAGATGGAGATAGTTAGGATTATATGGTAATCGATGATCTCGAGAGGGTTGTCAAAGAAGATATAATATCAGTAGACGTTGCCGATATGTACTTAAGAATCTATGTTGCGGACATTGACTGGAAGCCACACATTTCTCAGCTTTGGGTAAATACTAAGAATAAAATAGCTGACGAAGCAGAAGCCAAGAACCACATTAAAAAGGCTATTGCATGTGCAACCCTAATGCCATTTTATGATAAGTCAATCATAACAGACCCTCCTCAAAACATGTTGTTTTGGTTGCCAACTTGGGTTCAGTTTAATCAAAAAGACTGGATTGATATATATAAAAAAATGGTAAATGAAGACATTCAAATAAGAAAAAATAGAAAAAAAATGCTATCATATGGTGTGATTGAATCTATAGATTATGTCCCAATGACTAGGCAGGCTTTCAATTGGTTGTACTCAAAGTCTGAGGATTCACACTGTGTAACGCCAGATAATAAAGCAGACATAGTTAAGAAGTTTCAAAACTTAATTAAAATTTATGGCGGTGCTGTTATATGTAACACATTCACAAAGCACGAAAAGAATATTAACAAAGTCTTGAACTGGAGAAGTGGATATTTTATAGAAAGAGAAATATATAAAGTTTATACCATGGATCAAATATGTAAAATAAAAGAACTAGAAATATCTAAGATAGATAAAAAGTATGTCAAAATTTTAATAAAAAATAAGGAGAAATTTTAAATGTCTGACACAAGTATATTACACGAAATAGCTAACCAATCAATAAACACTTCAATAAAAAGCTCTTTATTTTCTTTTCACTTAAGTGATGACTTTATTTCTTCCTTTAAAGGTAAAGCTTCTCCATTCGGATATAAAGATGCCGGTGGAAACTCTCTTGGTGAAATTACATTTCTTCGTACATACTCAAGAATAAAAGAAGATGGCACCAAGGAAACTTGGGTTGACGTGTGTGAAAGAGTTATCAATGGAATGTACTCTCTTCAGAAAGATCATTGTAAAAAAAATAGACTTCCATGGAACGACGCAAAAGCGCAAGCTTCTGCTAAAGAAGCTTTTGATAGACTCTTTAATCTAAAGTGGACTCCACCAGGAAGAGGTCTCTGGGTGATGGGGACACCTATTGTTAATGATCAAAAAAACTCAGCTGCATTACAGAACTGTGCATTTGTTTCAACTTCGGAAATGAACAAGCATAATCCGGCTAAACCATTTGGTTTTCTTATGGAAGCATCCATGCTGGGTGTTGGCGTAGGCTTTGATGACAAGGGTGCTGATAAGGACTTCGTGATCTATGAACCCACAAAGTCTACTGTTATAGAATTGATTGAAGACAGCAGAGAAGGTTGGAGAGACTCCACTATTGCTTTAATAAATTCATATCTTAAATCAGATCAAGCTGTCATTGAATTTGACTACTCTTCAATTAGACCTTTGGGTACTCCGATCAAAACTTTTGGTGGAACAGCATCTGGTCCAGCGCCATTAATTAAATTACATACAGCAATTAGGAATATCTTTAATGCTAGAAATGGTGAAAAGTTAACAAGAAAAGATATTGCAGATATTGGAAACCTTATTGGTGTTTGTGTTGTTTCTGGAAACGTTCGTCGTTCTGCAGAACTTTTAATTGGTAGAATTGACGATGAAAGTTTCTTGAATTTAAAGAATCCTGCTGTTTTTCCAGAGAGAAACTCTTATGATCCACAAAACCCAGGGTGGGGATGGATGTCTAATAACTCTGTAGAAACACATGTGGGTCAAGATTTGTCTCCTATAGTTGAAGGAATTGCCCTCAATGGTGAGCCAGGTGTTATATGGCTTGATGTGTCACGCAAGTATGGTCGCCTAGCTGATCCGCCAAATAATAAAGACTGGAGAGTAGCGGGCTACAACCCTTGCGCAGAGCAATCACTTGAGTCATATGAATGCTGCACTCTTGTAGAGACCTATTTAAATCGACACGATAACATTGAAGATTATAAGAGAACACTAAAGTTTGCCTACTTATATGCTAAGACAGTAACCCTTCTTCCAACCCATTGGGAAGAGACTAATGCTATCATGCAAAGAAACCGCAGAATAGGAACATCAATGTCAGGTGTTGCTAACTTTGCAGACAAACTTGGAATGCCAGTATTAAGAGAGTGGATGAACTCAGGCTATGCTACAATTAAAAATTACGATACAGTTTACTCTGAATGGCTTGGCATTCGTGAATCAATTAAAATGACAACAGTAAAGCCATCCGGCACTGTGTCTATTCTTGCTGGTGAATCTCCAGGTGTACATTGGACTCCAGGTGGAGAATACTTTTTGCGAGCTGTTAGATTTTCTAATGAAGACCCGATGCTTCCGTTATTCAAAATGGCCAACTACAACGTAGAGCCGGCAGCAGAGTCTCCAGATACAACTTCAGTTGTTTTCTTTCCAATTAAATCTGAAGCAAGAAGATCAGAGAAAGATGTAACAATCTTTGAAAAAATGGCATTAGCTGCAGCTGCTCAAAGATACTGGTCAGACAATTCAGTTTCTGTAACTATATCTTTTGATGCAGAACAAGAAAAAAAGCATGTAGGGACAGTTTTACATATGTATGATGGCCAGTTAAAAACTGTTTCATTCTTACCTCAAGGTAATCATACGTACTTGCAAATGCCGTATAGCCAAATCTCAGAAGAAGAATACAATGAGATGTCAATGAAACTATTCCCAATAGACTTCTCTGGAGTTTACGCAGGTATGGCAGCAGATGCTATTGGCGAAGCTTACTGTACTACAGATTCATGTGAGATAAAGTTTATACAAGATAATTCTAAGTAAGAGGTTTTAGTGTCTGAATTTGAAAATGAAGATATAGATAAAATGTTTGAAGCAATAATTTCTTCTGATGATTTAGATGGAATTAAATCTTCTTCAATAGAAGGAATAATAAATGTAGAAAATGTATCTATAGAATCTCTTCTTAAGGAATTTACTTTAATTTTTCAATCTATTTCTAGAGCTGCAGTTCATGTAGGAGACTTAATGTTTAATTATCTTTCTGTAGAAGATTATTCTACAGATCAAGAGTTAAAAGAAATTCTTGGAAATATATACAAGCTAACAGAAGACTTAGATGAATACATGGTAGAATTAATGTTTGAAGATACTTTTGATGATCTTGAATTAGACGAAGGTGAAGAAGATGATGAGTGATAAAAATATAATTAAAGTATTAGACAATGGCTACGTAAGACTAGTCGATCATATGGGTTCAGATTTATCTGTAGTCAATGCTGCCAGAGCTTCCTTTGCTAAAGAAAGCGAAGCTTTTACGACACAAGATGCTAGACTAATTGATTTTCTTGCTAGAGAGAATCACATGTCTCCTTTCCGTCACGCATTCATGACTTTTGAATTTAAAGCCCCGTTAATGGTTGCAAGACAGCATTGGAAATATGTAGTTGGCTCAGATCATACTATGGATTCATGGAACGAATCCTCAAGAAGATATGTGACGATGGAACCTGACTTCTATGTTCCAAAGGCTGATGGATGGAGACTTGCTCCAGAAGATAAAAAACAAGGATCTGCTGGAATATGTGATCCATTTACTGGGGCAACACTAACCGAGCAACTAGTAAGATACATAGAGCAGGGTGAAGCATTTTATAATCTAGCCATGCAGTCTGGCATTGCTCCAGAGCAGGCGAGATTATTCCTACCGGCTTACTCAATGAATGTAGTCTACAGATGGTCATGCAGTCTTCAGTCAGCATGTCTGTTCCTAGTCCAAAGATTAGAAGAAGCAGCACAAGAAGAAATTAGAGTATATGCAGAAGCTACTCTGAAACTAATTAAAGACTTATACCCCGTCTCCATTGAGGCCTTAATAGGGAAGTACTCTTATGTTTAGTAGCCTTTTACTAATTATTCTTTTTTCCATTATGATTAATTGGATAATTAGCCTATCTATAATGGCGCAAATATCTTCAAATAAAAAAACAAGATATAGATTTATAGCACTTTCAGCGTTGTCCTCTCTGCTAACTGGTTATATAATATACCTATTATGAGTTACGGTGAGTTAACAAGAAAAGATCTGCAATATATGCAGATGTGCTATAGCTCTTCTACCATATTTTCAACATGTGGTAAGAAAAAGTATGCTGCTTTATTAGTGGACGATTTTGGTCACATAGTCGGGTTTGGTTATAATGGTGGGCCAAGAAATTCAGTACACTGTGAGGACGGAGGCTGTCCACGATTTACTGACATGTCACCAAGTGGAAGCAACTATGATAACTGTATAGCTGTTCACGCAGAAGCCAATGCTTTTTTACATTCAGACTATAGCGCTAGACCAATCAAGCTTTACGTAAACGGTCCTCCATGTTTAACTTGCGCAAAGTTAATAGTGAACAGTACAGTTAGAGACGTCTATTATGTTGCTGATGAAGAATATTCAAATTGGGATGAAGTAGAAAAATTCATGAATACTTCTGGCATTAAAACATATAAGGTAAAATAAATTGGCAGCTTCAAAGGTAAATTACATTGTTATCTACGATGGACACAGTCAGGTCTACGGTTGCTCTTCAAAGAAGATTGCCCTAGAATCAGCACCGCCTGAAGGTTGTAGTATAAAAGATAAAAAAGTTTTATTCGTAACATTTGAACCGGATAATTCCAATCTATCTGCCTATAAAGTCTCAGATGAAGAAGTTTTCTCTGCAGATATAAAAGAAAGAAAAGAAAAGAAAACGGATAATGAGTAAGGGACAAAAGAAAAAACTAATATTAAAAATCCTCCCGGGGGAAGCAGCAATTGTTGCATCGGTGGATGTCTTGGAACACATATATGAAACATATTTGTATATGGCATCTTCTACAGACAGCGTTGAATCGGAATCGTGGCAAAGCGTTGCTGAACTAATCAGGGAATGGATTGACAAGACACAATACTCAGATGAAGGTGATTATGAAGAAGAATGGTGATTCGGTTATTATAATAGCCTTAAGTATTAGTGCATTTGTTGGTTATGTTTTATATCAGAAAAGTAAACATAAGAAGTTTGTTTCTTCAAACACTTTAACTATTGAAAACTTTGTCAATAGACTAAGTGAATATGATATGTCGCCTCAAAAAGAAGCTTCAAATTTCTTTTACGATTTATTAGAATGTGGCTTTAGTCCTCAGAATGCATTTGCAACAGTGCAAAAAGAAATAGATGATGCAGGAAGTTTTTTTAAATGATAGACCTATGTATAGTTAATTACAATTCTAGAAAGCAAATAGAAAGACTTTTGGACGTCTTGCATTCTAGCTTAGATAGTCCAAATGGCGCGCTTGAAAAAAATTGGAATTTGTATATTACAGATAATGATTCCCAAGATGACTTCATACAGTGGATACGAGAAAATGAAGAGAGATATTTAATAGATAGAGTTTACCTGCGTCGCAATATAGGTTACTCAGCAGCTTGTAATATGATGGCTCGTGAATCTAATTCAGATATTATTGCACTCTTAAATGCTGATGTTTGGTTTTCAAATGAAGATCTTATAAAAATCCAAAGCATCTTTGATGAGAATAAAGATATTCATATACTCGGCCCAAAACAAAGAGACGAGAATGGTTTAATAACACACGCTGGTATTGTCGGCACCAACTTAAAACCAGGGCATAGAGGCTGGAGAGCTGAAGATAAAGCAGACTCTTTATTCAGAGATAGAGTAAACTGCGTGACAGTGTCAGGATCTGCTTACTTCATAAGACGAGAAGTGTGGAATGCATTGACTAACAATCCTAAGTATAGAGAATTATATCCAAATGCAATTGGCGCATTCTTACCTACACCTCATTACTACGAAGAGACATGGTGTTCATACTTTGCTAGACACTTAGGATACAATGTAGTGTATGATGGATCTGTATCAATAGGGCATAGCTGGCATGCATCTTCTCCAAAACCAGGTGAAGGCTATAGTCATGCTGATGCACAGTTTCCAATAAGTAGAGAAATATTTAGAAAAGCTTGTGATTCTATAGGTATAGAAAGAGACTAAAGTGTGGAGAAATAAAAAAATATTCGTAGCTGTTCCAGCTTTCAATGAACACTTTACTCATGTTACAGTAGAAGACGCTTTTGAAAAAGCTGACAAACCTGAAAATATTTATTTTGGTATTTTTAATCAAAAAACAAATTCAAATAATTTTGAAGATTTTACGTCTTACAAAAATGTAAGGTGTATTCATGCAAATTATAAAAAGCCACTTGGCGCAGGATTAGCCAGATTAATTGCCTCTACTCTTCATGATGATGAGAGATACTTTTTACAAATTGACGCCCATACAATCTTTGCAAAAGGATGGGATTCAGTACTTATTAATGATCTAGACTTGCTATTGAGGCATGTTGAAAAACCTGCAATATCTCAAAGTTGTGCTTGGCATCAAGTTTCAGTTTATTTTGATCCGGATAAAGTGTATATAAAAAATTTTAATGGCGTTCAAGCATATCCATTTTTTCCAGAAAAAGGAAAACCTATAACTCACGAAGATAGAACAAGAATAAATGAAGAAAAGTTTCTTGGAAAATTTTTAGAAAATCATTTGTCCCTGGGATGTAGTGGGCTTTTTTGTTTATCTGATTTTATATATGAAATATCTTACAATCCTTTTATAAAATTTACTCCAGAACAAGAATTTACAGCACTCAGAGCATGTACAAGAAATTATAGATTCTTTAGTTCAGAGAAGAGTATGGTATCTACCTTGGGTAAAAATAAAACTGATGGATTTATTGATTTAGACTATCCAGATGATAGAAAATTTTTATTTGAAAATGAAGATATAGATAAAATAGGCATGCATGAATACATATATGGAAAAAAATTTGGTTTTTATGGAGCCCCTGACTATAATTCATACCAAGATTACTTATTAAGATCAAAAATAGATTTTAATACATCTAATGTTTATGGAATTGACTATTAATATATTTTAAAAATAGGTGGTTTGTAAATTTCTATAGATTTATTTGAATAATTATAATTAATTTTTTCCATATTATTGTGCTGATACAATAAATCAGTACAAGATTTAAACTTTTTAGTGGAAAAACTTCCATTAATAATTTCTTTACATCTTGCCATAAATCTACTTACATCTTCTTCATTTGCATGCCCTATTCTAAAATGATGATAACAGTAATCTTCATATGTAGTACCTATTCCAAAAAAACCATAATTACCCAATTTCCACTTTGGCCCATTCGTACCATGGGGCAAGTGTTCGTAATACGTTGGATATATGCAGCGATACCATTTACTATTTTGCTCAGCTACATAGCTTATTTCTTCTGCAACATCTGATCTTGAAGTTTCTTTAAAGGATGTATTTAAATCTAATAAACATTTTTTTGAAATAATAAAAAAAGCAGGTCCGGCATAGACGTGTGAAGCTGGAAATTTATGATTTGAAGTTTGAGCTATTCCTAAAAAAGTTTCATGTTTTTTGACATATTCGTAACACTCTTTTATTTTATCTACATTTATTGGAACGCAGTCTATGTCAAAGAATCCTATTATGTCATCGTCTGAATCTTCACATATTATGTTCATCCAGTCTGAATGATTTATCCAATTTGATTTAACATAGTCACTTGGTCTGCAATAGTTAATATTTAAATTTAAAAAATTACATACTTCTTTATGAGACTTAACTACATCATCAGATATATTATCCCAGTATAAAGTGTTAAACTTAAAAGTTTCCCAACTTGTTTCTTTTAATATTTTTTTTGTAAACAACTATCAATCCTTTTATTTTAAAACTTTAACACTTGACTATAAAAAGATTGCTTAAGTCTTTCTTCGTCTGAAGCATTACTGATTCTTTTTAATATATCTGAGTAGCTAAGATATTGCCAGCATAGTGGTGGATATATTACGTAGGCATTTATGTTCTTTTGTTCATTTGCAAGATGAACATCACACGGTTTGCTGAAGTCGTTAAATTTTGATATAAACAGATCATAAATACTTTCATTAAATGCAATTGCATGTGTTGTCACCGTGTAGTTACACTTATAGACATTTTCAGAAATTTTTGTAGGCTTTTCCACATGATGGCCACCAAGATATAAAATATCCCAATCTTTTGGAAGTTCGTTGTTAAAAATTTTTATAAATTTATATAGAAAATTTTCAGAAAACTCTATATCATCCTCAAAAACTATATAATTTTTTAACTTTAAGTATTTAGCCATCTTCATTATATGTAAATGTGACATACTGCAGCCTAAAGCTCCAGGAGTTCCAATACTGTCTGATATTGGTTTTAATTCTAAATTAAAAAGAGAACCATCAATTGCGGCAATTCTTTCAACCTCAATGTTTAATAGTTTGAATTGACTCCTGGCACGCTGCCACCTATCTTGTCTTCTTTCTAAGTTAATACAAAAAGCTTTATCAAAAAAAAGATTTTTTGTATTATCATTCATTTGGTTCACCTTTACCTGTATCATGTATTATATAATATACTATCATATTTTTTGTGATATAATATATAATTGTTTTTAAAAAAATTTGTAATTACATAATTTTAGGAAAGGACTAAATTGTCTATACAATCCTACGGATCTTTGTTTGCAGGAGTTGGTGGAATTGATATAGGTTTAGATTCTGCTGGTTTGCAATGTAAGTTTCAAGTAGAATGGGACAGTAACTGTCTGCAAACTCTTGAATATCATTGGCCAACCGTTCAGCGTTGGGGTGATATATGTAATGTAGATGGAAAAGGCCTTACACCTGTAGATCTAATTACATTTGGATCCCCTTGTCAAGACTTGTCTAACGCAGGAAAAAAAGCTGGGCTAAAAGGTAGTAGGTCTAATCTATTTTTTGAAGCAATTAGAGTCATTAAAGAAATGAAAGAGAGTACGGGTGGAGAATATCCAAAGGTCGCAATTTGGGAAAACGTCACTGGAGCCATGTCTTCCAATAGTGGTGACGACTTTGAGGCAGTCATCAAAGAAATGGCAGGCTTGGGGAGTTATCACTTGGAATGGTCAGTCCTTGATGCACAGTACTTCGGAGTGCCCCAAAAAAGAAGAAGAGTTTTTGTCATCGCTATCCTCGATCCTTCAATTGCCAGAAGAAGTCCACAGCAAATATTACCTGTCGAAAAAAGCAGCAAAAGGAATCTTAAGAAGAGTGTCAAACAAGAACAAGAAGATCCCAAAGAACTTGCAAGCTGCCTTAGAAGTGGTGGCGAAGGAGGAGTACCCTCAAGTAGAGGGGAAAACCTAGTAGTAGATGATAAAGGTGTGCGTAGATTTACTCCAATAGAATGCGAAAGATTAATGGGCTGGCCCACAAATCACACTTTATATAGAGCTGACGGCAAGACTAATAGCGATAATACTCGTTATAAAATGTGTGGAAATGGCGTAGTAAGTCCTGTGATAAAATGGGTAATAGACCAAATAAAAAAAATATAGAAAGATACTATAATGGATGAAAATAATATAGACACTATTTTTGTAGCAATTCCTGCATTAAATGAATACTTTACTGATACAACTATCCAAGATGCTTATAAAAAAGCTAAGTATCCTTCTAATGTTTTTTTTGGAATATTTAATCAAAAAACTAATGAATCTAAATTTGAAGACTTCTCTGAATATCCGAACGTTAGATGTGTTAATGTGTCATACAAAGAGCCATTGGGAGTAGCTTTTGCTAGATTAGCTTGTACTACCCTGCATAATAATGAGGAATATTTTCTACAAATTGATGCACACACAATCTTTGTAAAAGATTGGGATTCTATTCTAGTTGAAAATATAAAAGAATTAAAGAAATATTGCGATAAACCACTGATCTCGCAATCTATATCATGGCATGGTGAAGAAGCATATTTTGATCCGGAGAAGAAGTATATTAATAATTTTATGGGAGAAAAAGCTTACCCTCTTTCTGTTAGAGAAGATGGTCTAAGTACTCACGTAGATGAATCTAGGGAACATGAAGAAAAAATATTAGGAAAGTATTTAGAGCACTACCTTTGTTATGGTGGCGGTGGACTTTTTGGAGATTCAAAATTTTTATATGAAATATCCTATAATCCATTTATCCCTTTCTGTCCAGAACAAGAAGTAACTGCATTAAGGGCTTCGACAAGAGGGTATAGATTTTTTAGTTCAGACAAAACTGTTATATCAACTTTGGGAAAACATCCAGAAAATGGTTTTACTAAAGAAAAATATCCAGACGATAGATTGTTTGCTTTTAATGGAGTTCTTGAAGGTAAAAAAATATATGGAAATTTTGGCTATGATTATCTTTATGGTAAAAAATTTGGTTTTTGGGGAGCAGAAAATAAAGAAAAATATGATGAATATGTAAAAATATCAAATAATTATTTTGAAGAAAATGATAAGAAATATCAAAATTTAAAAAAGGAAAATTAAAATGACAGATAAATTCAATGTATACTTATACAACGCAGAAGTTAAAAAAATAGTTGATGGAGATACATTTGATATCCTTATTGACCTAGGATTTGATACTTTTAGAAAAGGTAGAGTAAGATTATATGGAATAAATACTCCAGAGAGTCGCACTTCAAATCTTGAAGAAAAGAAAATGGGACTGGCTGCTAAAGAGTTCACAGATCAGTGGATTACTGCTGCGGGTAGCAAAATTAAAATAGAAACAATTCTTGATAAAAATGAGAAGTACGGAAGAATACTTGCTAGAGTGTGGAACGAAGCAGGAGCTTGTCTGAACACAGATATAGTTGCTGCAGGGTTAGCCAGAGAATATTTTGGTGTAGGCGATAAGACATTCCAGGAATTCAAGAAAGAAAAGTAATGCAAACATTTTTACCATATCCTGATTTTATTAAGTCAGTTCAAGTATTAGACTATCGCCGGTTAGGAAAACAACGTGTTGAAACATATCAAGTTCTTAATGTTCTACTCGAAAGAACGCATACGAAAGGTTGGCGTAACCATCCAGTTACTCGTATGTGGGCTGGTTACGAAGAAGCACTAAAGGTTTATCAAAACCACACGATTGCTGAGTGGATGAATCGTGGGTATAAAAACAATATGGTATTTGAAGAAGTAGATAGCAGTAATATAGTTCTGCCATCATGGTTTGGTAATGATCAATTTCATCGTTCACATAGATCAAATCTTCTTAGAAAAGATTATGAATATTATTCTCAGTATTTTGACGATCCGTCAGATTTAGAGTATCATTGGCCAGTATGAGTGTAACAATATTCTTATCAGGTGCAATGGATTATGTAGGCGAGTACGCAACAAGCTGGCGTAAGGAAGCTACATTTTTATTAGATCAACGTGGTTATTCTGTATTGGATCCAACATCTATACCAGAAGACTATTCAATGTCTCCGGAAGAAATTGCACAAAAAAATTTGTTTATGCAGAAGAAATCAGATCTTTTGCTGGTAGAATACATGTTAGAAGATAGAGCATACATAGGAACTGACTTTGAGTTAGCATGGGCAAAAATCCATGGCCAGCCCACAGTTGTTATGTGTGCTAATCAATATAAAGATCGCATATATATGAAATATATGGCAACCAAACTTGCAGACAATCTGCAAGATGCGATAGAATACATCGCAGTACATTATCCAACAAAATAGAAAAGGAAATAAAAATGTCAGATAACAAGTTCAAGTACTTTACTGTTACTACAACTACACTTGTCCGTGCCAACAACAAGAGCGATGCCCAGAAGCTTGCTGCTGGTCGACGCAGCGTAACTGGTGAAGTCATGTTCCATGACGTTGAAATTGAGCGCATCTCTGCAGTGGAAGCACGCCAGCAGATCGAAGCCTAATAATTTTATTAACTATAGGGGAGACTGCTTATGTGGTCTCCCCTATATTCATTTAAAGGAAAAATATGATATACGCTCAAATGGTAGGAAGAAATGAATCTTCTAGATTCTTAGAAGAAGTTTTACAAAGAATATCAAGTCAAGTAGATAAAATAATTTTTACTGATGACTGCTCAACCGATGATACTCCAAATATAGCTGCAAAGTATGCAGAGGTATTCTCTACTCCAGAGCCTCTTTTTGCAACTCATGAGGGTAGATTAAGAGCAAATGCCTGGGGCAACTTAGAGAAGTTTGCTTCTCCTGGAGACTGGGTAATTGCAATTGATTGTGACGAAATGCTTTTTGACATAAACAATATTAATTCTATAGATATAAAAAGTGTTTTATCTAGGTCAGAATTTGATGTTGTAAATGTTAGATTTTATCATATGTGGAGTGAGACTCATTACAGAGTCGACAAGTTGTGGGCTCCTAATAATTCATCTAGAATTTTTAGATTTCAAGAAAATGCAGGCTTTCTCAACAAGGCCTTAGCATGTGGGTCCGAGCCAACTTATGTTTCTCAATGGATGGGAAACAGAAACTATTGGCTTCACTCTGGTCTAATCATGAAGCACTTAGGTTATACTTATGATGAAGACAAAAAAAGCAAGTATGAAAGATACTCAAATTTAGATGGCGGAAAATTCCATCAGATTGACCATATCAATTCTATAGTAGATCCTAATCCAGTATTAATCCAGTGGGAAAATTTCGGTATATAAAATGGAAGACGTTAATAAAATTTTAGATCCAGTAAAGTCAATCATTGCTCTTACTGAAAAAATTGAAAGAAAGAATAAGTTTGCCTATGTAAACATATCAAGATCTGCAATTGGTGCAGCTCTAAATACTTCGGAGAAAAAACCTCCTAGATATTTTATAAAGTCACTTTCCAAATGTATGTCGATTGAAGATGAAAACTTCTTGAAAGCATTGCCTCTTGAATTCTCTAACGAGATAGAGTCTGGAAAGCTTAATAGCATAGGCTTAAGTAGTAACTCTACATACTATGATGCTGGTATGTTTGAGCACTTTTTTTCTAATAAAAAAGAAGTAATTGATATATTTATCAATCACTATATTAGGGATTCTAAGAATGTTATTTTAACATTCCATGATAAAAAAACTGTTGAAAAGATTTTTGGACAAAACCAATACGTAATCACAGTGCCTTACAATAATTACTATGATAAGCTTGACTCTATTGTTGCTCAGATAAGTGAATTTGAAAATGGCGTAGATGCGGTCATACTTGATTGCCCACTGTTGGCAACTGCTATTGCACCCAAGATATGGGAAACTATGAATGTGTCAATAATTGACTTTGGCAAGTTTATCAGTTCGGCAAAGTTCCATCTAAATATGGATAGACCAAGATTTACAAAAGATGAAGGTAATAAATACCCTAATAAAAGATATGACAAGAAGTAACTGGGAAGAAGAACAAGACGATACTGAGCTAATTGTAGATTTACTCTTTGAAAGTAGTCTTAGTATATCTGACATAGCAAAAGAAGTAGGTTGGACTGTTAATAAAGTAAACCAAAAGATTAACCAACTTGGTCTGTCTTGGTTGAAAAACTCTAGAAAAAAAATGTCTAGAGGTCAGTCCTCCCTTACTTTCATGATGCAAAAACTCCTTCCGGGAGAAAAAATAATAAATGAATTTTATTTAGAAGATAAATTAAGACTTGATATCTACTGTCCTACCTATAAGTTAGCAGCCGAATATCATGGTAGACAGCACTTTTATTACACGGCTAGATTCTATGAATCAAAATATGATTTTTACGAAGCTCAAAAAAGAGATACAAAAAAAGCCGAAATGTGTAAACAACAAGGCATTGCATTAGTTGTTTTTAGGTATAATGATCAGCTTACAGAACAGTCTGTATTTAATAGAATGCTGCAGGCGATAAAAGATTCACCTTTTATCAAAGAGCAGAAGGTAAAAAATAATACATATGAATCAGACTTTTATAAATCTATGAAAAAGAAAAAGTCCGAAGAACGTAAGAAAATCTACAGAGCAATTAAGGATGAAAAAAAGAATGGTAACAGAAGTTCTTGAAGAAAATTCTGACATACCTATTGAGTATCAGATATTTGCACTCTCTTTAAGAGAAGATGGTGCTATATCTGCATTCGCAAACGAGCTTGCTCCAGATATAGTTGGGATTAATCATGGTCAAAAAGGTGTTCATGAATTTTACCTAGCACTTCTTGCATACCATTCTGTAACTCAGCTATCTATGGTAAATCCTGTAGGTTTTAAAAATTGGCTTGAATCAGAAACAGACATAAGAGAAGGTCTTGGCGGAAACGCTGGCGTTTCAATTATGATGGACTTACTTTTATCCATTGAGCTTTCAACTGTTGAGTCAGTTATTCAGATAGTAAAGTACAAAGCTAACAAAAAAAAGCAGCTTGATTACCTGCAAGAACTTCAGCATATACTATCTCAAAAGGGAGTTAAATCTGAAAAAGATACAGCAAGAATCAATTTACTTACATCAGAAATAAAAGAATTAGAAAATAGCGTTAACTATGATCCCTTGGAAAAACTTACAACAGCAAACGACATCTCTAATAGGGCTGAAGATCTATTAAATATTCCCAGCTTTCTGCCAACGCAGTTTAAAGCTCTTAATAGAGCAATGGGGTACACAGATGACGGTGGGTTCTATAAGGGCGCTGTACACGCAATCATAGCTGCCTCAGGCAAAGGTAAGAGCACGTTCGCTAAGTGCCTAGTTAATAACTGGGTAGAGTGTGGATATACGGCTTTGTATGTAAACTTTGAAGAGGCTGTTGGTCACTGGGAGAGAATCTTAATGACTCAGATTATTGGCAAAAATGTCTATGCGGAGTCAGAGAACTGGTCTGAGGATCAGAAGACCTATTACCTTGGTAAGTTTAAAGATAAATTAAGCCAATGGGGAAATAGGTTACTTGTTAGACATGACCCTGAGACTCCATACTTTGAGGACCTTGAAAAGTGGTTGAGAGATATCATTGACTATGCCAAGACTCCTGACGTTGTAGTCATAGACACGATACAGTCTATGTTTACAAAGGGTGGCAAAGGTAAGCCTAGGTGGGGCGAGTTTGAAGAGATGATGGTTAAGCTAGAAAAGCTAGCTAGAGATATGAATTGTGTTGTTATTATTACAGCTCAAGAAAACTCAAATAGAATGAAAGAAAAAAGAGAAGTTGTACAACAATCTGACACTGGTGGCTCTTTAGCCATACAACAAAAGTGTGCTGTAACAATATTTATCACACAAAAAAAATTAATTAGTGGTGATGACTCTGAAGATGATAATATAATGCAGCTGCAAATTCCAAAGAATAGAATAACCGGATCAAGCTTTCTTTATAATCCTCCCTTGGTTAGATATGTGGATTCAAGAAAAGTATATGAAGAGTATGAACCAGTTACAGAAAATGATTACGACACAAGTTCTCTTTTAGATGAACTATTAGACGATAGCGATTTTGACATATGAAAGAATTAACAATAGAAGCAATTAAGGATTATCAAACTTGTGCTTTACTTTACAGTTATAGGCACGATCAAAAACTTCCTGAGACAATTATGAGCAGAGATTTAATCACTGCAAGATTTGAGAATACACTCAAAAGTGTTATCAACTACTTCTTCTATAAAAAACAAGGGGGAATAGTTCCTTCTTATGCATCCCTTTTAAATAGGTGGGAGAAGTTGTGGTTCAGTAAAGACGCAACAGCTTACGACATAATACATGAACAGCATGAAAGTTTCTACGGAAACACAGCTAGCTTTACATCTAGAGCTTCTGCGTCACTACTTGACTTTTACAATAAGCATTCAGAATCAAATGCTATACCAATAGCTATTGATCAACAATTCTACCTACCATTAGATAAGTCTATAAAAATTAATAGTAAATTTGATTTAATAACGTTTGAAAACAATGAGTACTTTGTTTACAAGTGGGTTTTTAACTTTAGGAATTCACATACATCTCTTTATCAAATGGACTTCTCTATACTTTATGAAGCTTTTAAACATAAGTTTCCAACTAAAATAAGTAAAACAAGATTCGGTCACTACGACTTACTTTCTTCTTCTCAAAAATTTTCTGAATACGAGTTAAATGAAGATGATACTAAAGCTTTGAAGTATTGGTGTAGCGTCGTACAAGAGGATGACAAGTATGTGCCAAGAAGAGGTCTAACCTCGTATTGCAAAAAGTGTCCTTTTGATAAACCTTGTTCTAACTGGAAAGATTGGGAAGTTTAAAGTTGGCTAAAGATTCAATATTAGATGAAATTTTAAATAAAGAATCAGATTCAATTTCTCTTGAAGAGGAATCAAAAATACTTGAACCTTTATTTCATGAAATAGAAATGATATCAGATAGCAATATTAAGAGTTTTGTTAAATCAATCTTGCTAAGAGCAGATGGCTTTTGGACTATACCATCAAGCTTCTCTGGAAAGTATCATCCTAGTGATGAACATAATTCTGGGGGAAATGTTCTTCATACAAAAAGAGTTGTTAGAACAGCTAAAATAATTTCAGATTCTTATTCTCTATCTTCAGAAGAAAGAGATCTTGTTTACGCTGCGTGCTTATTGCATGACATAACTAAGGGTACCTTAGATAACGATAAGAAGCATTTTTTTTATGACCCAATGCATCCCTATACTGTTGGGAAATTCGTTCAACAGTGTCAAGAGTATGATAAAAAATATGCAGGAGAAGCACAATCTTCTACCCTATTTGTCCCAGAGGAAACTGTTCAATCGATTCTTAGATTAGTTAGATGCCATCTAGGGCCGTGGTCTCCCGTTCCAGAGACCGTGCCAATTACGTATTTAGATATAATTGTTCACTTATCTGATAATGTTGCATCAAAAGTTCACTATATTGTTGATGGTGAAGATATAATAGAAGAACGATGGAAGATATAATTAAAGATAGAGTATTAATTAGAAGTTTTGTACTCGACAGCCTAGACTACCTAATAGAAGAGTCAGTTTACTATAGGTCTTTTTCAGATCAGATAAAGAATAGTCAGAGATACGTTTTATTTACTTCAGGAAATGAAGAAGGTAGTTGTAAATTGCCATGAAAATATCAAGTGATCCATCTAAGTACACATATAAGTGGAGATATTTAGAAATAGCTAGATACATTCCACAACTAAAAAGAGTCATTAGAGAAAAGAAAAATGACTTTCCAATTCTTCTTGATGTAGATGTAATTAAAAAGTATTCTGACAAGTATGACAATACCGGAATATACAGTTCTATCTGGCATTTTGATGATCAAGATCTTTCCAAGGCTACTAGGTTGGGTTCTTTATATTTCGATATAGACAATAGCGACATAAGTATTTCTTGGCAAGAAGCTAAAACTTTGTATCTTCATTTGTTAAATTTTATACCAGAAGAATCAATAATAGTTTATTACACAGGTAAAAAAGGTTTCCATATTGAATGTGAAGCTTTAGCTTTGGGCATAAATCCATCAAATAGACTTCCAACCTTATATAGATATATAGCAAAAGACTTATCAGTAAGTCTGAACTTAAATTCTTTAGACTTTTCTGTATATGATGCCAGAAGAATGTGGAGATTACCTGGAACTAAACACCAAGATACTGGTCTTTTTAAAACTAAATTAAGTAAACAAATTTTATTCAGCGATATAGAATCGATAACGGAATACTCTTCTGTGTTACAGGACAATTCTATTCCTGAACAACAGTTTAACTTTACTGCTAACGAATGGTTTAGGCAGTACTCTTATCAAATGGAAGAAGAAAAGAATAAGCCAAAGGATGTATTAGCTTATTTTAATGAGTTTGGTTCAAATGGTAGGGTTAATTTTGATGATCGAAATAAAGTCTTTGATAAGAAAAATTTATTAAACAGCTGCTCAGCATTTTCTAGAATAGAAAAAGAAGCGACTGAAAACCATCATATCGATCATGAGTCTAGACTATTTCTTTGCTCTATATTAACTTACACTGATGAATCGGTACAATATCTACATGAAGTATTATCAAAGTGTGACGATTATAATCCCAAGAAGTCTTCTGCTCACATAGAAGACTGGATAAAAAGAAGAGAAATAGGGATAGGAGGAAGACCCTATACCTGCGCTAGAGCTAACTCAGCCGGCGTTGGTTGTGGAGACTGCTCATTGGAATATAAGAAAAAGTGGGTAAAGATAGGCGATAAGTTTGTTGAGACAAATGACAAGAATGAACCATCGCCAATTAGATTCGCATATAAAATAGTTAAGAAAGGAGAAAAAAATGATTGAAAATGATGAAGATGTTATTGGAACTTGTAGTGAGTGCCATTCAGACCAGCCAGAACAGTACATGTACAGGAGCCCTTTTGCACAAGAAGGAAAGAATGTACCGTGTAAATTTTGTGGTGGAGTTGTAATAATAACCTATAGGGAAACAAGAAATCAAGCCTTGGGACAAAGTGATAATAGTAGAGGAATAAGTTGAAGAATTGGACTAACCTACATAACCACACTGTTTATTCTACACTAGATGGACATGGTGGCGTAGAGCAATACCTTAATAGAGCTAAGGATCTTGGCATGGTCGGGTTAGCTACGACCGATCATGGCAATATCCACTCATGGCTAGATTTCTATGATGCCGGAATGAGCTGTGGAGTTAAGCCAATATTAGGTTCTGAATTCTATCAAGCAAGAAAAACTCGTTTAGATAGAGACGAAGAGGAAAGAGCTGGCAAGTCAAAGAATGAATGGGAACAAAGAGGTCCATATCATATAACTATACTTGCAAAAAATAACACTGGGTATCACAATATAATTAAAATGTCCTCTAGAGCTTTTACCGAGGGGTTCTATGTTAAGCCTAGAGTAGACCATGAATTAATTTCTCAACATTCTGATGGAATAATTGTATTATCAGGCTGTCTGAATGGAGAGGTTTCTCAAGCACTCCTGAGAAAAGACTACAATACTGCACTTATGCATGCAAGTTCCATGCAAGACATTGTAGGTAAAGAAAACTATTTCATAGAAATTCAAAACCATGGAATAGAAGAGCAGCTACGAATCATACCAGACCTAATAAAGATAGCTAATTCAATAGGAGCCAAAGTGGTTCCTTCTGGAGACTGTCATTATGTGCATCAAGACGACGCACATGCTCATGACATAATGCTATGCGTAGCAACTAACTCCAACATAAATACACCAAATAGATTTTCTTTTTCTGGTGATCAATTTTACCTACAGTCTTACGACGAAATGGCTAAAGTTTTTACAGAAGAGTATCTTAAAAATACCATGCATGTAAACGACATGGTAGATGTTAATCTTAAATTTGGAGAAATACATTTCCCTAACTTTCCTATACCAACAAATGAGTCTTCAACTGAATACTTTGAAAGACTGGCATGGAATGGATTGAAAAAAAGATATGGTGAAGATCTGTCGCAAGAAGTTTTAGACAGAGCTAACTATGAGCTTAGAGTTGTCAAGGAAATGGGTTTCCCAGAATACTTTTTAGTTGTATCTGATTTAGTTCAATGGGCTAAAGAAAATGATATTAGAGTTGGATGGGGAAGAGGATCTGCTGCTGGCAGTGTATTGTCCTATGCTTTTGGCATAACAAATCTAGATCCAATTAAGTTTGGTCTTATGTTTGAAAGATTTCTTGTCGAGGGCCGAAAGTCAATGCCAGACATCGACCTAGACTTTGACGATAGGCATAGAGATAGAGTTATAGAGTATGCCCGTCAAAAATATGGAACAGATCACGTAGCCCACATATGTACATTCAATAGGACTGGAGCAAGACAGTCTATTAGGGATGCCGCAAGAGCCTTAGGATATGATTTTTCCGGGGGAGATAGAGTATCTAAACTTGTTCCACCACCAGTCTTAGGTGTATCAAAAAGTCTTACAGAGTGCATGGAAGTAGCAGAGTTTAGTTCTGAATATAATTCCAATGAAGATAGTAAAAAAATAATAGATACAGCTTTTGGTCTTGAAGGTTTAGTCAGACAAACTGGAGTCCATGCAGCTGGAGTGGTTATATCTAGAGACGCACTAACCGACTATCTTCCCATAATGCAAAAGGGTGTAGACTCACCCATGGTTACTCAATGGGACATGGGCAGAGTAGAACAATGTGGACTTCTTAAAATTGACTTCTTAGGTTTAAGAAACCTAGGCGTTATAGATGAATGTATTCAGCTTGTAAAGAGAACAAAGTCAATTGACATTGACCTAGAAAAAATACCTCTCGATGACAAAAGAACTTTTGAGGAGCTATGTAAAGGTAATGCTATAGGAGTATTCCAACTTGAGTCTTCTGGCATGAGACAGCTTATGGTCCAGCTTCAGCCTCAAGATATCAAGGATATCATGGCTCTTATATCCTTGTATAGACCAGGTCCAATGGGCTCTGGAATGGATAAGCTTTACATAAATAGAAAGCATGGTAGGTCTGAAATTAATTATGACCATCCTTCTATGAAAATAGCTCTTGAAGACTCTCTTGGGATCATGTTATATCAAGAAGACGTCCTAGCTGTTGCTAGAGCATTAGCTGGCTTTACTGTTTCCGAAGCTGATGACCTAAGAAAAGTAATTGGCAAAAAACAGATGGACAAAATTGCAAAGATAAGAAGAAAATTTGTTGAGGGATGCATTTCAAACTCAGATATATCTGAAGAAAAAGCCAACAAGATATTTTCTGATATCGAATATTTCGGTGGATACGGATTCAACAGAGCTCACGCAGCAAGCTATGCAATGGTTTCCTATGTTACAGCATACCTAAAGACTCACTACGTAGCAGAATACATGGCAGCTCTTTTAACTTCTGTTGCGGGAAATAAAGATAAGTCATCCGTATATCTTTCTGACTGTAGAAAAACAAATATAAAAGTTCAACCTCCATCAATCAATAGATCACTTCATGACTTTGACGTAGTGTCTGACTCTGAGATTCTCTTTGGTCTATCAGCTATAAATGGAATAGGACCTTCAATTGCTGATGCAATAATATCCTGTAGAGACTTAGACAATCCTTATACATCTATGCATGACTTCTTTAGAAGATCTGATACATCTGTTCTTAAAAAATCTACATTAGAACACCTTGGTGCAGCAGGTGCATTCGATGAACTGTTTCAGATTAATGAAGAAATAGAAATTAGTAGAAGAAAAGAATTAGAAATTCTTGAAAGAGAAAAAAATGAACTAGGAATATATGTATCTAGGCATCCTATCGAAGGAATTTGGGATTCCATAAGACCAAAAATAGATTCCGAAATATTTGAACTATCAGATCTTTATGCTGGTTCTAAAACAAAAATTGGTGGGATCATTACTTCAGTTAAAAAAATGATAACCAAAAAAGGCATGAAGATGTTCAAGCTGAATATAGATGATGTTACTTCAGGAATAGAAGTTATTGTATTTCCAAAAGAAGCAAAAAATATTCCAGATGACTTCTTCTCTGAGGGGGACATAATCATTGTGTCTGGCTCAATTGCAAAAGAAGGAGATGAAGAAAATTCTGCCGTAAAAGTTATATACTCTTCATCAGAAAAAGTTGATCATTCTATTTTAAGTGGTGGTAAGTCTATCTTTTTAAGATCTAATACACTGTTAAGTAATGAAATCATACAGTCGCTTTATGATATAATTAATAATGCAAATGGTTCATCAATAGTATTTCTTGAAATGCTAGATGAGAATAAAAAATATACATTTAAATTCAATAAAACTACTTCTACAAAAGTAGAAAAAACTTTAAGATCAATAGTTGGACTAGGATAGGATATGATAAGTCAAGTAGTAATTAACCCCTCAAATAGATCTTGTTGGACATTTTGCTCATGCTGCAATAGATGTCAAGATAAAGGTCGTTATTCAAAATGCTCAGACTGCAGTGGAAGATATGATCCAAAGCTTAAGGTTCTTCCAGACCCAGATGATTTTTGCGATTGTAAAAACGGAGTTCTTAGATGGAGAACAAAAGAAGGTCGCTTGATATTAACTAAATTTAAGAGTAATCCTTTTAAGGCTGAAGTTAAATATGTAAAAAAGACTGAAGATGAAAGAGACTGGGACTCTTACGTTGGAGACATGAGAGAGAAGTTAGATGACCCAACATGGAACCCTATAGCAATAGTAGATGAGGATTAATGAAATCTGAAAACGGAAGAGTTATAAAAGGTAATGTTAAGCTAATAGAGTATGGTGACGGCTCTTCACAAGTAGATAATTATTTTCTACAAATCGGAGTCGCTGGATTGTATTGCTCTAAAAAAGAATTAAATGATCTATATATGGCATTAAATTACTATATCAATATAGATGAGATTATCGAATGCCAATTAGATTTTAAATAGGAGACGATTATGAGCTGGCCATATAATGAATATGATCAAATGGAAATAGGAAAAACAGGCTGGATTCCAGTTGGTGAAGGTTCTTTTAAAAACAAATACAATAATCATACCATTGATGAATCTGGTTGCGAATACGATGAAAATGGAAATATGATATATAGCCCGAATGGAAAAGATGAACAAAATTAAAGTAAGGACCATCAAAGAGTTGGATCCTCTCCAGATATTATCATTAACTGATTTTAGCTACTCAAGAATAGATACATATAAGATGTGTCCCTCAAAGTACTTCTACTCTTATGTACAAAAAGAGCCGAGAACCTTTAACGATGCTGCTGTACTTGGTAACATTGTACACTCTGTCCTAGAAGAATGCCTAGACAACGATAAGCAGATGGATGTAAACGAGCTTCAGGGTGAATACGTCAAGCAAATTTCTTCATATGATCCGACCGGAATCATACCAGATAACTTAATCCAAGTTGGCTCAGAAATACTTGATGAATTTTATGATAAACATTCTGGTGATACTTTTAATATTTATGATAAAGAATTTGCTTTTAGTTTTGTATTAGGAAACTATCTCATCAATGGATATATAGATAGAATAGATTTTTATGATGAAGATACTATAAATATAATAGACTACAAGACCCGGAAAATGGGAAGTTACTCAAAAGGATCTTCCAAACAATCTTCAGCTTGGCATATACGCCTTAGCAGTATCAACAGCTTTTCCGGATAAAACAATTAGGGCAGAGCTTTACTACTTAAGATCTGGTAAAAGAAAATCACACACATTTTCACCAGAAGATATAGAGCAAGTAAAGGTAAATCTACTTAGTAATATTAATAAAATTGTAGAGGATAATTCGTTTAACCCCACTTCAAATGAAAGAAATTGCACCTTCTGTGACTATGGTAAATCAGGAGTATGTGCTACTGGGCTGAGCAGACTAAAAAGAATGGGTAAAGCATAAAGGCCAGGGGATGAACCCCTGGCCAGTAAGCTTAGTTTAAGTTAGGATCAGAATACTTCAACTGGGTTAGACAAGCTGTCTTCTACAAGTGAGAAGTTATTCTCGACAACAATCTTTGTTGCCTCCTTGTGGCTGAAGCCCACCTTGCTGAGTTCGTCAATGACGTTCTCGTTGATGTTCTGATTGATGCTATTGATGATAGTGTTTAGTGTGTTCATAAGTGATACTATATCTCCTATTTTGTGGTTTGTCAACCTGTTGATAATTTTTCTTGTATTTTTATTTCCTGTAAAGTATAATATTATTATGACTTAAGGACATAGAGGTTATCATGAAGCAGCCAGAAATAACAACTCCACAAGAGTTTTTTTTGGATAGATCTAAATTAAAAAAGCATCCGAACTTTTCTAAAATTAAAAATGATTATATTGATAAAGAAATATTAGAAAATGAATCTGCTAAAAAAATTACCGGTAAAGGTAATGCGTATAAAAACACCAAATCTGGCTATAGAGCGGATTTAGGTGGTAGCTTTAGATCTAACTGGGAAGCAAATTTTGCCAGGATTCTGCAGATATATAACATTGAGTATGACTTTGAGCCAGTTGTTTTTCCTTTTCCAATTAAAAGAGGTACAAAAGCCTATACCCCAGATTTTTACGTAAACAAAACTACTGAATGGGTGGAGTTAAAAGGCTACTTAGATGAAAAAAGCAAGATAAAACTTAAAAGATTTAAAAGATATTATGAAGAGGAATTCAGTAAGCTTACTTTTATTATTAGTAAATATTCAACTGATGGAAAAAAATTTGCTGCAGAGATTGAAATACCAAAGGTTATCTTTTATGAAGACATTAGATTTTTTTATGCTGATAAGATACCCAATTGGGAAGGAAAGTAAATGGCCTCTTATAAGGAACAATATTATACGTTAAGTGAAGACGAGATGCAAGATTTAATCGCTAAAGCAAAGGGTGGAAGTTCAAGCGCTCAATATGAATTACTTAAAGTGTTTAATAACTTTTTAACAAAATATGTAACACTTTTATACTATGGAAAATATAACCTATCTGACTATGATATTAGGAGATTCACATCGCTCTTTGTTAAAGATAGTTTTGTTAGATTTAATCTAATGAAAAATCAATTAAATCAAGCTGGATACAAACACATAAACGAATGCCTACGACGGTATTACTTATATGGCAAAAAGATATGGTGACGAAGAAGATGTAAGACAGACAGTTAATACTACATTCTTCCAATGTATTACTAGATACCAAAGAAGGGATTCTGAAAAAGGACCTATTCCGTTTAGTGGTTTTTTGTATAGTTATTTTTTTTACCTATTAAAGAAAAATGTTGACACATTTCTTATTGATCAACTTGGCAGAAAGTCCTTCCCACTTTTATCTGATGAGGACAATTCATCAGATGATGATAGTGATGCTAAGCCAGGGTTTAAGGCTCCTCCAGTTGAGTACTCCATAGACGACATGCTGGGCACTCAGGAGGTCAATGAGATGTGGGTCATGGGAGAAGATTGCCATGCCCCATACAATAGGCTTACTGTTCAAGAAAGACAATTAATAAAATGGAAATTTGTTGATGGAAAAAAATCCTCAGAGATAGCTCAGATTATAACCGAACATCCCAATACTGTAAGAGAACACATCTCAAAGGTGAAAATCAAAATACGTGATGCTATAATAGAGAACAATATGGAAGACCTTATTAAGATGTTTAAGCTAGGTAAAAATGAACATTCAATCGATTGAAAAATTAAATCAGTTACTGTCAGACTTCTTAAGTCCACAGATAACAGAAATCATTAGCGCATATGGAACTGGTGATTTAGCCGACCAATATTTCGTTAGCATTCCAGAGATAGATATTGTCGATATGACAATGGCTGATCTAGCCTCACTTGTAGCTAGAACCTCAAACGTGTATGGTAGAGTTACTAGATTTGCAGGCATGGCTAGAGCGCATCATAAACTTTGCGAAGGTAGATATAAGAAGATTTATAAATCAAATAGAACTGGGAAGAATGAAGCTGAGAGAGAAGCTAATGCGCTTGAAGCTGCAGAAGAACAGTATACTGAAATGGTTACGGCAGAATCAATTGTTCAGTTAGCTGAATCAATGGAAGGTGCAGCAAGAATAGCCTCAGAGTCAGCTAGAAAGCTCATAGACAAGATGCAGTCTATGCAAATAGCTTATTCTAGAGAAGAAAAAGGATCATACCTAGAAAGTGACTTTAGTACATACTGATGAAAAATATGTTTATTGGACAATATAAGTCCGTCAATTCCCCTGATGAATTATTCTCCTTAAAAAGAGATTCATTAGATTTCCCAACTCAAATAGAATACAACGGTCAAAGATACTTATTGACTACAACTCACTTTGCTGATTCTCCATCAAGAGAAAAAAGACTCAAAGAGTATGCTAAAAAAAATAACATTATTTTTGATATAAGCATATGAACATTGAAGTCTTTTGTGATGGAGCATCAAGAGGGCAAGGTCAAAAGAAAATTGGAGAAGCAGCTTGTGCTGTAGTTGTATATAAAAATAGAAAAAAAGTAGCACAGTTTGCTAGAGGGTTAGGCCCTAGAAGTAATAACGAAGCAGAGTATGAGGCTATAATAGCAGCCTTATTAATATGTTCTATGTCAGATTTTTTAGATCCAATACTATACACAGACTCTGCTGTTGTTGCTAATCACATAAATGGCAAATGGAAATGCAAAAACGAAGCGCTGATGCCTTTACTTATGACTGTTCAAGATATAAGAGAAGAATATAATTTTAGAATTGTGCAGGTTCCCAGAAAATTTGTATGGGAACCTGATGCTTTGGCAAAACAATTTCTTGATCAATTGGAGTTAAAGAAAAAAGAAAACAATAAGGTGCTATAATAGAAACATGTCAAACATTTACAATCCAAATTATCCAATAGTAGTTGGGCTAGCAGGCATGGCAGCGACAGGCAAGACCTCAGCAGCTGAGACTATCGTTCCAAAAGCATCCTTTGCCTCTTCTAAAGGCGGAGTAGTGTGGGAGCATATCTTTTTTGCGATGCCAATTTATGAGTTCTTTTCTATTAGAACTAAAATAGAAGGAACTAATTCTGAATCAAGAAAGTTATTCAACATTCATGAAACTCTGTATGACCTTTATGGAAGTTCTCCGCTTGGCAATATTCCAGACTACGAATCATTTGTAGCCCTAACAAAAGCTATTGCTAATAAACCATTATCATTTGCCGGGTCAAAACCTAGATCTTTTCTTCAGGAAGTTGGAGATCTATGCAGAGAATCTGATCCTGCATGCTTTGCTAAATGGGGAGTTAGAAAGTCTTATCAACTCTTTAGGGAGTATACTAAAAGTATCTCTGATGAAGAAGAAGAAAAACCATACTGTATACTAATATCAGATGTTCGATTTCAAAATGAGGCAGAAGCAATCTTGAAACTGCCAAACAGCATGCTCATTGTTTACGATGCTTCTCCCGAAGTTAGAAGAGATAGAATATTTAATAGAGATGGCGTATACATGACCGATGAGCAGATGTCTCATAAGTCGGAAAAAGAGATTGAAATATTTGCAAGCTCGGCATCAGCTGTAATAGACTCATCTTCAATGAGTGTTGAACAACAGGCTCAAGCAACAATTGATATCATAAAAGAAAGATTTGGATTAGCAGCTTATGCCCAAAATTAATCAAAGTGCACAAGAACATAGTATAGGTTCCCCAATAGAACAGGCGGTAAATTTAGTGTCAGGCGAAATATCAGTGTCATCAACTCCGGTATTAATATGTGGAGTAAATAGAAAAATAAACATAGGTAATTTTGAAAATATAGATATTTATGCTGGGATCACGATCCCCCTTAATGGCTTAGATGCTTCAGACAAAGAAGCATTTTCAGAAGCTGTTAAAGAAGCAGCTGCCTATGGCTTTGGTTTAGTTTCAAAGGAAACTGGAGAAAGATACATGCTAATTAAAGAAGGTCAGCAGGGAAAATAATAATTTAACACTTACTATTATCCTTGGATCTATCTGAGGTGACCAATGGATAATAACTATAGTGTAATTATTGCTGTCATAGCATCCCTCTCTTCTGTACTTACATACCTTTTAACTTCTTTACACCAGAAAAGAACTATCTCTAAAGAAAAAGAGATAGAATTTTATAAAATTAAAATAGAGCATTTAAATGCTGAAAGAGAAATTTTAACTGGTGAAGAAAAAAATTTAAGAGAAATGTTGCGTGAGCAGCTTGAAACGTGTAGAATAGAGAATGAAAGAGTTGACAAAGAAATGGAAAACCTTAAGAGAAGATTGTTAACCGTAGAGCAAGAGCTAAAAGCTTGGGAGCTAGGGTTAAAAGTTCCTAAAGGTTTCGAATTAATACAGTTAAATTTAAATGAGATAGAGGTAAATTAAATGTTTAAACAATTAGTAGCAAAATTAAAAACTTCTTTAGCCCCAGCTAAAAAAGAACTTAATGAGAAAATTGATGAAGCTTTTGTAGAAGCAGAAAAACTTGCTGTAAAAGCTGATCAAAAAGTAGAAAAGCTTAAAGAAGAAGTGGTCCAAGAAGTACAGAAGGCAGTAGCTGACTCTGTATCTGAAGTGGTGAAAAAGAAGCCTGCGGGAAGACCTAAGGCTGCTGCTAAAGATAAGCCAGTAGCTAAAAAGGCTGAGCCAAAGAAGAAGTAAACCTCTCATTTAAAGCAAAAGTCCTTATATCCCCCTATATGGGGGCTTTTGTTTTTCATTTATAGAATTACTATATATGTATGGCATTAGCAAAATATCGCAAGATCACCAAGGGTGGGGTAAGTGTTAAAAAGAACTCGACCCCTGTCACCTACAAGGAAAAAAAGAAGTAATGGTTATTAAAAAAAGTATCTATGTTAGTGGTCCTAGAATGGGTCAAAACAATTCTATGTTTGGCATTGAGATCAAGGACATAACTAATAAATCTTCTAAAAAAAATAAAGGTAAAAAAAATGGCAGCAAAAAAAGATCCTAGACTAGCCAAGGCACGGAGTTAGTGGTTTTAATAAACCAAAACGTACTCCAAGTCATCCTAAAAAATCTCATGTTGTTGTTGCTAAATCAGGAAGTCAGGTTAAGACAATACGATTTGGTCAACAAGGAGTAAGCGGTTCTCCTCAAAAACAAGGAGAATCAACTTCAAATAGAAAGCGCAGAGAGTCTTTCAAGGCTCGTCACGCAAGCAATATTGCTAAGGGCAAAATGTCCGCAGCCTACTGGGCTAATAAAGTAAAATGGTAAAGGAAAAATTATGACAATGTATGGCGATGGTATGAAAAAAGGTAGCATGAAGAAAGCTGCTCCTAAAAAAATGGCTAAGAAAAAAATGGGTGGCATGAAAAAAGGCTCTAGCAAAAAAGGAATGTACTGATATGGCAATGAATGGTGATGGCATGAAAAAAGGTGCTGCTAAGAAGCCTGCAATGAAAAAGGGTGCAGCAAAAAAAGCAAACGGATTAACTGCTGCTCAAAAGAAACTTCCTCCTTTTATCCAAAAGGCCATCATGGGGAAAAAGAAGAGCAAGTAATAATGGTAGAAAAAAAAGATAATAAATGGATTCAGGGAGCTATTAAAAGACCCGGAGCATTTACTGCTAAGGCTAAGAAAGCTGGCAAATCAGTTGCCGGCATGGCAGCTGCGGTTACCAAAAATCCTAGCAAGTACAGTGCAAGAACTGTTCGTCAAGCTAATTTGGCTAAGACTCTTAGAAAAATTTCTGCTAAAAGAAAGAATAAATAACAATGGCATATTCAAAAAATAGCAAAAAGGATAACAATAATTACCTTAAGGATATTAAGGGTGGAATGAATGTAGTTTTTGATGGAAAAAAAACCCCTCCAAAAAAGAAGAAGAAGTAATGGCTAAGGTAAATAAACCGACGAAGCCAGAATTGTGGTCTGCCGCAAAGTCTCAGGCTAAAGCAAAGTTTGACGTATACCCTTCAGCTTATGCTAACGCTTGGGCTGCAAAGAAGTATAAAGCAGCTGGTGGTACATGGAAGACTGTTTCTACCAAGAAGGCTACAAAGAAAAAATAGTATGTCTGCGCAAAAAAAATCTTCTGAAAGAAAAAAAGAAATAGAAAAAGATTTAAAAAATAAAGGTTCTTTCTATAAAAAAGATTATGAAAAAAATTTAAGAAAGAAAAAATAATGGCGTGTTGGAAAGGCTATTCTGCTAAAGGCATGAAGGTAAAGGGCGGAAAGCTAGTTCCTAACTGCACACCAACTAAAAAATCTAATCAATCGAGAAGTGGAAAAAAATAATGCCAGGTCCTAAGGGTGTTGGATTAACTAAATGGTTTGATCAAAAATGGGTCAACATTGGTGCTCCCAAAAAAAAAGGTAAGTATCAACCATGTGGAACTTCTGGCGCAGGTGGATCTGGGTATGCAAAGTGTGTACCAGTTGCAAAGGCTAGAGCAATGACTCCGGCACAAAAGAAAAGCGCAGTACAAAGAAAAAGACAATCAGGAACACCAGCTAAGGGATCTAAAGGTCAGGCTCCTAAAAACGTGGCAACCTTTACTAAAAAGAAGAAATAATGTTTGATAAAACAGAAGAATCTTTTAGCGGTTTTATGCCTATGATTGATCAGATTAATGTAAGTAAAGAAATTACAATGATCAACACAGAGGGTGAACTAATCTCTGCGCATACAATAAATTTAAAAACTAGAGACGGATCAGATAACGTATTTAGTATTTCAAATAAAGATCTTATGCGTCTTTGCTTTTTGGTAATGAAAGTTATTCAGTCAGATTAAAATGATAATACAAGCTATTATGATATTGACCGTCATCATAATGTACGCTTCTTTTCTGCTAAGAAAATAGATTTACATTTTTTTTTGTGATATAATTTTGTAAATCTAAAAAAGGAATACAATTTTATATGAGCGAAACTGCGTGGACCTGGTTATTGTTTACCATGGAGCTAATAGGAGTTTACGGCAGCTATCAGGTGGGCAATAAAAAATGGCAAGGTCATTTGATTGTTGCTTTACATTCAATACCTTGGGTAATATACTCTATTATATTTGATAAGCCGGGATTTTTAGCGATGTGGATTTTATGGCAATGGGTTCACTGGAGAAATATGTGGAAGTGGCGAAAAGACAATGCATAATAAAAAAGTTGTTGTTATAGGAGCTGGCGGAATAGTAGGTCAGCACATGATGGTAAACAAGCCTGAATGGGCTGACGCTATCTTCACGAGAAGAAAAGGCTATTTAGAATGGTCGCAACTAAATGTTGGCGAAGACGACATAGAAGCTTGGCTTGATGCTAATTCTCCCGATGTAATTATTAACTTAGCAGGACAAAACGTAGTTGACGCCGTAGAACAAAATCCGGATGAGTCAATATATGTCAACGTAAAACTGCCTCTTACTTTAGCTACATGGGTTAGCAATAATGATAAAAAATTAATACAAGTTAGTACACAGGGTATCTTTAGCGGAGAAAATGCTAACTATAATACTAACTCTAAACCACATCCTATCACATGGTATGGCAAGCAGAAAGCCCTTGCTGAAAAGCTTATTATTTCACATGATAATGTAAAAATAGTTAGGTTAACTTTTGTTATAGGAGTAAGACCTTTTCAAGATGTAGGCAGAAAAAATCCATTAGAAATTATGATGGAACAAAAAGAGCAGCTTCAAGTTGATGATAGATTTTTTTCCCCAGTCTTTGCTTATGACGCTGCTATGATACTTTGGGATACCGCTCTTCACTTTGAAGAAAGTGATCAAAAAATTATTCACATAGGTAATCCAATAAAATCTTCAAGATTTTCTCTAGCTAGCGACATAAAGACAGCTTCTAATGGTAAACTAGATACTGAAATCAAACCAGTATCCTATACTTATTTCACCAGTAATGTAGCAAGACCCAAGGACACCACTTGGGAAGATGGAACATCTTTATACATAACTGATTATATGTATGGTTTAGAAAAATGCTATTTAGAATGGGAAACAATAAATAATGAACTTAGAGACACAGGCAAATGATATATCAGAATACTTGGGTGTCACTTTAGATAAAGCTAAACAGCGTTTATCTTTAGGGTTTCACCCTAATCACCATATGGTTGCAGAAGATTTTACTTCTACCAATACCAATGTAGATGATCCAAACTCTCTCCTTAATTGGTATAGAAATACAGATACTTATATCTGGGAGCTTTCTTCATATCACTTAGATGATGGTTTTAACTACAAAGGCATGTGCGAAGGTATTAGTTTAGGACTAGCTCATTCTGGAAAGAAAGAGATCCTTAGCATTGGTGATGGCATTGGTACACTCAGCTTGAGAATGGCTGAAGAAGGATTGAACACCACTTACCACGACTTAGAGGGTAGTAAGACAGCCGGTTTTGCCCAGCATAGATTTAATAAGCGTCCTGATCTAAATATTAAAACTCTATTCACTGATAGCTTTGCGCCAAAAATTGGCACAAACAAGTTTGATGGCGTCGTTGCTTTAGATTTTCTAGAGCACGTTGTAAACGTAGACGAATGGGCATTAGCTATTTTTAACTGCTTAAAGAAAAATGGTGTATTCATTCCCAATAATGCATTTGGCATAGGCGATGCAGAGCATGGAAATTCTATTCCCATGCACTTGTCTATTAATAATAAATATGAATGGGAATGGGATCCAATGTTAGTGAAAATAGGATTCGTCCGACATGAAAATGGACAGTGGTGGGTGAAGCCATGAGAATAGATATGGGTACTGCTAGCTATAACAATCCTGAGAAGTTAAACATGATGCTCACTAACATGAGACAAAACTCTATTTCTGATTGGCGTTTTCTAGTTATTGATAATGCTTCAACTGACCCAGGTGTTAGAGAAGTAATTGAAAGACACGTAAGTGAAGATTCAAGAATTATTCCAAAATTTTTAGATTACAATAGCGGATATGTTGGAGCAGTTAATCAAATATTAGAATGGGCAGAAACAGATTATGTTGGCTACCTAGACAACGATGCCTATGTAATAACTAATGGTTGGGACGAAAAACTTGCAGGCTATCTTGCTACAAACTTAGAAGTCGCAATGGCCTTTCCTAATGGTGGGGCTTATCAAATTCCAAGACCTAAGTATACAGAAATACTATGGGGTGTTGGCTTTTGCTGGATGCTTAAGAAGCAAGCGTACTTGCGAATTGGCGGATTTGATACTGAGATTGGTCACCAAGAAGAAGTAGATTATCAAACTCGTCTTAGACTTGATGGCTGGAAGATGATAGCTGATCCAGCTATTCATGTTCGACATGATTCAACCAGTTCAAACGATCCAGCTTCTAAAAATAGAATCAATGAAGGTGTTGTTAATTGGGTCAACAAGTGGAATAAGTATTACGTTGGCCCGAATGTCACGTACCACAGTCCTAATGTAACTAGATTTGAAGACTGGAGTGCCATCTACTTGGAAGAGTGGTATCAATCGCAGCCAGAACTTAAAGGACTAAATGAAAATCCAGAGACAGTATATATTGCAGCTCTGGGTAGAGAAGTTGATCTTATTAAAGTCCCTAGATGGACTAATTTTTACAGAGGAAGAATAATCTAATGGGTGCAAATGTACAAGAGACAAACATCAAAGGTGCTTTCTTGGTGGAGCCACAAAAATTTGGTGACGACAGAGGTTTCTTTACCGAATCTTATAGAAGAGATTGGATACCAGGAGCAAGAGAAGTAATACAAACAAATAGATCATCTAAATCTGCAGGTGCTCTAGCTGGATTTCATTACCATCTGCATCAGTCTGACTATTGGTATGTGCCTTTTGGGGAAGCTAGAGCAGTTCTGTATGACATGAGAATAGGTTCTCCAACAGAAGGAGAAGTTTATTCTGTAGATTTAACAGGAGATAATAATCTCGGATTATATATTCCACCAGGAGTTGCCCATGGTTTTTCTGCTACTACAGATATGATCTTAACTTATTTGGTAGACAATTATTACAATCAAGCTGACGAACTTGGAGTTCTTTGGAATGATAAAATGATTGATGCAAAATGGTCAGTGCAAGATCCAATTCTCTCAGTAAGAGATAGTACTAACCCAATTCTAGGTGAGATAGATATTACAAAGATGCCTGTTTGGCCCTTAAGAACGTAGGAAAAATGAGACTAGAAACTATACCCAAAGGTGATGGAGTTAAAGTTGTAATTGGCACAAGAACATATCTTGGCCCAGACTGGATACATGTTGACATAGATCCAACTCCTTTGTATGACCATGTTAATAAACAACAAGTGCCAGTAGATGTTGTGTGCGATGCAAGAAAACTTGACATGCCTGATAACTATGCAGACATAGTTTATAACTCAGAATGCTTGGAGCACTTTCCCTGGAAAGAATATCAATCTGTTCTTAAAGAATGGTGTCGAATTGTAAAGCCAGGTGGAATGATTAGAATTGAAGTTCCAGACTTTTTGTTGGCATGCAATCAGATACTTGCAATGGATTCCCTTGACGGTGACAGAAGAATGCAACAGATATTCTTTGCAGAACAACTTAATCCTTTTGACTTTCATTTTGTTGGTTTAACTCACAGAATGTTAGAAGATGACTTTAAAAAAATGGGTTTTGAAATCCTTGACATTAAAAGAGGTGACGAATGGGGATGGTTAAAGGTGGACGCTAGAAAGCCACTCTAAAATGAACTATGATTTTTTGTGCCACATTATTAGGGATATTTTTGAGCGCAAGCATAACATCATTTTATATAGTGAAGTTAACGACTCTCTCTTATTAAGAGAAGTTATGAAAAGTAATGAGCATTCTATGGAAAGCTTTATCCTTCATACTGATAGATCTAAAAGAGAGTATTTTGATGGTGTAGCATTTTGGGAGATAGGATACAATGGACCATACACTGGGTATGATTATGCTGACCTATTTATATCCATAGGATATAATCCAGAGATACTTACTAATGATAATACATTTATTGCAGATCAGGTTAAAAACATACTTAAGCATGGTGGTCACGCTTTGATAATTAATCCTGGTGACTGGGCTTCTTCAATTGAATTACATTTAGAGCGCAACAATAAAATAGAAATAGAAGCAAAAAAATACTCAATGCTTTCAGATGAAAGAATATTTATCTATGAAAATATTTGATTGCTTTACCTACTACAATGAAAAAGAAATTCTAAAATTACGACTAGAAGAATTGAGTGATTATGTAGATCACTTTATTATTGTTGAGGCGTCTGAAACTTTCACTGGAAAAAGTAAACCTTATTACTTTGATGAAGATCCCGATATTTTTTCAAAATGGTATGACAAAATATTTTTATATAGAATAGATTTTAAAGATAATAATTTGTCATCTTGGGATAGAGAGTATATTCAAAGGAATTCAATATCTGATGCTTTAAAAAATATTCACATTGATGATGAAGACTTAATAATTATTTCAGACGTAGATGAAATCTGGAACTATAAAACTGTTGAAAATTTAAGAATAGATAATGAACCAGTTAGATTAGATGTAAAGCAATACTTTTGGAATTATCATTGGCAGGTTCCGGATCACTGTAATCAAGGAGCTAGACCTGTAGTCTGCAAAAAGAATCACCTTGAATCTACAACTCCTCAAGAGCTACGCTCAATGGCTTTGCCAACCATACCTAATGGTGGCTGGCACTTTTCTTTCTTAGGGGAAGAAGATAATATAAAGAATAAAATTGAATCCTTTGCTCATACAGAATATGATAAAGATGAATTTAAATCTGATGAATTAATAATGAATAGAATTAAATATGGGATTGATCCTTTTGATAGATTCCCATTAAAATACCAAGAGATAGATGACACATACCCATCAAGTCTTTTTAAAAACAAGTAAAGCATTTACTATATAAACAAACAAGTAAGGGAGAAAAAATGACTCATCCAGTAGAAAAAATGATTATACCAAAAGAGTTACAAAACGTAGAAAACGGCAAGCTTAAGCCAAACCAGCTTGCTAAGGTTAAATGTGGCGGTCAAATGTGGGTAAAGGCAGCTAAAGCCTTCAATGCACTTTATGACGAAGCTGCTAAAGCTGGGCATAAGCTACAGAACATTGGGGATTATCGTCCATTTGAAGCACAGCTTTCAATGTTTATGTCACGCTATGCTGATGCAAAAACAAAGCGTAACCCAGAAATTACCCGTAAATATAACAACAAGGTCTGGTACCTCAAAGAGGGAATGAGTCCATCTGGAACTCCTGGAACATCAAACCATGGCCTTCGGATTAGCTATTGACTTAAATATGCAGGATGCAAAACGATACAAGTGGATGTGTGAAAATGCTCCAAAGTATGGTTTCTATTTGCAGGGTGCACCAACAAAAGAAGGTAAGCCTAATCCAGAGTATGAAGCATGGCATTGGCAGTATTGTGTTGGAGATAAAGAACCGCTAGCATTTGCTGGTGGTGCTCCAGAAGCAGGAGAAATTGCGGAGGCACCAATGAGAGATAAGTTAAGTGTTGGTGCAACTGGTGAAGATGTTAAGAGACTACAATCAGCTCTTAAGAACGCTGGCTTTTATGCAGGTGAAGCAACTGGTACTTATGATGCCGCAACTGGTGAAGCTGTTCGCAAGTTAAAGGGAGTCAACGGATTGAAAGATGACACAATTGCAGGTGGAAAAGTATTTGCAATATTAGATATTGACTGATATAATAAGTCTTACGGAGGCCGACGCTCAACCCCAGTAGAGAAATCTACTGGGGTTGTTCCCTTTTAGGCCGCCAATTTTATCACCTCTCCATTACTATAGATAATGTCTACCTGGAGGGGTAATAATGCGTATAAAACCACGTCGTGGATCTTGGATTCTAGCTGTACTTTTTGCGTTCGTATTTGCATTTCCATCTTCTTCAAAAGCAACTTCAGAGCCGGGACTTCAAGTAACTATTTATGATAACTATGGTTATAACGGGTCTCCGCCACTGCCATCCGTATCCGGCAGACCAGTTCAGTGTACTACAACATACTTAAATATTGACCAAGACTTTGGCAATAGCATTTGTGGACTTTATAACGACTACATAGTCAAATACGAAGGATACATTACCTCACCCACAACGGAAACAATTACTTTTTATCCAAGCGCTGATGATGGCACAAAGCTTTACATTGATGATGTTCTAGTTGATAATAACTGGATAGACAAGGGTGGCGGAGGAAATCCCAGTACACCAATTGATTTTATTGCTGGCGTACCAAAACCAATCACTTTATGGTTTTATGAAAATGGCGGAGGAAACTGGGTTAAACTTGCATGGAACCAAGGTGGAGGCTACTCGACTGTTCCTGCAGAAGCATTCACTCAGAACAATGAGTCTCAATACACAACCACAACAACTGCTGCTCCATATTTAAATTCCGTTACAAACCTTGTAGCAACAGCCAACGCAGACGGAAGTGTTGACCTTGACTGGGATGCGCCAACATCAAGTAATGTTGACATCTACGCTTATGGTGTCACGTTTTACGGACTTGACGAAATTGGCGGAACTACGTCAGGTGGCTGGGGAGTTTGGACCAACCAAGGAACCACCTACTCACTTGCTGAATACATGTTCTCCGGAACTACCGGGTTTGGACCTGTTCGTTTTGGCATTAAAGCAGGAAATGAAAGCTGCTTCTCCTCCGACGGTGTAGGTCCATGTATCTATGGGCCTGAAACAAATGTTGATGTAATAGTTATTGACCCAACTCCACCACCAACAACCACAACAACCGAACCAACAACCACAACAACCGAACCACCAACAACTACAACAACTGAACCAGAATTAGTTCTTCCTCCTGTTGAAACACTTCCAACAGAAAATACCACTGTATTAATTCCTGATTTAGATCTGAGTCCAGTTTCAACACCTGAACCAGAAAATACCACTGTTTCAATTCCTGAACTAGATCCAACTCCAGTTTCTGTTCCAGAAATAGATACAAGTGCAGTAACAGTTCCAGAGCCAGAAGATTTACCAAATGAAACAATTCCAGAAGTAAGTATTCCAGAAGAGGCGCAAAATACAGCAGAGGAAACAGTTACTGATATATTTAACAATACAGACAATGCAGATGAACTTGGGGCTGCGGTAACTAACGCCATAGGTAATGCTGACTCTCCTGAAGAAATTGCAGCACTAGTTACATCTCTTTTTGATGGACCAATGAATGATGAAGAGTTTACTGCTGTTGTTAACTCTGTGTTTGCAGACGATCTTTCAACTGAAGAGTTGAGTGCAGTTTTAGATGCAGTATTTTCTGAGCCATTGTCTGATGAAAAGTTTGCTGAGGTAATTGATGCAGTTTTGGACTCACCTCTTACTGATGAGCAGTTTGAGGAACTGGTTGGAGTCTTGGAATCAGACACTATTACACAAGACCAGGTTTCGGATGCTGTTGACAATATCTTAGAAAATGGCGTCACCGAAGATCAAGCTACTGAACTTGCTACTAGCGAAAAGGTCTTGGAAAGCATTGATGGGGACCAGGCATCTGAGATCTTTGTTGAGATTCCTGTAGGTGAATTAACTCAAGAAGAAGAATCAGCCCTTGTTGAGGCTGTGACAAACGCCCCAGAAGAAGTAAAGAACGCTTTTGAGGAGACGATTAATGTGTATGGAGAGGGCTTAGATGACTATGTACCAGTGGGTTCCAGTGTAGACGTAGGCTCTCGTAGAACTCTATTGGCTGCTACTGCAGTTCTATCAGCAGCTACTGTCGGAGTTGCTGGGTCAGCTGGTCCATCAGGCGGTTCAGGAGGAGGGTCTGGAGGGGGTTCTAAGGGCCCTAGCGGAGGTTCAGGTAGTTCCGGTGGAGGCCCAGGTGACGGAGGGAATTTAAATAGCCGAAGGGAAGATGAAAATCCAGATGGCGAAGATGAAGAACAAGACACTGAAATAGAAGGCCCGGAAGGGGACGAAGAAGAAAATAATTTTACTAGAAATAGTATATTTAAATATCAGGAGGGAACAATGATAAAGAAATTTAGCCCTTGGGGCTTTATTAAAAAGTTTTCGAAAGAGACAGCAGCTCTTGCGTTTACGATATCTGGAAGCGTAGTAGTTTTTGCTACTTTATCTGGTGAAACTAGAAAAATAACTATTATAGCAACAGGGTGTGCATTTTTAGTCCACTATATAAATGCAATGTTAAAAAAGGATGAATAAGGAGAATGTATGAAAAATTTTGGTAAGTTACTAATTGCTATTGGATTTATAATGGTTGTTAGTTCAGTGCCTTTTGGTTCCGGCACGGCGACTCAATACTTAATATCTAGCCAACAAGCTAAAGCAACCACACGGTGGTGGTCCAATTGTTCTTGATGGAATGGATCCAGTTTGCCACTCAGGCGGAGAAGGAACTTGGGGATATATAGCTCAAGTTCTTAAGAAAACACACACTGGCGCTACCAATATTAATAACGGAAGCATTGCGATCCTTGGGGCAAATGACGTCTCTAACTCTTGTGGTGGAAATTGGAACACACTTCTAACTACAAAGTACTTAGGTCAGTTTACTACTGCGCCAACAGTTAATTTTTATAATACATCTACCCAGGTCACAAACTTTTTTACAAATATAAATACCCTAAAGCCAGCTGTTATATGGATACCAGATAACTGGAGCAGATCTTCTGCAGTTGAGGCTTTGTTTACGTCAAATGCTGAGGTCATTGCTGACTTCGTAAACTCTGGTGGAGGTTTATTTGCTAACATGGGTTCATATGGCTGGTTGACTTCACTGCTTCCTGGGGCAGTCTACAATAATGGTGGCTGTAATGGAGGACCAGATGCTACGGCAGATGGAACCGCAGACTTTGGGCTAACAAATACAATGGTTGCAGCCTGTTGGCATGGCTACTTTACTGGAAATGTTGGAACACTAAAAACATTAGTTAACTATCCATTTCCGTCCGTTTCAAGTCCTAGGGTAGCTGTATCTGTTGGTGGTGGAGCAGTATCGCTTCCAAGCTCATTTACTCTTGCAATAAACCCTGCAACACCAAGGGCAGGAGAAGATCTGATAATAACTGCGACAGCTCAAACTCTTGCTGGAGTTCCACAATCTGGAGTTACCGTAACTGTAACTGTTAGTGCTGGACCAGATGCTGGTCAAACATTTACGGCTACCACTAATTCATCAGGTATTGCCACAATAACTATTAGAACAAATGCTACTGGCACTGCGACTTACACAGCAACAGCTACTGTAAATGGTGTGGCTAAGACAGTTTCTTCTACAGTTACCTGGAACCCACCCACTACGACCATAGCTGCTCCTACGACCTCTACAACGGAGCCTCCTGCTACTACCACTACAGAGCCAGCTCCAACCACTACGCAGGCTTCAGTGACAACTGTTGAGCAAACTACCACAACAGCTCAACAAGCATTTGTTCCACCGATGGAAACAACAACTACCATTCATGACCATTCAAGTCATGACCATGGGCCAAAGCTTCCAGAAACTGGATCTGGACCATACTTTACTTTAATTTTAGGGTTTGGTTTAATTTGTTTTGGTTATCTAATAATTCAAAGGAAAAAGTATCTAAGGTAATTACTATAGGAGGGTGAAATGAAAACACTAAATAATATTTTAATGAGAATTGTTGCTACCTTTGCTGCATCTGGCCTTGGAGTCATAGGAGCGGGTGCCATAGCTGGAGTTGAGTTATGGAAAGCTTGCTTTATGGCTGGCATGGCTGGAGTTGCAACTGTAGTAGAAGGTCTTTCTCGTGCATTTTTAGACGATGGAAAACTTTCGAGTACAGAAATCAACGAAGTATTTAATAAGGTGGACAAAAAAGCTGCCAAATAAAACATAAGGATTTTTAATGCCACTTCCCGTAGAGCCTAATATATCTCAAGGTCAAATAGCTTTAGACCCAGTTAATGGAATAGTCTGGTATGTTGACTCAGAAGGAAATAAAGTATCCACAGCTTGGTCTTGGTTAAAGCCTGACTTAGATGAAGTGGAAACAGAAGATAATGTAACTATTACTGGCAATCTAACAGTGCAAGGAACTACTGTTACGGTTGATGCAGAGACAGTTATCATACAAGATAATTTTATTTTAGTTAACTCAACAAATGGTTCTGCCACTTCTACGACCGCCGGTATAGAAGTAGAAAGAGGGGCATTAAATAATGTTCAACTAAGGTGGAATGAGTCAACCGATAAGTGGCAGTTTACTAATGATGGAATTACATTCTTAGATTTAAATTCTATAGTAGAAGACTCGGTAACACTTGGTCTGCATACCATAGGTGATTATATAACCAATCTTACTGCCGGTACTGGAGTTACTCTTTCTAATAATTCTGGACAAGGCGCTACGCCAACAATTTCTATTGGTCAAGATGTAGCTGCTTCTGCTACTCCAACATTTGCTGGCGTAACAGCACCTCTGACTGGAAACGTAACCGGAAATTTAACAGGTAATGTTACCGGTAACGTGACTGGAAATGTCACAGGAACTGTGTCTGACATCTCCAACCATGGAATAAATGCTCTTTCTGATGTGACCATAACATCATCGGCAGATGGCGATTTTTTAAGATGGACAGGTTCTGCATGGGTTAATGACGCTGTAAACTTGACGTCTGACACGGTTGGAGATTATGTTAAGAGCCTAGTCCAAGGTAACGGTCTTACTATCTCTAACAATTCTGGAGAAGGTGCTACTCCAGGTATTGCAATTGACACGTCAATAGTTCAAACTCGTGTTGCCAATGTTACAGACACCGAAATTGGATATTTGGATGGCGTAACTTCTGCAATCCAAACACAGTTAGACACTAAAGCCCCTACTGCTTCACCTACCTTTACTGGAACAGTTACAGTTCCCACACCAATAAGTAACACTGATGCTTCAACAAAAGCTTATGTTGATTCGTCTGTCTCGACCACTGCAAGCAATGCCGCCACAGCGCTTACTAACCACGAGTCAGATACAACAAATATCCACGGGATTGTTGATACCTCAATTTTGGTTACAACAACAGGAACGCAGACACTTACGAATAAAACAATTACTTCACCTTTGGGTTTAGTAAAAGGTGATATTGGACTAGGTAACGTAGATAATACTTCGGATGCCAATAAGCCAGTCTCAACTGCACAGCAAACGGCATTAGACCTAAAAGCTAACAGTGCGACACCTACATTTACTGGAATGGTTACCGCACCATACTTAACGGTTAGTGGTGTACAGATAGATGCTAGTGGTCCAGCTGATACAAACGTTCTTAAATACAATGCTTCTTTAAATAAGTATATACCAGGAGTAGCATCAACCGTAGCTTCTCTAGATGACTTAACTGACGTAATCATAACAAGCGCAACCCCAAATCAAGTATTAAAATATGATGGAACAAATTGGGTAAATGCAATAAGTCCAAGTTCCGTTGAAGGCACAACATATTTTGCAACAATAGGGAATAATACGGACAGTACGTTTGTGCTTAATCATAATTTAACCACAAGAGATATAGTGGTCAACTTTACGGAAACATCATCTCCGTATTCAAGCTTTGCAACTTTATGGGAAGCCACTACTTTAAATTCTATTACAGTATATTTTGAAACACCTCCATCTTCTAATAGCATAAGAGTTGGCATCTATGCTGCGGTTTCCGGAGTAGCTTTAAGTACAGATTTAGACTCTTTAAATGATGTTACTCTAAGTGGTTTAGCTAATGGTGATTTTTTAAGATATGATGGGTCCAACTGGATTAACGATCCAGTTAATCTATCAACGGATACTGTTGGTGATTATGTCAGCAGCTTGGTGCAGGGCACTGGAATAACAATAACTAATAACTCTGGGGAAGGTGCAACTCCTACAATATCAGTAGCATCCAACACGTATCAACCATTAGACGCTGACTTGACGGCAATTGCAGCATTAGCTGGAACTTCCGGCAATTTAATTAAAACCGCAGCTGACACTTGGGCATTGGATACTAATACTTATATTACTTCTTTAGCATTGGACCAATTGACCGACGTTAATGCAGCAACTCCGTTCAATGATCAAGTTTTAGCGTGGCAAAGCTCTACTTCTGAATGGGTAAACAAAACTTTTAGTGCCTCAGTTGCAACTTTAGATTCAGTGGGAGACGTGAGTGCCGCAACACCATCAAGTGGCGAGACACTTCAATGGAATGGATCAGCTTGGGTCAGCTCAACTATTGTTAACGCCAACGTAAATGCTAGCGCAGCAATCACTTATTCTAAACTATCCTTAAACAATAGCATTGAATCTACCGACCTTAAAGATGGTCCAGCTAAAGCCGGCTTTAGATCAACCTTAAATGCGCAAACTGGTACTACCTATACATTGCAGCTAACAGATTTAGCAAAATTAGTTACATTGGATAATGCTGCATCTATTACCTTAACGGTCCCTCTCGAATCATCAGTTGCTTTTGCTATTGGAGATAGGATCGACTTACTTCAAAAGGGAACTGGTCAAGTTACTGTTGCAGGTGCTGGTGGAGTTACTGTTAACTCTACACCAGGACTTAAGCTGCGTGCAAGATGGTCTTCTGCAACTTTGATCAAGTTAGATACAAATACCTGGGTTTTGATAGGTGACCTACAAGCTTAATCTATTTAAACTTTGGTCCTTCAACCCAAATTACAATAGACTTTCTTACTCCAGATAGAACTGGCTTTACTCCATGCAGCATGAATGATGGAAATAATATCATCTGTCCCTTTTTTAAAGCATGCAGTGATGGGTTTCCGCTGAGGTGAATAAAAAATTCGCCACCTATAAAATCTTTTTCTGGCTCATTTAGAAGTAAACTTAAAGAGAGTTTTCTAGTATCAATCATATAGCCCGGCTTATCTTTGCCAAAAATTAAATCAGTGTGAGCATCATACTTCCCGTTTTCTGATCCTTCGTATTCGGCATATTGAAAAAATGAATATCCATATAAATCAAAATTATAAAATGCTTTATTAGCATGATCTAATGCTTGATTTATTCTGTCGATAAACCATGTATTTTCCTGGTCTACATCATTGAAACAATTATTAGACACCCTAGCAAATGAGTCACTACCTACAGTAGAAGCTTTATTTAGTTTCTTTGAGGAACAATATTCTTCTATCTTTTTTAGCTCTTCGTTTGTAAAGCATTCATCTATGAAGACCCATGGTTCGGTTATCTTTGAGTATGAGCGTGGATTATTGGAAATTGCTGACATAATCACATTTTATCATAACCAAGATTCGTTTGATAGCCATAAGTATTAATTACTATAATAGATATCTAGTTAATCTTGAGGGGTTAACTTTAATTTAGAAAGGTTTGGTTGAGGCCATGCCCAATTTTTACAATAGGCTTAAAGCTATAAAATTTAGTACAGCATCTGATACTGCTGTAGAAATAGGACCATCTTCTAGTGCCACTCCAAACTTTGCCATCGATGCAGGTGGTAAGTTAAAATGGAGTTCTGGCTCAGCGGTTGCCGATGCAAACCTTTACCGCACTTCTGCAGGCACTTTAAAAACAGATGGAAGCCTAGAAATCCTAGTAGGATTAACGGCAGCAACACCAAATTTTACTGGGCCAACTTCAATTACAGGAAGTTTAACATTAAATGGAACTAATGTCCCAACTACATTTGTTTCTACAGCAACACCATCAGGAGGTAGTGATGGTGACACTTGGATGGTCTATTCTTAATGTCTCAATACATTAAAGCTAGCGGAGTTTGGAGTACAGCAAAACCTTACGTTAAAGTTGGGGGGATTTGGAAATTTCCTGACTACATATATAATAAAGTTGCTGGTCGTTGGTACACATCTTTTATTAAGGGTGGCCTTGTTGATCGTTCTTGGGATGATAGGGATGAAACAGGAGAATTTGGTATAGGAACAGCAGGTTACCTTATGTCTATAGTTATTCAATCCGATGGAAAAATATTAGTCGGAGGAGCCTTTACAAACTGGAATGGCGTATCACACAACCGTCTCGTTCGTCTTAATTCAGATGGGACAAGAGACACAACTTTTATGACAAATATTGGAACAGCAGCAAACCAACCTGTTAACAGCATTGCTGTCCAAACCGACGGTAAGATTCTTGTTGGTGGCGAATTTACAACCTGGAATGGTACAACAGTTAACCGAATTGTGCGTTTAAATTCTGATGGAACCAGAGACACATCGTTTACAACAAATACGGGTACAGCAGCAAATAATAATATATATTCAATAGCTGTTCAATCTGATGGAAAGATTTTAATTGGAGGAGCCTTTACAACCTGGAATGGTACAACAGTTAACCGAATTGTACGTTTAAACTCTGACGGAACAAGAGACACATCGTTTACAACTAATACGGGTACTGGGGCAAATTCAAACATATTATCCATAGCTGTTCAATCTGATGGTAAGATTTTAATTGGAGGAGCCTTTACAACCTTTAACGGTGTAACTGTTAACCGAATTGTGCGTTTAAATTCTGATGGAACTGCGGACGCTAGCTTTGCAGATAATACAGGTAATGGGGCAAATGGTCAAATATATTCAATAGCTGTTCAGTCCAATGGTAAGATTTTAATTGGTGGGACTTTTACAACCTTTAATAGCGCAACTGTTAATCGTATTGTACGTTTAGATTCTGATGGAAATGCGGACGCTACCTTTTCAAATATTGGAACAGCAGCAAATAATTATATATATTCAATAGCTGTTCAGTCCGACGGAAAAATATTAATTGGTGGGACTTTTACCGATTGGGATGGTGTAACTGTTAACCGAATTGTACGTTTAGATTCTGATGGAACTAGAGACACATCTTTCTCAACAAATACTGGTACAGCAGCAAATAATTATATATATTCAATAGCTGTTCAGTCCGACGGTAAAATTGTTATTGGAGGAAACTTTACAGCTTTTAGTGGTGTAGGACATAATCGTATTATTCGCTTAAATTCTGATGGAAGTCCCCCACCGCTTAATTCATTTGCTAGTGGTCCAGTAAGCTCTATAGCTATTCAGTCTGATGGAAAAATATTAGTAGGTGGCGAATTCAAAGATTGGAACGGTGTAGAAGTTAACCGTATCGTTCGCTTAAACTCAGACGGGACAGTAGATACAGCTTTTTCAGCAAATATTGGAACAGCAGCAAATGATTATATATATTCAATAGCTGTTCAGTCCGACGGAAAAATATTAATTGGAGGTTGGTTTACAGAGTGGAATGGCGCACCGTTAAACCGTATCGTTCGCTTAAACTCAGACGGCACAGACGACACTACCTTTTCAACAAATATTGGAACAGCAGCAAATTCATTTATACAGTCCATAGCTGTTCAATCTGATGGTAAGATTTTAATTGGTGGGTTTTTTTCTAGCTGGAATGGCGTATCACATAGTCGTATCGTTCGTCTTAATTCAAATGGAACAAGAGACACTACCTTTTCAACAAATATTGGAACAGCAGCAAATGATCAGATATTCTCTGTAGCTGTTCAGTCCGACGGTAAAATTGTTATTGGAGGTTGGTTTCCTAGCTGGAATGGTACGACCGTTCAACGTATTGTTCGCTTAAACTCAGATGGAACTAGGGACACTGCCTTCACAGTAAATACAGGTACTGGTTTTAGCGACAATGTACAATCAGTAGCAATCCAAACAGATGGTAAGATTGTAATAGTAGGTCAGTTTGGATTCTTTAATGGTGTAACCGCTAACTTTATTGTTCGTCTAAATTCAGACGGAACTAGGGACACAACCTTCACAACGAATACGGGTACTGGAGCTAATAATTATATATATTCAATAGCTTTTCAGTCCAATGGTAAGATATTAGTCGGAGGAGCCTTTACAACCTTTAATGGCGTAACTGTTAATCGTATACTACGCCTAAATTCTGATGGAACCAGAGACGCAGCTTTTACAACAAATATTGGTAACAATATTATATCTGAAGGTGGAATTTTATCTATAGCTATTCAAACTGATAATAAAATCTTAGTAGGTGGGTCATTTAGATCATTTAGGGCATTAGATCAATGTAGTAGAAATTTTGTTCGCATAGGAGGAGAAGACGCATCATGATTAATTATGAGCCTATAACAAAAGAAGAATTTATAGAACAAAATCCTTTTGGAACAATTTCCAAACAAAATGATGATGGTTCTACAACCCTTTTAACTCAAGAAGAATACGATAATTGGGTAGAATATTCTAAAGGAATCTGGGAAGACCCAAAAGATTCTTAATATTTAAAAACTTATCTTATTAATGATCCGTTTTATAAAAACCAGATCCTACAAATTGTATACCTGGCGCAGAATAATCTCTTTTTAATTGAGATCCACATTCCGGACAACAAGTAATTATTTGATCCTCTGTCATCTTACGTGATTCAGAACAAGTATGATCATTATCAATGCATATATAATTATAAGTTGGCATAATATTATTCCACTTCAATAAAGATGCATTCACCTGGGCATTCTTCGGCAGCTTCTATAACATCTTGCAATAAAGATTCTGGTACAGTAGCCATTCCTTGTGCCATTTGATAGACAGGTCCTTCGCCTTTTCCAGTTGGCCCCATAAGATTAGGCCAATCAACTTCTTTTACATATGCCAAGCCATCATTGTGCATTTCAAAAACTGCTGGTGCAATTTCAGCACAGAGGCCATCGCCAGTACAAAGATCTTGATCGATCCAAACCTTCATGTTTAACCCTTCTTTAAAAGTTCGTTAGGTATAATCCAAAGTTTACAAACAGCATTTGGTTGTATGGTTCCGGCAACTATTTCACAGCCTTGCCCGCCCTTAAAAAATACACAGTTAGAACAAATTAATCCTTCTTTAATAAATGGATTCTTAGCAGCTGGTGCATAGTGTGCTCCATTTCCTAAAGAAGTTTGATCAAACATGCCGTGCATTTCTACAGTTGCTTCATACTGTTCATACATCATTTTTTGTCTAGCATTTAATTTTGATTTGGGATCATCCATATCTTCTTCTTCATCTTCGGAATCATCCATCTCTGGTTCTTCAGGCATCTCTTCATCATCTGGAGATTGATATTCACTTAACCAGTAGTTTCTCATTCACTTTTTCCCGACTTGACGACACCATCGTAGATAGCAGCTAGGCGACAATAGCCATTGTCCTCTACGGTCTGGGCAACAATCTTACAAACGCCATTGCCTTCATACAATGCACAGTTGGCACACTTAACACCAATAGATAAATTGTCATTTTCTATGCCTGGAACATAGCCAACCCAGATGCCATTGCCATCACTGTTGGAAAGCTTGCCATATTTGCTGACAATTCCTAGCATTGCGTTTGCATATTCTTGTTCTGCTGGAGGAAGTTTTCTTTCCATTTCCTCTAAAAGTTCGGCTAACCAATAACTATCCATTTTAATTTATTTCCTTTTAGTTAAGATGCAGGGACTGCTTGTTCTTTTGGAATACAGTTTCTAGTGCAATATACATTGCTTTTGTGTTCCCAAATTATACCTTTACTGAGGCTTCTACTGCAACTAGGGCAGCTAAATTTAACACCTTTAATACCAACATATTTAACTGCTTTACCAGGTAATTCTACTTTAATTTCTTTTTGACTATTAGAAACATTTTTCTTTGCTGGCTTTTTTCCTGCCATAACATACCTCCAAACATTGGTTACTATTTAGTCTATAGTAATACAAAACTGGAGTTTTTATGGCCAAAAAACAATTTACAACGGTTAATATAAATGATTTCTTTGTTTCAGAACCAGGACCTCCAGCCCCTATAACATTAACTACGACATCTGCCCCTCCTTCGTCCCCTGTCTCCAGGTCTTCTAATATCATTTCATCATCCGGTGGTATAGAAAAAATTTCAACTTCAAGAAAAGGCTTTGATGACGATCCTGAAAGGGTAAGCAAAAGAAGGGGTAAAAATAGAGGAGGAAGATCAGGCAAGGCGTCAATACCTACACCTCATATATTAGATGCATCCAACACTAACTCTAGAACCTTGATGCAAAATCTTCTTCCAAAAGAAATGGTTCCACAGGGTTATTTTAATCCAATTGAAATTAAATTAAAAAGTGGAAGAACAAAATTTGTAAATCCACTAAACCAAAATCAAGTTATATTTACAAGGGATAAAAAACGGAAGAATTAAATTCACGAATCCAGAATTTACTTTTAATAAAACTGATAATCTTGCTAGAAAAGTAGAGAATGTATTTAACCCTAACCAGGTTAATGCAGATCTAGATCCTATTTATCTTAGACCAAAAAATGGAGCTCCAATTTCTACTCCAGCTTCAAGATATGATCCCATGGGAGAAGGTGTATTAAGACCTTTAAATAAAGGTGAAAGAGCAGCTTTTGATCATAGCAGGAAGATGAAGGCAAAATATAACTCTCCAAAAAGAAGAAGTTATTTAACTAGAGAAGATATTTTAAATACCGCAAACATGGAAAGAAGACAGTATACAGTAGGAAGATATGCTGGATCGGTTGCTGAATACAAAGCAAAAGTAGCAAAGTATATTATGGATCTTGAAAATGAGCTTTCATATTTAGATGCTGGATCTAAAAAACAAGTTCGTCGAGCAATTATAGAAGATACTCTTACTGATCTAAGAAAAGAAATGAGAAAGACTGCTGACCAGATTAATCCAAGCAAAAGTGGTCTTCCTCATAAATTAGAAATGAAAATTATGGAGTCCCTAAAAGGAGATGATCAGCCACTTAATTTTCTTACAAATCCATCTTCTAGACAAAATGCTATTATAGCTAGAAGAAAAGCTATTAGAGCTGGAGTCATAAAGCCAATGCAGCCGATGGAATCCTACATGAGTAGAGTTGAAAGACTAATGCAAAGTGGTATGCGTGAGTCATATTTGTCGAAAAAGGGATACGGTACTGACAATCTTTTAAAGGATCAGCCAGATTTTATTCAACCCAGAACAACAACAAGGGTAAGCATAAATAATCTAACAAGTAAAACTAATTTATCTACTGCTGCAACTAGTGCAAATCCAAAAATTGATAAAGACTATATTCCTAGTTCTGTAAATAGATATTTGCAAACTGCAAGTATTAATTCTAGTCAGCCAGCAGCAAATATAGCAAGTGCTGTAGGAGAAACTCTTCCAACTGGAACTCCGGGAAGAATGATGTCCTCAACAGCCCAAAGGCTAGCAGATGACACCATGAGGGCAGCTAGCGTTGTGCATAGTTCTAAGCTTGGATTTGCTGCAATAGGAATGGGTGCACTGGGAGCTGCTTTTGGTATATCATCTCTGCGTAGTAAGTCAATGGAAAAGCAAATGGAAATGGAAAGAGTTTAGATTATGGCTCGATCTATTCATGAGATAATACTCGATGCAAATAATAAAAAATATCCAAATACAATAAAGAAGTATGATGATATTTCTAATGTATCAGCTGTTACCGGAGACGATGGAGCAGAGCTTTTTCAGTTTATAAGACCTAATGTAGACGGTGAGATAGATTCCGTTAGCGGCAATCTAAAAAGAGAATATGCTCGAGTAAGTAAGGATAATTTAACCGATTATTCTAAAAGAGTTTTTGGCCATGAGCTACCAGAACTTATCAGTCCTCATAGATTTTCTGATCCAACCTCTAACAGAGCGCTGTATACACAAATGGATTCTCCAACATCTAGAATTGACCCAAGATATAATCCCGTTAAACCCAGTGGTATAAATCAAAATCATGGGTGGAAAATTCATGCTGATTTTGTTACAGACTTAAGTCATGAAGAGGGTTTAGCAAGAGCGGGGAGAGCAGCAGACTTATCTGTAATGGATCAAAATTTAGCAGATGTGTTTGATTCCAGACTTGCTGGTATTGGAGTTAAATCTGATGATTTTTTTAAATTTTATAAATCAGCATATAGTAGCGGAGCTCAAAATTTTGCTGATCCAAATGACATAATATCAGCAGCTGAAGTGTTCAATGAACAAGCAATGACCTACAAAATGGGACCTGGAAAATATGGTGCAGGTAGACACTTAACAGCATACCCACAAAGCTTAGAGGGTAGAGATTCTATAATAAAAAGCCTAGAAGATAAATTGGGAAATAGGCTTGTTGATCAAAATGATCCTGCATACAGGCATAGTATAATTGGAGACACCGGAGTAAAAAATCATCCTCTTTCTAGAGGTGTTTCTGGAAGATTTACTACTGATTACTTAGGTATTAATCCAACTACTGGAAAAGTTGATTTTTCTCTTGAAGATACTTCAATGAGCAACAGTTTAGAAGAATATAAAATATCTGGAAAAATTAATCCAGAAGAAATAGATAAAATAAACAAAATAACTCAAGAAATGCCAGAGATGGCAGAACTATTACATGGCAAAGATGGTTACATTAGCCCGTATAAAACAATAGAGCAAATAGCTCAAGAGAGATCTACTGGAAAAATTGCATTCGGTAACACCAAATATGTAGATAACTATGTTGGAGATCTTCCGACTATTAATAAGCCAGGACAAATTCCAGCTCCAAGGACTCTTCAAGCTGTCTCAGCTCCAAGTGTAGCAACTACTAATGCTACTAAAGTAACTCCTTTAGCAGATGAATATGATACTGGTACAGTAGCAGCTAAAATATCCGCAGGAGAGCCATTAACAGTTCCTCCTCCAGCATCCCCTCCTCCAAAAGGATTAAATGTTGGAACTCCAACAGATGACATTAGAGTTACCCCAAGAAACAGAGGAGCAGATTCTGCGTCTGGTGGAAAATCTAAACCAAAAGCTCAATCTTCACCCATAAATACAAGTACTCAAAATCCAAAGCCTGACCCCAGTGCAAAAATAACTTCTAACCCCCCTCTATCTGGGGAGCCAACGCTGAAAATAGGATCTTCAGAACCATCTAAGGTAACTACTAAACCAAAAGGTTTAATGGACAATGGAATGAAGACTGCTCAAGATCTTGCATCAGGCAACGCAAGGGCAATGGGTATTGCTGCAGCTGCTGGTTTACTTGGAGTAGGAATAGCTATGTCTAATAGAAAAAGAACAATTGCTCCAGATGATGGAACATATTTGTCTCAAAGTAGAGCAAAATTAGAGCGGTTGAAATAATAATTTTTTATTCATTATCGTATAATTCTTTATATTTATTTGGATTTCTTCTTTTCATGTCTCTTTTGCTTCTTGCGAGCCTACATTCTTCACACCTACAACCATAATGATCGTAGCCATTAGATGTACCATGTACTATTCCAGGATATTCTACTTCTGATATAGTTTTTTTTAAATGACAAGACTTGCAAAGAACCTGACACTTAGATAATTCTTTGTCTCTAACTTCTTTTCTTCTGCTCCATACGCAAGAAGCATGCATTGTCTTATCTTCACGTTTAATGTGATCTACTTCTAAGCTGTCCCAAGAACCACAATGCTTGCATGGACCGTTAGCCAGAACCCAGTCAAGTCTTCTGTCTCTCATCCATTTTCTTTGGTATTCTTTTAGGTAAGCTTTTCTTTTTTCTATATCTTTAGTCATTATATCTAAATTTTTCTATGCTCTTAGTTATGGTATTGAAATTACATTGGAGCGGTTGAAGGGAATTGCACCCTCACACCGTGGGTCGGAAGCGCACGTACTCTACTGTTAAGTTACAACCGCATAATCTGTTATTATAGTACCATAAAAATACTGGTTGATAATAGCAGAGAAATTAAATATACCCAAAGAACTTAATTAAATGGTTGACCATCTTTGTCATCTAGATCAAATCCACCAAGTTTTAATGGACTCCACATTAAGCTAAGAATTTCTGATATTGCATTTATTGTTTGTGGATTTTGCTGACTTGAAAGCCTAAACAATCCATTTATTGCATTAGCTATACTGACAGTAGTGTAATGTATTTGTTCATTATTTCTGTCATCATGCTTAACGCAATCATAAATTTTATTATATATTTCTGTGTAGTTCATATAAATCTTCTTTCTTTGGCGATATCATTTTCGCCTCTACCAGGAGACTGTCAGTAAACTTCAAGTCATATTCAAACCATAACATCCTATTGGAATCTATTGATTCGTCTTCAGTTAAGTATACAGGACAATGCACTTTTATGTGGCCGTGAAAGTATATCTTTCTGCTCTTTTTATTCTTTGAATCTTCTTCAAAAGAAGGGCTTTCTTCCATGTATAAGTATCCATTATTGTCTATAAAATAACTATCTAAAAAGCATTCCATAGATTTTGATTTAAATCCTTCAGCAGCAAAAGCATAATAAATATAAGACTTGTAGCTGTGTGGAATCCAAGGCTCTACCGGCAAAGGATAATCAATATGAAAAAAATCGTACGTTCCCATAATTAACTATATTATAGCAGCTCAAACCGCAATTTGAGGTCCTATTGATTTTAAAAGGTTACTATATATATAGTTTTTAACTTTAAGGTTTATTATGTTTCGTTCCTCAGAATCAATGCCAATAGATCATTTTTTATTTAGAGCAGGCAAATCTGCCCCTGGCGCTAAAGAAGGAATGCAAGAAATAGAATCAAGCTTAAGGGAAATAGGTAGGCTTGATGAATCTTTTCTTACAATGGGAGATAAATCCGTTGTTGGAGCTCGTGTAAGTAAAAAAACTTTAGGTATCTCTGTATCTAATCAAGTATTAGAAAAATTTGGCTTTGAACCACTTAACGAGAGGGCAATGGCTCATGCTGAGACTGTGGGTCAAAGTTTAACTCGACATGAAGCCTTGCAACGAATGCTTAGGCATGAAGGTATTAGGCTTAGTAATACAAGTGGAGTAAGTAATCTTCTTGTTTTTAGAGAATCTGTAGTTCGAAGAGGATCCTTAACTGGCAATGTAAAAACTGCGTTACACGAAATTGGACATGGTGTATCTAAGTTAACACAAAGTACTGTGGATAAAAATCTTCTTGTGGGTCAATTGAAGGATATTATCCGGAGTTAGTTCGGTAGATGAAGAAGTTGCTAGTAAATTTAAAGATACTTATCTAGGTGTTATGCGTGAATTTGGTCGAGAAGAAGCTAGAGCTGAGTCTTTCTCTGGATTAATTTCAAAAACCACCATAGGAAAAGACGCTCTAACCAAGATAGCAAGAGGAGGTATTGAGGAGAAGCATATTAAGGGAACCTTATTAAGCGCATACAATCGTCTTGATGATGAATTTTATGGATTCCAAGGATATGCAGAAATCAACTTAAGGAACATGCGAGGTTCTGCAGTGTATGATGCATTTGCTCGTCATATTGATTTTGATCAATTACAAAGACTAGGAGCCGTAGAAGCTCATGGCGTTTTTATGGGTTCAGTTGATTACGGCGGAATGTCAGAAGCTGTTGCTCCATCTTTGAGAAGTCTTCAACAAACAGCAAACGAGCATGTGCTAACAAATTATGGTGAAGATACATATGATCGTTATCAGTCGCTAGTAACAGAATCAAAAAGAATTCCTGCACAGATAAAAGGATCTGGCCTAGCTTCAATTTCCTCTGAACCTATTATAGATTCAATAGCTGCTTTAGAAAGAAGCGGGGCTAGCACAGAGGTTGCAGAACAAGTTGGAAGAACTGGTGGGATGGCAAAAAGAACACTTAGTGGAATATTGTCAGCCGGAGAAACAGCAGCAGAAGTTATGAGATTTATTAAATAATATATATCTGAGGTCCTATTAATTTCTTTGTATAAAACCCAAAAAGACAAAAAAAGTTTAAAACAGTTTTGCCTCTTAAAATTTTTTTCCCAAATTTTACCTATATAGGTTTTTTAAATTAAAAAATATAATATTCCGCGTTTTAGTTATTATCTGCAACTGCGTCTTCTAGTGGGGAAACTATAATTGTTTCTCCATCTGAAGTAACGCCAAAGATACATCCAACATCGTTACCTTCAGGATCAGAAGAAGCGTAGATCTTGCTTCCGTCATTAAAGATGATTGCTACCGGATATCCACCACGGGAATTTTCCCAACCTTCAGCTTTAAGCTCTTCTTTAGTTAGCATTCTTACTTCAGCTACCATTAATCCTACAGGATATGCTGCTTTGTCTAAACTGGTCATTTTGTTCCTCGTATCTAAAGGGGTTTCTAAGGCTCTTAAATAGGCTTGACGCATTTCATAAAAATCAAGCATCTGTTACAGTGCCCCATTCATGGTGGATAATTTCACAAGTAAATTTACAAGAAGGACACCTAGGAGTACCATATTGGCTCATCATAGAATGAGATGGTTTATCTCCGCATTTACATCTTAGTACTAATTCTGGTCCCCAAGTTCTTATGAGTCTTGTTTTAGCGGACTGAGAAATAGGGATAGACAAAGAAGATTGAGAAATCATTTGTTTCTCCTCTAGTGATAATGCTTATTACTGTGTATGTCATTAAAGTTTTTTGTTTTAGATTGAACTAAAGAATTAATAGCAGTATGCAAAGAAGGCCAATCACGCTTAAGGTCATTAAGAAGATTTGATAACATCTTGTCATGCAGCGGTTCATTAACGCCTTTATTAAAAATAGCTTTATAAATTTTGTAGAGAGCTTCTCTTTCCTTAAAATTTAATGATCCATAAGTATTGTAACTAAAGTCAATGTTGTCTTTAATGTCCATATATGGATTTTTAGGAGTATCAATAAATTCTTTAATGTCCATATATGGATTCTTAGGATATGGATTCTTAGGAGTTTTACCAATAAATGTAGATTTCTCTTCTTTTACTGAAGTTTGATCTTTGTTAGAAATAGAATTTGCTAGACTAGCAATAGAAGATGCTAGATTGTTTATTGCCTGAATAAGAGATTTCATTTTTATCCTTTTTAATAACGAGCTATTAAATTCAATCTTTGAATCTCAGCTTCTAAACTCTGCAACTTGTATTCCATAGAACTTATATGGGTGAGTAGTAAAGATATAGTATTTGAGGCAGATTGACAAATATCATAAACATTTTTAGAATCATGAATTGTTTTATCAGCTTCATTGAGAAGTGAATGAATTAATTCTTTAGAGCTATCTAGAATATGTTCTGACATAAAAACATTATATCAGCTAAAGCCAGATAACTTCTTGTTTAAGTTCTTATACAAATTTTTTTCTTCTGAAATTTCAGCTAAAGCATTATCAAGTAAAGATAATAGCAATTTGTCAAAATTACTTAAAAGGCTAGTGTCAAAGTAAACTTTGTTGGTAGAAATTTTATCTTCTGTATTTGAAGAAGAAGAAGATTCCTCTTTATTATTAGGGTAATTACATGGCCAGTTGGGATGAATCATCATAAGACTAATTCTTTGGGAGTAGTTAAAAACCGGAATATAATATACGCAAGCTCAAACAAAGCAGCGAGGATCTGAACAGTAATGCCTGTCATAATTTTCTATCTTTCTTTTATGTTACAAGTCGGTGATTAGATAGATATTATATTAGTTCTAATAAATATACTTTATGTAGTCTCTTTTTACAAGTGTGAGAAGGTGCTTCATCTATAGCTACACATACCTTAACGTACACTCCACAAGAATGGCATTTCCATTCACTGTTAGGTTTATATCTTAAGGTAGTATTCTCTTGCTTAGGGGCATTGATTGTCAGCTGAGAAGAATCAACAGAAGGAGCTTGTAGACATGATGGGCAAAGCCTAGGTTTTCTCCCTCTTGCTTTAAGGCGCTTCCATTGAAGATTACATTGGATACAAGTTAGTTCGTCAAATTCTTCCATAGTTGTTCCTAAATTTTTTCTTGAAAATGACAATGAAAAGGTGCTCCGGTATAAGGGTCATACTTTGAGGCAACTGCTATAGCTTTTAAAGCTGCTTTTTTAGCCTGAGCTACTGTCATCTTTTTTGATGAACCAAGAACATGCAAAGCGCCAAGAGCGTAAGCACTTCCAGTTCCAAGAGCATACATGCCACTTATATCAGAGGTCCAAGAGTAGTCGCCATCAACAACATATATGCAACCTGAGACTACGACTAAAATTGTAGATCCATGCTCAGCAATGTGAGTTGAAGTATCTCTTTCAGGAGCAGCATATCCTTGTTTTTCAAAACATTCTCTAAGAGAAGGTATAAACTTTGTAGTTATAAAGTTGTCTAACTTTTTTCCAGTTGTTCCAGGAGGTACAACAGGAGGAGTAAAGGCGTGATGAAGAATATTAATTGCGCGCATATCTCCAGCTGCACCTAAAAGGTATCTTCCATTTTCTGCAACTTTAGCAGAAGTAGAAGATAGTGTAGTTATCTGTGAAGCAAAACCACCTTCATCAACGGTGGATATGCGAGAATCACTACAAACTAAAGAATAGTCTAATCCCTGAATAGCTATAATGGTAGTCATTTAATTCCTCGGTATATTTAAATATATTACATTATACCTTAGAATAAGATTAAATTCAATCTTTAGAAGGATTAAAATATAAAGAACCAAAAACCTCTATAGCTATGGAGTTAATTTCTTTAGAATTAGAAAAGGAATTATATTGAACATATTCATTATTTAAAGAATGAAAGTAATGTTTATATTTTTTATTTTTAAACTTTCTTTTGTTCTTTGCCAAGAGTTTCGCCCTTTTTATAAATACAGGTGCCATTTAAATTATTTCTAATTTTAGAGTTAAAATATGCCCCAGCTGAATCAGCTGCAATAAACTCAGCAAACTTGTCATACGACACAGAGTCATAATGCCAAATGGCTCCAGAATGAAATATTACTATCAAGCCCTCGGTATCTTCATCCCATGCAGCAGAGTGAAGAACAGAACTATCACGAAATTGTTTAAATTTAATTGTTGACATATCAACCACCGTTCAAATTGTAGAAACTTTCATACTCTGATAATCCATTGCACCTTATGCAATTAAGGGGATTATCTTCATGCTGTGAATCGTGTTCACGATACAAAGAAGTAGCTATTTGCTTCCAGTGATTAAGTTGTGCAAGCATGACTGAATTGCTTTGAGTAAGTAGCTTGATATTATCAAGAAGTGCATTTACATCTTCTTGTGAAAATATTGGGTCATTATTCATATAGTGCCTCCACTAGGACTCGAACCTAGAACGAGAAATTAGAAGTTTCTTGTTATATCCCTTTAACTATAGAGGCTTGTTAAAGATAATTATACTGTTCTCTTGTTTGAATATCAACAAAAAGATTTGATTCTAAAAGAAAATCTTTATAAGAAACAATGTAATAGAATCCATTACTCCAGTAAGCACCTTGAACTAAATATCCATCAAAAGGTTTGAATTCACTTATCTCATGCCAATCGCCCATAGAATCCATTACATACCTAAAAATTCCAAGAGGTTTAGGAGTCCATAATTTTGCAATAACGTTATTTGGCAAAGCGACAGAGGCATGCAAAAGAACGTATGATTCTATAGCAGCGGTAACTTCCTCTATTGGTAAGGACTTAGAAGAATAGGAAAACCAATTATTCTGCTGTATTTGAGAAAGAAAATAATGAGAATCTTCTTCATCTAAAGATGACTCAAAAACAGATGTCCTTTGTAATAGATCTAACATAATTAACTGCCAACAACTAGTTTAACGTATAAAGTTTTTCTTTCAATAGATGTAAGAAATTTTATAGTGTTAATTCGCCACTTGTTTTGCTTTGTTATGAATGATTCAATATCAAAGTTTGAATAACCTTCATCTTTCATTTCCAATACTTTAATTTTGTTCTTTGCTTTATTGGAACTTAACTGAAATTCAACATCTCTTCTAATTACTCTTAAGTTATATAACCACATATCCATATTGTTTATGAGGTGAGTTTTTTCTTCTGGAGTTGATTCATTTTTAACATCACGAATAACAAGATCCTTAAATGAATCTAAATAATCTGAATCAAATTCATCAACTGTATTGGTATTTTGATTGTTCATATGTGTCTTTCGAATAGCAGAACTGATAGGCTTGTTGTATGTCTGAAATAAACTGTTCAGAATATTGACCAGAGGACCTAGTGCAGTAAGCTGGTGAGTATGTTGGTATTATTGGCCAGTAACCAAGCCAAGATAATATTCCTCTATATTGTTTAAGCTGGACATCAGCATTGAGTAATGTAGCTAAGGGTAGTAAACCTAGAGTAACTATTAGCTTTGGATTAATCAATTGAACCTCAGTATGAAGAAACCCTGAGCAATTAGTTATCTCAATGTTTTCTATTTTTCTAGAAACAGGGCACCTAGTAACGTATGTTAAGCATACATTTGAAGAGTTAAAGCCAACTGATTTTATAGTAGATATAAACAAATCTGTTGACTCTTGATCAAGCTTAGGATTATCTAATATAAATAATACATCTGGATTTTGATAATTCCATTTTGGAAGCTCTGAAGACTCAAGCATAGTAGAGCACTTCCTACAGTTTTTAGTAACTGTATGAAGGTCTTTCAAATTAACGTTATTATTAGAAGTAAGAATATTAGATCTTACATCTTGAAAAAGTGTAGTTAATTTATCATTAGGAATATGCTTTGCAAAAGTCTCGTATACGTGAGACAATAAGTTAGTTTCCCCAAGACCTAGATATAATCCGGTCTTGGGGATTAACTTAGAATTTTCACCAGAAAGAGCTTCTTTAATTAAAGAATCTAAATCTTCCTGTGAAAAATCATCCATCAGAACTCTGAGGGAATTGAGTTACCAGATGGTGAACTAGAGGATCCTTCTGATTTAGTAGAATCTCCCTTTGGTGCAGAAGCTGCATATGTAACATGCTCTGCAACAACTACGACTTTTGATCTATTTTGGTTATCTTGCTGCCAACGTTCTTGAAGCAGTCTTCCAATAATAGAAATCTGTGAACCCTTTTTCATTTTACCGCCAGTAATTTGGCTGTGAACAAAAGAAGCATTCTTATTTGCAAAACCGTCATTATCCTTAAGGTAATAAGTTATATCAAAATAGCCAGAAGTAGACTGTGATCCTTTTTCGGAACCAGCATAATCTACTGCTACTCTAAACTTTGCAATTTTGTCATTTATAATTTCTGGATCAGCAACGACACCAGCAGTAAGGTTGATGATATTTTTTGGATCTAACATTATCTATAATCTCCATATAGTCACTTAGTTTGGTTATTGTTTTCAATTGCTTCTCGAATATTTTCGACAAGCCTTTCTAAAAATTTGCATGCTTCATCTGCGCCAATTGCCGGACCATAATCTATGGTGTAGTAATCTACTAGACTAACAAACAAATTATATATTCCGGATTTTAAATCCGAAATGACATCAGTAGAAACGTAATCACTTACTTCTTCTACTAATTTAGGATCTTCATCACTCATATTATACCCTCTTTGATAGAGCTTGATCTATCATTTCTCCTAATATTTTTTTATCCTTAAAACCTTTGTCATACAATATAGATATTATAGGTTTTGGATCTATATAAGAGTAGGTAATAAGTTGTAAATTAAGTACATCGTTAAGATTATATATCCTATACTTATTTAGATCTCTTTTTGGAACTGGATACTTTTTTGTTTTCTCGCGATTTGCAACAGTTAAAGGAGAGACATTAAGTATTTGAGCAACATCTGAACGAGTAAATATTGGTTCTGATACTTTTTTATAGCTCATTTTAATTTATATACCTTTTTAAGTATTTATATATATTTATATAGTACCATAAAAAGATAGAATAATCAATAATTACACCTGTTGACAGTTTTGTCTTAGGGCATTAGCATAAGCATTAAAAGAAGAGATCTGATTTATTTTTTGATTAAGATAGGCTTCACAACTTGTGTAATAAGGATATGAAACAGAATCTACAAAAAGATGATAAATAACAGATTGATATGTTTTTTTAATTTTATTAACTGGGCCAACAAAATTTATAAAATCTGATATATTAAAATCATCTGAATCATCTATAGAATTTAAATAAAGATTTTTATACTTTGGTGAATAATTGAATATAAAATCTTTATCTTTATCAAAATTTGAACAATAAGATGGATTAGCCCAAGTCGAAGAGGCAACATCTTCTAAAGACATCTGAGATATCAATTTATAAAAAGTCTTAACACTATCAAGGTTAGACATGCTGTCTTCAATAAGTTTTTTCATTATAGGATTATGAACAGTGTTATGATATATCTGACTCGATGTTTGATTAACGCATTCATGAAGGTCAGCATTAAAACCAGTATTCCAAACCCAATCGTAAGCAGAAGCGATTACGCCTTCTAAGCTTTGAGGATAGCGAGATATTTCTTCATACTCATCAAACATTGGATTGCATAAAGTGCCATCAGCAAAGAAATTATTTACATAAGGCATATAAAGCTGGGTATCAGGTCCGCGAAGTGGAGTATTTGAAAAGAACATTTTGACATAAGTTGTTCTATATTTTGAAATAGGATTAGTAGAATATTGAACTAAATATATTTGCCAAGGAACAGGAATCTCATAAACATTTTGAATCAAATCTTCTTGAGAAATATTATAGCTATCATCATCTTCATCATCTGATTGATAACCTTCATGTGTAGCTGAAGAAATTTGATCAACAGAATAATCTATATAATTAATAAGCTTATGAGTTGGAGGGCGTTCAAATATTAAAAAACCAGGTATAGAAAAACGCAAACCTGGAGGAAGCAAACCAGATTCTAGTGTTTTTTTATTTAATGAATTATGATATTCAGATAAACTTGATATATCTCCACTCATTGAATACATTGTTCCAAAATCATCTTTTATATTAAGTTCAGAATAATAAGAATTTGGATCTTCTCTCCAACCATAATGACCTTGTTTAGTTTTTGTAAAGATAGATAAGCTAGACATTAGCAGACTCCAGAGTTAATTTTGGAAACTTAGAAAAATAAAAATCAACATTAGCATCAGGATCAACAATCTCAACAGAATCTTCAGTAATAATTATAAAATTATTCTCTTTATAATTTCGAAAATCTACATAAGATATTGATTTTTCGTCATCATTTTCTATTAACTTATTAATAGATTTTAAATTTTCAGAATAAAGAAGATCGTAAATTTTAAGAACTATATCTTTTAATTTTTCATTAGCTTTAGGAGTATTAGAATCTAAAAAATTAAGATAGTCGTGATCAATAAGAGCTATGTATTTTGAATTAATATAACTTCCTGAAGAAAAATTATCAGGAAACAATATCTTAGAAAGATGATTGTAAGAGTTAAAGGTTGAAACGTTTTGAAGAACAGCATCTAAATTAAAAGCTTTAATTCCATTGTTATTTTTAAATTCAGTAACAATTGAAGTAACTTCTTCAAGGGAAAGACCACTAAAATATTTTAAGAAATTTAAAGTAAATTTTTTCTCAGATACTCTTCCAGTAGGACTAATACTAGGAGAAATTTTCTTTGACTTATCTCCATAGGTTATAGTTTTAAAAGCAGAAATAGTTAGGGTAGAATTATCTTTCTTAAAACAACGAGATACTTGATTTCGAAAAAACCCAACTCCTAAATCAGTATTCCATCCTCCAGACATATAATCATTAATTATGAAATTATATATTGTAGATATGTCAAAGCTTTGCGTAGATGAAAGATGTTGTTGAAGAAGAATACTTGTTTCATTTAAACACATCCTTGCATCCATGTACATATTTGGATAAATGCATGGGATAAAAGAATCTTCATTTGAGTTTAAAGGGCCATCATTAAAGTAAAGATAAGCATTATAATAAGACTCTTCTGGAATAACATGTAATAACATTAAAGTCCAAGGAACCCAAATATCAAAAGTAAAATCTTTTTTAGAAGATTGATGTGACTTAGCGTTCTTAAAGTTAATTGTTGCCTTAAATGGAGGCCTCTCAATTAACCATACGTTTTTATTATCAGTATAACGAACAGCTATTGGATAGAGATCATTGAAGTCATTTAATTGATGAGATGGAGTAAAAGTCTTTTTTATAGAATCAATAACACTATCAGTTTTTACTGTTTTAAAATCTAAAAGTAAAGGAACAAGATTGTTTTGTACTGCAGTAAAACCGCAATACCGAGGTATATCTAGATTTCGTTCAGCAAAAGATTCTTTAAGAATTTTTAAATATGCAGGTGGAAACAAAGAAAGACTTTCATAGTATAAAGGTCTTAGGTTAAATTCAGTTTCAACCTTAGTAATACAATCATCATTAGCATAAATATAGTCAAGCATAGAATCCTTAAGCGTTTGTTAAATAACTAAGATAAGAAACTTTAGAAGCGTTTTCTTGAGATTTTTGTTCTACAAAAGAAGAAATAACATTTTCGTTAGTTGCTGTTGTGTTAGAATGAATTTCTTCTATAATATTTTTAAGTTCAAAATCAAAAGAATCTTTTTCTATTTTAGAATAAAAATCAGCATAGTATGATAGTTCATTAAGAATATTATTATTTAAATCTTTAATAAAAAACTTAATAGAACCCATAGAAGTTCTGTGAAAATCTACTGTGTATACTGCAGTTTGGTCTTTGACGGTAAACTTAGCATATTCGCCGGCATCTGCAACATAGGATGGACATGTTACATGTACAGAACCAGCAGAACAGTAAATACCATAAGGTGAGTCAGGGTGAGAACAAGTTGAAATGTTAACTGGATTTGCATATTTATAATGTACAGAAAGGTTTTCTGCACAACTAAAATATTTACAAGAAACACAAGAAGACTGAATTGGTTCAACTAATTGGGCTGAAACAATATTGCCCTTTTCAATTCCTTGAATAGATAAAGATGTAATATCTACGTTAGTTATTTCGCGAATTCTAGTAATTGCTTTAGAATTAAAAACATCTACAGGATGTAAATCTGATTCAATTATGCTAACTAAGAGATCAATTAGATCAAAATCTTCAGAATTATTTTCAGTTTGAATCTGAGAAAGTAAATTACGAAAATGAGCAACAACAACACTTTTTTTTAATGTTCCCACAATTATCTCCAAGTAGTTTGATAAACAGAATAAATTTTTTTATTTAAATCATCTATTTGTTGATTAAGTTCTTTTATTTTAAGATCTTTCAGATCAAGTTGATTTAATAAATAACTATTATCAACAAGAGAATTACTTAAATGAGAAATAGACAGAGAAATTTGAGAAAGAATTTCTTCTGGAGAATTAGTGGTAGAAATCATTTCTAGATGGGATTCGGTAAATTCTTGAGATTTGATTACAAAAGCTTTTCCAGAACCAGCACCAATTTGAGTAATTCTACCAGATGATTTAAGAAGATTAAAAATTGATTCAGAAATAGAAGGAAGAAGATCAGAAAAGAAAGTAGAAATAAATTCTTTCTTAGAAAAAGGAAAAAAGAAATAGTCAATACCCTCTGAAGAAGGCGCATACAACTCTAAAGTAGAGATAATAGAAGAAGATGTACATAAAGCCGTTAGAGAAGTATCTTCTGATATTAAATCAGAATAATCAGATAAAGAACTCCCATCAGCAAGATATGATCTAAACCGAGAGTAATCTCCAGTGTTTATTACATGTGCTGCTAAACAGTTAAATTCTGTAGACTTTGTATTATGTTCTGAAGAAAACCGTTGGTAGGTAATAGAATTTAAAGTTTCTAAGTTATCAATATTAGTTATCATATTTTTGAGCCTCTACTGAGTGAAAGGATAGTGTTTTAGATTCAATGAACTTCTTTACGGGAAGTGAAAGTACATGTAAAGAAGTCATTTGTGGATACATTGATTTAACAATAGGGTATATTTTGTTAATGCATGATATATCTTTTATAATATCAATTGAATGAGAGTCTACAAAAAGTAGACAATGACCATTGCTCTCAGAGGTCAGATGACTTTGATTCAACCACGTCATTAATGGCTGAGGCAAGTCTTTCATCCTGTTGGGCCACGAGTGTTTTAGATCCATCTTGCATAACCTTTAGCATTTCTCGTCTAGCTTGGCTGACGTTATTTTGAAAAACTTTTTGCTGATCTTCAGTAGCAAAAGAAATTTGAGCTAGAAGCGCTTCCAAAAACACAGCTTGCTCACCAAATCCTACGACCAAGGTGGCAATCTGCTTTTCAAAAGATTCAAGCTTATCATCAATTTCTTTAATTCTTGAATCTGTGAGCTTAGATAAGCTGATAATAACTTCTTCAACGTAAGACTTTAGTTCTTCAGTTGACATAGAAGAATCATTATTATTTTGATCAGACATTTTATACCTCATACCAGTGTTGGTTATTTGCTACATAAGAGTATAGCGCAAGATCAACAATATAGGAAATAGAAGAAATATCTTGGCGTGTTACTTTGATAGAATCAACAGAAATTGGAGACTTCATATCAGGAATATAAGCTCCAGTATCTGAAACTCGTGCAGTAAAATGGCCAGCTTTCCATACAAAAGCATTAGAATCATAAGTATCACCAGAAGACCAGTGATGTGCCTTGAAGATTCTAGATACAGGCTTTCCATCAATCTTTCCGCCACCATAGGAAGCATAAGCTTCTGGTGTAGGTATTCCTAATCTATCATTTGCAGGATATATATCAGCTGCAGTTCCAAGAGTAATTGATTTAAGATAAGCAGCAAAGTCAACAGCGTCAACATAAAGCTGAGTGTGTCCTAATAACTTTCCATCAGGAGAAGTTTTACCAATATCTATTTTAAATTTCATACCAGTAAACCAAGGGCGAATAGAAAGAAATCCGCTTTGGGTTTTAGATCTAAACCACTTCTTATAAAGATCATTTTCGTAATCTTTATCATCTTTAGAAAAGACTTTTTCAGGGGAATTAGAATCGTCATCAAGGGTAGTTAAAAACTCTTGAACAGATTCATAAACTTCATCTGACATTTTTATATCTCCTTTTTAATTTGAAATAGGAATCTTTGCGAAGGAATTCCTGGCAATTGAACGATTTGGATTAAGTACATTTTGTGCTTCTGTGTATTGATCAGTAGAAGCCCAGTCCCACTGATCAAGAGCTGTTCTATACAATTCTTGAATCATTGGTCGAGACTTATTCCAAAGAATATTTCTCATTTTAGAAACATGAGAAAGTATATCTTGAGTATTGATTGCTCTGAGCTCAGAGGAACTAACAAAGAATTTAACTTCTGAAATAAGACTCTTAATTTCTGCACCGGTAAAGTACTGAGTTGCATTTGCTAATGCTTCAGTATTATACACATGGGGTGTATTTATTCCAGAAAGGTAAATTGAAAAGATAGATTGACGCTCTTCAAGAGAAGGAAGGCCAACAAATAAAATTTTATCAAAACGATCTGCGCGTAACATCTCTGGCTTAAGATGCTCAAGCTGATTAGCTGCACACATCAAGAAAACATTTTCAGGAAGTTCCTGAAGACCAGTAAGAAATTCTCCATGAACACGATCAGTCGTGCCACCATCTACCTGGGAAGAACTTTGTCCACCAGATAGATCTCGACCAAATTCGTCAATCCAAACACATAATGGGGCCATAGCATTGATCTGTTTAAATACTGCGCGCATATTAGCTTCTGATTGACCGATATAAGAGTTCATGACTTGACTAATGCCGGTGCGAGCAAGATCTAGACCAAGAGCATTTGCAGTTGCCTCACAGATGGCAGATTTACCAGTGCCCGGAATACCAACCATAAGCATGCGTCTGATTGGGGAAATTCCAAATTGCTTAGCTTGTTCAGGATTATGCCAAAGGTTAGCGTTTCTAGAAATAAGATCTTTAATAAAATCAAGACCACCAATATTATCAAAAGTAATTTGAGGTTTAATAATCTCTAGGATGCCGTTCTTCTTGACTGAGCTCATTTTCTGCTCATAAATATAATCAGCAGAAACTTCACCAGTTTCAAGAACAGAGGTCAAAGCAAGATTAATAAACTCAGTTTCAGAAAGGCCCAAAGCAGAAGAAGCAATAGCTTTGTAATCAGATGTAACAAGTTGATTATTAGAAGAAGAATTTATGTGAGCAAGTACTGTAACAAAATCTTCTATAGAAGGATACTCAGTTTCTATAGAGTTAAACAAATGAGCAAAATTTTCTGGAGCAGAAAAATGAGAAACAATAATATATTGAATAGGCATAGAAGCAAGATCATTAGACCAAAATGCTTCACGATAAGTTACATTAGCGTTATTAAAAAGACCTGCGTACATTTCTACAAAGCCATCAGGATTTGAAAAAACATCAAACATAAATGTCTTTTGAGTTTCTATTTCATATTTAGAAATAAAATCATGAGCAACAGAAAAATCAAAAGTTACTTTCTTAATAACCTGAGCTGGATCATCTGGACTAGGCATGTCGACTAGAACGGGTTTCCATGATCCGTTTTTATATTGACAAAAACCGTTGATAGGATCAATGATAAAGTAACTACGATCAGAAAAATTAACGATTGATTCTAAAGCCTTAGAGGTATCCATCGTCTTAACCCACAAAGATGGGTAACCAAGTTTAATTTGAGAAAAAAGCATAAAATCCTAAAAATAACGGGTGGCTTTATAAAAAAGTGGGGGAGCGTATCCAGCTAAAAGCCAATACACTCCCCCACGAATGGGATGCTAGTGAGGGAAAAAGGTTAATTAACCCTTTTCGCCTGCACGGCGGTGGAACTCTACGTTGTCATTTGCTCCAACAACATAGTCTTCATCAAGCTTATCTTTACCTTTGTAAGCTACAGCGTCTGAAGGAATTCCCCAAAGCTTGGAAAACTGTTCACGGATATCCTTTACAGTCTTTCCTGAAACTGGAGCAGGCTGTGTGTAAACACCAAAGCGAACGTTGGCCATCTGACCAGACGAAGGCTGTGATGCTGCACCGGAATTGTTAATTGCAGTCATTTTATTCTCCTAATTAGTTATTAACAGTAGATACTAGAGATGGACGACGATCATAAGGTTCTGCTTTGCCAATTGCAAGGTCAAAGTAAATCTCTGCTTCGTCAGGGCTTTGTTTGGCAACAATTGTTTTCTGAACTCTTCCAAGCAAATATGCAGCAACAGCCATATTTGTAGCAAGAATTTGAGTCCCTCCTTCAATTGATGCGCGTTCCTGGCAAGATAACTCTCCTGGATTTTTATCAGGAGGATTATCATATTCAGGATGGTTATTCACTGGATGGTCAGTAACGTCATAGCCGTCACGACGTTGATAATGATAGATGCTACCAAAAAGAGCATCATCATTTCCACCAGTAAAAATATCAATATTATTTAATTGAGATGCAGCGTCAAACAAAATTTTACGAGCAGCAAAATTATCTACAACTGCAAATACAACATCATTCTCAGAGATTAAAGAAGAAGCTTTAATCTTAGGAGACTCTTCATCTGCAACACCAGCAAAGTTGTCATCAACAACCCATTTAGGAACTGGAATAAAAGTTGTATTGTCAAATTGTTGAGTTAATCTATGAGCTGTAGCAATTGCTTTATTTCCCATTTGAGTAAAAGATTGACGTTCTTTATTGCGCTCTTCATAAGTATCGCCATCAACAATTATAAGAGCAGAACCAGGATACTTATACTCTAATAAACGAGCAAGACCGTCAGCAAGCCATGTGCCAATGCCTCCAGCTCCAACAAGAACAAACCTTTTTTGCTCAGTCATAATAATATTCTCTTTCTGCTATATAGTCAAATTCACTTTTTGAATTTTTGTAATGAACAAATGAAGCACAAACATCAATTGGATCATTTATTGTGAATCCTTCTTGAACAAAATCTACGATAGCTTCTTTAAAAGAAGGGCAAGAAACATCATAATAATTTACACAATTAAAACAATCAGTTTCTATTTGATAAACAAATCTTTTTTTGTGAGCTTCATCAAACTCTTTAATGTTAGATTCTGTAACAGTTTTCTTACATGAACAAAGATGAACATCAGTAAGGTTAACACCACAGCAAAGAGTTTTTTCTTCATAAACAAAATCATCATCTGGAACAACATCGGATCCAGCTGCAAAAGGATCTAATCCTTGAGGTTTAATATTTAAAAGAAAATTAGAAACAGGATTATGTTCATCTACACAGTAGATATAATAACCAACATTGGGATCCAGTGCTCTACTGGAACAATAGTGATGAATCATAGTGATGATGTCATACTGTCCCATATCTTGAGTAATTATAGGAGTGTCGCAAGTTGGACAAAATCCAGACTTAATTGCTTGAAGTTCTAAAGGAAAAGAACAAATCAAGCAATCAGCTGACATAACAGATTCAAGATCAATCTCAATTGCAACAATAGAATCATGAGGAATAGAATCTAATTCTTTTAGAAAAATAGATTTATCAAATGATTTATGGGTAGTAGTTTCCGTACCAGCTGTCGTAGGTTGCGAGTTGGGAGGTTGTTGAGCCCACATCTTTTGGTACGACTGGGTTTGTGTAAGAGTAGCCTGAGTAGCCTGAGTAGCCGAACCCCCCATATTGAGGGGTTGGACTTTTTTTACTTTTTGGGTCCATTCTACAACCTCAGGATCAGGTGATTTAGATACAAAAAGTGGCTCAAAAACATCTTCTGGCTTAAGGGTAAAAGCAGTTCCGCCCATTTGAAGCTCTATATGATATTGAGTTGCTCCATTGTTAACAGTCTTTTGCCAACCATAAGTAATATGAATGCCATCAAAGTCTGCTTGATCTTCATGATCTGTGCCAGATGCATATGCAGGCATATCAGGATGAGAGTGAACAGAACCAACAATCATAGCTTCATCTGGTTTAATAGCAACAATGCTATCAGCATCGTACTTGCAATGAACAGAAGTGTTTTGTTGTTCAGGAACTAGCACACCCCATCCATCAGGTCCTTCTTTAGTTGGATCATAAGTAAGTATTACGATAGATTCAGTATGATGTTGCGCGTCAACTAAGCGGAAGAATTCATCAAGCTTATCTACAATAGTCCGAGGAATGTAAGGCATTGTATATTGTGCAACTTCTTCAACAGATGCAAAGTTTGAACCTAAAGGATCAGAAGAATCTGATACAGAACGACCAACAAAGTTATTGACAACTTTAAGAATAGAAGGAGCATAACTTACAGAAGTAGACTGTGTTACAACTCCTTTTGAATCTTTAGTCTGAACATTTTTGTAAGTTGCTTTATCGCAAATTAAATAATAAATTTGAAATCCAAATGATTCAATTACTTCACAAATATCATCTACGACTTCCCAGTTGTTTGCAACGAAACAAGGGGCACCGTTAGACATCCAGAAATAATTCATATCATCTAGAGTGTAGTTAACTACATTCTCTACTGTAGACATAAAACTCCTAAAATATTAATTGGTTGTGTTTTTTATTGATATTAAAATGGATTATCGTAATCAATAACAGGATCATAAGAATAACTATGATTTTTGTCATGAGAATTTTTATTGTAGTTTTCAACATGAAACTTATTAAAATTATCAAATGAAACAGGAGTAAAACTAATAGTTGGAGAAGAGTCTGGAGCAAAATTAATTATTGCACAAGATTTACAAACTCCAAATACATCTATATCAAAAGTTTCATCATCGTTTAATGGAACAGTCATTGTAGTTTTGGGGCATTCAATAGAATCTTCTAAGAGATTATTCTTAAGAATTCCACAAGGACAAACATAAGATTTTGCTTTGCAATTGTTACAGAAATAAATTTTATTTATATTTGTACTAGCAAATGGTTCATCTCCAGAGTAATCTAGAAATGGAACAGAAACAATTTGCTCAAATGCTTGAGATTCTAAAATAGATTTTTTACAAGTATTGCAAGAGTAACACTCAAGAGAGTTATCCTTAGCATATTGCTCTACACAGTTTTGACAAATAGTGGATTCGGAATCTTCAGGATGCCAAACTTCTTTAATTACTTTGTTGGTACCGCTGTCTGCCCAGTCTTCGCCACATGTGTCGCAGGAAACAATAGTATCAAATGTCTTATGATAATACTCATTAGAAGTTTCAACATAATAAACAGAGTCATCATCTACATTGAAATGGGCATCAACCGATTTGATGTGAATAAAATACTCTTCGAAACATCCTTGACAAATTGAATTTTCATAATAATCTTTATTTTCATATTCATCTTTCTCATAAGATTCTCCACAAGCATCGCAATTAAAATAAGCTGTTTCAGGAAGATTTGTATGATCAGTAGGTGAATCAAGTAAAGAAGAGTTAGAAAAAATAGAAGATCCAGTTTTATTCTTAATGTCTTCAGAAGACTGAAATGTATTATTTAATAAAGAGTTTTTCTTAGATGCGCTATTGTAAGATAGTGCAAAGTAAGAAAGAACAGACTCAGAAGCAAGTTCTTTGTCCGGGCGGATCACAGCATTGATAGGTTTGGTTTTAGTACTATCATGATAGTATGCTTGGTAATCGCCAACTAAAGCGTCAGCAAAAGTTAAATGCTGACCGTTAGGGTCATGCTTATCTTGATTATCCATTGATTCTACAAGAACTGGTATCCAAAGAGATTCATCTAAGGTCCATGCATAACCTTCATTATTAGATTTATCTTGCCATTCAGTAGGGTTTGATAAATAAGATGGTTTATTATTTTCAATATAAAAACGAGTTCCATCAGTCTCAGACATGTTAGCATCGTTGTAAGTTTCTACACCTGAACAACGCTCAATAAACCTTGAAATTCTCTCATTAAGTGGAAGTTCAGACCAATCTTCATTCCTATATAAACAAATCCATCCAACACCATTTCCGCGATAACCCTTGCAATTAATGTTTGGAAGATTTACATGGTAAAGCTTTTGAGTAGGATGAGTTATAGGATAAGGAGAGTAGAACATCCTTGCACCTAAAAGGTTGCCATGTTCCATATCGCAGATAATAATACGATATGGTTGAGCAACGTAGTACGCTGTTGCAGGAGCACCCTCTGCAGCAGCCCAGTTTACGTGATATAAACCTGGCTTATGCTGATAGGCAAACTGGCTATAAGTGCCAGCTGTGCGAATTGAAAGGGTTCCAGTTCCGTCTACTGGAAGTAGTCCGGTATCCCAAGCAGCATACTGAGAGAAATGAGAATAAAAAGAAACAATATCTTTTTCGGTAACATGGTCAAGGTTAAAAGACTTGACAGTAGATTGAACGGATATATTCCCCTCTTCTTTATGAACAATGGAATAGTTTATTTTATCAGACATATAAAAACCTCGTTGTTATAGTTCGATTATATTAGAAAGATCTTCGTCAATCTCGTTTGAATAATCAGAAAAAGTAGTGGTAAACCAAATAGGATCGGCTTCAAGAAGTTTAAGAACATTCATTCTAGATTTAAGATCTTCTTGAATATTAACAAGATCAGCAAGACGATCAATAGCTTTAGCCATCTTCTTTAAATCAGATTTTTGATTGGTAGCTCTCAATACAAAATGTAGAACAGGAACATCGTCATAAACAAAATGTTCTATTATTTTATTTACTCTAGAGTTAACTTGTTCAAGTTGAGATTCAAGATTCTTTTGAGCTGTTTTACCAGCAGCAAAAGAAAATGGAAACTTATCAATAGCAGTAATTCCTTGTGGAATTTTTTCTGGATAAGAATTCATCGTTTAGGCTTTCTCGAGTTACTAAATATCTCTTTAGCATATTGCTTTAGGGATAAAGATGTTGTGATTAAAGTTGCAGCACTTACAGCTATTCGAGTAAGAAGCTTAGCAAGATGGGCTTCATCAATTATAAATTTAGATGAAGAAGGAGTTGCTCCAATGTCAAAATAACATTCTTGCAAATAAGTTTTTATTTTTTCGTGTAACTCTTTGTTAGCTATGTTCATATCACTCGTACCTTTTTAGGTTGTTGGTTTAAGAATAGCAATAAATGCTATTTGTTTATTTATGTATAAACTATGCTAATTGAGCTTTAGCTGAACGATACTTGTTACCGTCAGAACCAAAATAGTTAGAAACTATTTCAAAAGCAAGGATAAATAAGAGTGGAAAAATAGAGAATAAATTATAGTAAAAATTAAATATTATAAAGAATAAAGTAAAAAGAATAGCAAAAGCCGGACCGGCAATTAAGACTGCTGGAGAATCTTTTATGTTTAAATTTTTAATCCTTGTAATTCCAATAACAAATGGAAATAAAGGAATAAAGTATGGGAGATCAGGATTTGCTTTTCTTTTGCGCGCAACAAAATAATGGCCAAGCTCGTGAACGAACAAGGCCATAATCATTACGAAAATTACAGGGTTATTAAAAATAGCATAATTAATACCTGCAGTACCCATAAGGGTACCTATCATTAAAAAAAAATGAGATAATGTTTTTCTATTTGTTTTTTGAAAATATCTCTTCAATGTTCCTCTCCAAAGTCTCTTTTAAGTTATCGTGATCCTTCGTAAAGTGCTTGATGTACAAATCATTAATCACTTGAGATGAATCAGTAATAGTTTCGGAGTCTTTAGTTAGGTCGCAAAGATCTTCATTAATTTCAGTGCCACTTACTTGACAAAGAGACTTGTACAATGCAACCTCATGCCAGAATGTGTGAACTTGAATGTTATAATAACTTCTAAAAAACATAGCAAAATAGTTTTTTGTAAAATTAATATCTTCAGAATTAGCTTTAATAACTGTATCTGCAGTATCGCTATTTAAAACAATGTTGAGAAAACTAATAATAGTCTTCTTACGAGCAAGAGATTCTTTGCAAAGTTCTATGCGATGGCGATAAACAAATTGACCATTTGTAATTAATACAAGTTCATTTAGAATAGCGGAAGTATTTGCTTCTCGGTATCCCTGATTAACCCACTCGTGAGCAGCACGGTAAAAAGCTTCGCTGAAATTTACCTTGAGTGAAGAATC